AACCGACGTCCCCGCGGCAAGGTGTGGGAACAGATCAAGTGGCAGGAGTTTCAGGCATACCGTCGTCGTGAAGAACGTGCACGACGTGCTCGCGGAAAGTTATTCAAGCGGGGCTATGAGCCTGACCTGCCAGAAGGATGTGCCGGGTGCGCCATTGGTAAGCGCTGGCTGTGGCGAGAGGACGATGCCCTGCGGGAACAGTTCGAAGGTGGCTGGTCACTCGAGGCTATGGCCGCAGCACATGAGCGTACGTTCGGTGCCATCATTGCGCGTCTGGAAAAGTTAAAGTATCTGCGCCGCGCCCCATTCACACCGGGGCAAAGCCAGACAGTCATCTACAGTTTCATTGGTGCGAAGTGTGCCGGCAAGCAGCCGTACGCAGTGTATGCCCGGATTAACAGGAATAAGCAGTGGCGGGAGGTGTCCGATGCACAAGGTTAAGCTGGTGATGAAACGCTTGCGAGATGTCCAGCCAGGCGATGTGTATGTGGGGCGTGGTAGCTGGCAGTCAGTGTCGTCAGCACGTGAGGTACTCGAGGTAAGGCCATCGTTTAAGAAGCCCGGGAAGATGTCGCTGGTGTACCGGCTGGATGGCGCAGCGCAGAACTATGGTAAGGTGCGGCGCTGGCCTGACTTCTATGTCATCTGCTTAAAGGATCCATGCACATGTTCCAGCGTGGATTACTGCGAGCGATGCCTGTTACTAATGAGCAAGAGGTAGTCATGGATAGAGAAGTGGTAATCAGCCGTGAGGTTGTGAAGATGTTAGAGCAGCACGAGAAGCAATTGCAGTCCGTACTGCAAAGTCAAACGGCACAGCTCGAGAGGGTGCTGCACCAGCACGAGCATCGCCTGGCCGAGATTATGCTGGCGGAGACGCCCGTCCTGCAGGACGTGGTGCTGGGCGGTATGCAGCGCTGGCTGCAGGCGATCATCACAGAAGAGGCTGGCCTGGCTGACGCAGAAGATGCGCGTTGCCTGCTGCGTATCGTTAACCGTATGCGCAATACCATAAGCACTAAGGGCAAGCTATGACTGATAAGAATTTCACTGACCTGTCCACCGAGATAATGCTCGACGTCATGTTAAAAGGGCAGGCGAAGATTAGTGTTCGAGACTTCATTGCAGTGGCTAAAGAAACGGATCCATTCGAGTTGGCGCACTTCATTGAAGGCAATGATTTACAGCTTGTCGTAGTTCGTAAGGAGGGGGTGACTCGTGGCCAAAAGTAAGACAACGCCGGAAGGCAAGGTGAAGGAAAAGATTGACGCACTGCTGACTCAGCACCATGCCGAGTGGCTAAACCCGGCGACGTGGGGCATGGGCGAATCAGGCAAGTCCGATAAGGTGGTCTGTGCCTACGGCCATTACATCGCCATCGAGGCGAAGGCCGGGAAGAACCAGCCGACAGAACTGCAACGTGCCGCGCTACGAGCCACGTTGGATGCCGGCGGCAGTGCCTGCGTCATCAATGAAGAGACGCTGCCGCACCTGGCCGTAATGCTCGACCGTCTGAAAGATGATGAGCGTCATGGTATCCGCTCGATGAAAACGGTCATCCAGCCTGACCATGTGAACATCTTCCAGGAAACCGTATCCCTTAACCCCGAGGACTTCGAATGAAACTGAACCATTCCAACTACATATCCCTGGTAAATGATCTGGTGAGCGCCTTCGGCAACCTACCATCATTCGCCAGCGAAACCGAAGTGCGTGCCAACATCGAGAAGCTGCTGTACATCCACGGTGTCGGTATTGATCATGTGCCCGCACCAGTAGATGGCGACCGCGATGAGTTCTCGAAACATCAGTCGGTCATCGACACGTGCGACCACGTTATCAAAGCGGCAGCGCGCGCGGGCATTGAAGGTAACGAGATGTTGACCCGCAAAGCCAACGTGCTGAACGTCGCCGATCGCATGAGCGCTATGATTCTGTCGCTGCGTACCGCGGTGTCGAACCGTGAGGCTGACTTGAGAGAAGCACGTGGCCAGCGTGTCCCGAAAGCTGGACGGTTAGCCCCAGTCGCAGGACTGGACGATGCGTACTCATCCCTGCGCCGCGTACTGGATGCCGCATACGACCAGGCGGCCACCGGCAAGGGCGCTGAGCGCCACGCTAACTCGCTGTCGTTTGAGGATCAGCCTATGCAGACCATCTCCGGATTGCTGGGCGACAACCACGGTCTGCTGTTCCAGGCGGTCAAAAAGATTCAGGAGTCCACACGCCTGCCACACTACACTCGCCGTGAGCGTGAGCTGCTGGGTGCCATCAACTACATCGCCGGCGCTATCATCTTCGACGTGAACACGTCAGCCCCGGAGGATGACAGCCATGATTGATAAGCGTCGGGCTGCACAGATATGCAAGCAGTCTGCGTTTACCTGCAATCGTATCTATAACATCGTGGCCGTGGCACCCATCGAGGTGCGCAATGTATACGAAACCCTGCGTCGGCAGGGTGGTAAGGATAGCCAGGGCGTCATCGCCCAGCTAATGAATGCGATGGTGGTGCACGGTAAGCTGGCCACCGTCAAGGGCAACCGCTCGCTGTACACCCTGCCGGGTGATGAGGCAAGCGTAAGTACCCGCCACGTACCGGCGAAGATAGAGAACAACCTCGAGCCTGCCGTGTACGACCAGTTGCAGGAAATGAAGAAAGCAATCCCGGCCGCACCAGTGGCCACACCTGAACCCGTTGAGGAACCAACACCCATGATCAATACCAAAGACCTGTCGCCTGACCAGATTCTGGAACTGTCTGCCACACTTGCTGAGCTGGCCAAGAAGAAACAGAAGGAGCTTGACCCTGAGTTGCTGCGTCAGATGCTGGAAGCAGGCGAGCAGGTATGCGCAGCATCCGACATGCTGGTCGAAGCAACCGAACGTCTGCGCAGAATGATGACGCAGGTACGCAAGGCCACTGGTTTGCCGACGCATAAGTGAGGCCATCATGAAGAACTGTACGACGCCGCTGACCTGCGAGACGCGCATCGAGCTGGACGCTACCATCGATAGCCTGGAGCGCACGGTCAAGCAGTTGAAGTATGAGAACGCAGAGCTGCGCAAAGACAACGCAGCCGTGCGTGCCGAGAACGAAGAGCTGAATGCCGAGCTGGATGCCATGTACGAAGAGCCGCAGTGGTTCACGCACAAGGGTGACTACCTCGTTATCGTGGCCGTGGTGTGTATCCTGGCGGCCGCAACCTATTACGCAGGCAAAGTTATGGGGTGGTGGTGATGACTCAGAATTTACCAGACGTGTCGCCGGTACCACGTCGCAAAGAAATCCTTCCGGAGGGTGTCATCCGTGCGAAGGATAACACCAACGATTACTCGTTCACCAGCAAGCCAAAGCAGGAAGAAGCCGAGCACAACATGGGCTACTACCTGGCCGAGCTGAACAACCGCAACCACGAGCTGGAGGATCTGGTCGAGCGGCAGGACAAAGACCTGAAAGAGCTGCGCCGTGAGAACGCTGAGCTGCGTGAGCGCAGCATGAAAACGGTGACCGCTGCGGTACCGCCGGCGCTACCGGATTTCAGTAACGCATCCCGCATCCACCAGCAACGTCTGCTGCTGGAGGACAAAGACAACGAGCTGAACCGCCTGCGCGGGTACCTCGTCGAGAGCGAGAAGGAATGTGCTGACCTGCGGTACCGTGCTGACCAGGCCACGAAGGAACTCAACGACCTGCGCGGTAAGTATTCCGATGTGACACAGCAACGCAACACAGCACGTGATGAGCTGCGTACGCTGACGGCACGGATGGAGATGACCACGGTCAGCCTGCGCGAATACACTGTCGAGCTGAATGATATGACGGCCTCGCGCAATAACTGGCGCGGCGTTACGACTATACTGGGTGTCTTTGTCATCGCCTGCCTGGGTATTTCCCTGCTGGCATAGGAGGATTATATGCGTACCGCCGAAGAATTCTGGTTACGGACAGAAGTAGTAGGTGAATGTTTAGAATGGCAGGGGGCCACCAACTCTACGGGGTATGGTTCCCTGCAGTGGGAGGACACCCATGCTACTGCGCACCGAGTGGCCGCAATGTTGTGTGGTCTGGTAGATAGTATCCGTGTTCCGACAGACCGGACGCAAAAAGTTTTGGTCTGCCATACATGCGATAACCCGAAGTGCTGCAATCCGAATCATTTCTTTATTGGCAGCACCGCGGATAATTTGCAGGACGCCTACAACAAAGGGCGTAAGGTGCAGCCTCGAGGTGTGCGCCATGCGAACGCTAAGCTAACTGCCAGTCAGGTGCGGGAAATTCGGCGTGGATACTCCCACGGTGAACGACAGGTAGACCTGGCCACGCAGTACGGTGTTAGTCAACGGGCAATATCGCTTGTGGTGCGAGGGGAGACATACACTAATGTTTGACCGCAGCTTAACTATGGGACTCCCCCCAGTAGTCATAGATTGGGAGACGATGTACGATCCCGCCGATAAGTACAGCCTCACCAGCATGACGTACGAAGAGTACGTCCGTGATCCCCGCTTCCAGGAGATCCTGTGTTCGTTCTACCTGCCGGAAGAGGGCGAGCACTGGTACGCTGTGGGGCACAAGAACATCGCCGCTGAGCTGCGCGCCCTGCGCCTGCATGAGTGCGCGATGGTGGCGCACAACAATAACTTCGACGGCTTCATCCTGCGCGATGTGCATGGCATCGAAGCTGCGGAGTACATCTGCACCCTGGCGATGGCTAAGCCTCACGTCGGGGCGAAGCAGTCGGTAAGCCTGGCTAAACTGGCAGAGCTTATTGGCCTGCCGGCGAAGGGTAAGGAAGTCGAGAACGTGATGGGTATGCGGCTCGAGGACTTTACCCCCGAAGGGTTGAAGCGGTACGCCGCGTACGGCCAGCGCGATGATGAGTTGTGCTGGGGGATCTTCATGAAGTTCCGGTCGTTCTGGGATGACATGAGCATGGAGATCATGAGCGACACCATCCGCTGCGGCGTGGTGCCACAGTTCCAGGTGGACGTGCCGCTCCTGCAGGGGTACCTGCCGCTGCTTGAGAAGCGTCAGAAGGATCTGGTTGACGAGCTAGCCAAAGACTTCGGCATGAGCGGTGAAGAGATGTCGAAGGCGCTGGGCAGTAACCCTAAATTCGCAGCGTGCCTGGAACGCCTGGGTGTTGAGCCTCCGACGAAGGTGTCGGAGAAAACTGGGAAGACCTCGTTCGCTTTCGCTAAGACGGACATGGGGTTTAAGGAGCTGCTCGAGTCCCCGGATGAACGTGTTGTCACCCTGTGCGAAGCGCGCATGGGTAACAAGTCATCCATCGGTGCCAGCCGCGCGCAGCGGCTCATTGACATCGGCCGCCGCGGTCGACTGCCGATGCCCCTCGATGCGTTCGGTGCCGGCACAAGCCGCTGGACTGCGTTAGGCGGCCAGAAGATCAACTGCTTTACGCCTGGTCATGAGTTGCTCACACCTGATGGGTGGGTTGCGGTCGAGGATTATATCCCTGGGACACCGTTAGCGCAGTGGTGGCCATCCGGGAAGATTAACTTTGACCTGAACCCCGGGTGGCTGGTGAAGCCTTATAGCGGGGACGTCATTGATATTGATGCACCTATGGTGTCCGCAACGGTGACGCCTGACCACCGTCTGTGCTATGTGTCTCAGGCTAACGGGCAAATCGTGCATCGCACTGCGCAGTGGTTGGCAGAACACTCCGGGATGGACAGTATACCTGTCACAGGCATCGTGGACACAGAGGATGCTCCTGTACTCGATGCAGAGTTGAGGTATTTAGTGGCACTACAGGCTGACGGTAGTGTGACGAAATCAGGCGCGCATACCTTCGGCTTTCGTAAGCCCCGAAAGATAGCGCGGTTGACGGAGATACTGGATAGTTTTGCCCGGGGTTCGTTCCGTAAGACGGAAGGACACACCACATATTTTGGGTTGACTAAGAAAGCACAGACGTCGTTTATTGCACAGACAGGTAAAGGCTTTGGCCCGTGGTTGCTGAAACTTAGTGCGCGACAGTTGAATATCATATGCGATGAGGTACGGTTCTGGGACGGTAACGCGAACAGCAATAACAGTATGCTGGAATTTAATGCTGCAGACAGGGCACAAGTATTGTGGCTGGATACGGCGCTGCGGCTCTGCGGCAGACGTGGTGCAGTCTATGAGTACCCGAGACAAGCCGGGTATGATGCTGTGCACAGGCTGTATGAACGTAAGTCTCCGTGGGGTAGTGTTGACACCTCGCGGCAGGTATCTCGTGTGGCGTATGAAGGGCTGGTTTACTGCCCGAAAGTGGATGCGGATACAGTAGTGGTGCGTCACAGGGGGCGTATCTTTATGTCGCCGCAATGCCAGAACTTCCCCAAACGTGGTGGCGACATCACCCTCCGGCAGTCCATCATGGCCCCGCCCGGGTATCACGTAGTCACCTGTGACCTTAGCCAGATTGAAGCGCGCCGTATGGCCGCACAGTCCGGGCAGTGGGATCTGGTTGAGCAGTTCAAACACGACCTCGACCCTTACTCGATCTTCGCCACTGAGCTGTACGGATACCCGGTATCCAAACACAATGGCAAAAAGAAAGAACGTAACGTTGGTAAAGAGTCCATCCTGTCCATGCAGTATGGTTCCGGCGGCCGCGCGTTCTGGCTACGTCTGCGTTCGGCATACAACATCTACCTCGAAGAAGATTTCTGTGTAGAGGCAGTATGGAAATACCGTCGCAAGTATAAGCACATCACAGATTTCTGGAACCGTTGTGACCAGGCCATCAAAGTGATGCGCTTCGGAGGTGAGTTCGCCTTCGGTGAGAACGATGCGTACCTGGCAGTGAAGGGTGGCATCTACCTGCCGGATGACTACTTCCTGAAATACGACCAGATAATCGAGGTTGAGAACAAAGAGACCGGTAAGCATGACTTGATGTACATGGACAGGACGAAGCGTTCACTGCGTCGTCTTTACCGGGGCATCGTTGCAAATAACGTGACACAGGGAAGCTCGGCACGTATACTCCAGAATCATATCAAGTGGCTGCGAGACGAAGGCATCTTCATGTGCGGGACAGTGCACGATGAACTGATCTTCCTGGTGCCGGACTACGACCTGGAGGAACAGTGTGCACTTATCGAGAGCACGATGAAGCGCGTGCCGGCATGGGCAGAAGGTACCCCTGTCGACTGCGAGCTGACCGTCGGCCCGAACTACGGTGACCAGTATGACTTGCCGATTTACCTCGAGGGTGGGTGCACCAAGCTGGGTGCCGAAGCTATCATTCGTGAGCGTAAGCGGCAGGCTGCAAACTAAGCGAGGAACTATGCAAGAGATCAAACTCATCATTCACGAAGTGGGCGGCAAGGTTAACCTGCGCGTCGAGGGGATGCCCAGTGATGTGCACACCCGGCTGGCATCGCCGGCGCAGAACGTGACCGTCGCTGAGCGCCTGGCGCTGGTGGCGATGGACGCTACCATCAACGCCCTCGAGGGCTTCGGCTTATCAGAGGGGGACGCAGCCAATGAGTAATATCATAATCAGCCGTACTGCTATTGAGTTGCTGGCCGAAGAGTTGGGTGTCGACTTTAATAAGCAGCACAACAGCGGGTACATGGGGCCAGACAACGAGAAGGGCTTGTTCGTGGAGGCCATCTCGCAGGTGGGTGGGTTCGAAGGTAACTACCTGGACGACAACATCGAGTATCTCATCGCGGATGAAGAGCGCTTTGCTACGGCCTTTGGTGTGATTTTCCGGGCGTACAAAGAAGCAGAAGCGGAGGTGGGGGATGCGCAATAAGATCCTCATCACTCCGCAGGAGATGAAGGATGTGCTGGCGAACCCGCATGGCCACGATGTAGTGTGGCCAACCGCGGCAGACAAAGCCCTGGCGCTGTCGTTCACGAAGATTGAAACCTTTGAGACGTGCCCCCGCCAGTACGCTGAGAAGTTCATCTGGAAAACGGTACCGTACAAAGAGACGCCGACCACCCGCTGGGGTAACCAGGTACACAAGGCGATGGAAGATTACGTGCTCAACGGCAAGCCCATCACCGATAAGAGCATCAAGCCTTTCGCATCTGTCGGCGACGCGCTCATCGCCAAAGAGAACAACCTGCACGACCGCGGCATTCTGGTGCGGCCGCTGTTCGGTGAGCAGGAGTGGGCGTGCGACCTGACCATGCGTGAGCATAGCTGGTTCGATAACAACGGCGTGTTCCTGCGCGGTAAGGCTGACTGCGGTATGGGTACGCAGAACACCCTGTTCTTGTATGATTACAAAACGGGCAAGGGCAGCAACCCCAAACCAGAACAGCTCGAGCTGATGGGGCTGATGGCAATGGCACAGAGCAACCTGGTACCGCCGACCGTTAAGAAGATTGACGGCACGCTGCTGTATCTCGAGGCGCGCAAGACGGTGCCGTTCTCGATGCCCACCGTCGAGTACAAAGAGCGCTGGGTGAAGTGGGTGAAGCGTGCGTTCGTCATCCTCGATGCGTACCAGCGCGACTCCTTCCCGGAGAAACAGAGCGGCCTGTGCCGCAAGTGGTGTGACTGCTTTGACTGCCCGTTCAATGGGCGCAATGCAGACGGTACCGACAAGTGAACGTGTTCGATGAGCTGCGCTTAGTGCAGCTCCAGCAGGACGTCGACGAGTTGAAGTTCATGGTAGGCATACTGCTGGCCGCCATGTTCCGGCACGACGATAAGCTCCTGCGGGAACCCGAAGCGATCATGGATTTGATGGAACACTTTACCAACGAGGTGATAGTCCGTGGCAGAGAACGAGGAAACAGTCGACCCGTTAGTGCAGCAGATGATCAAGAGCGATGCGCTGATCGCCGCACTGGGTCAGGTACGCGACGACCTGCGAAAGCAAGCCGACCAGATAGACGCCGTGATAAACATGGCGTCAAAGCTGGACGAAGTGACGGGCATGGCCGACGCACTCCAGGGCGGCGTCGCCGCATCGAAAGGTAGGCTGATTAACCTGATGAAAAAGATGTACCCGGAGCTGGCCAACGCCAGCGATGAAGAGATTATCAAACGAGTAGGAGGCATTAAGTCGTGAGCCGCGTTGTCTTTACCCCTGAACTTGTGCGGGAGCTGATCGATTATGACCCTGAGACTGGGGTGATGACGTGGCGGGAGCGCCGCGCACAGTTGTACCTCGACCTGGTGCCGGGGATCACAATGGAGGCGGCGCTGTCCCGCGCTGGCCGATTCAATATGACATGGGCTGGCCGGGAAGTTGGTACCGACCAGGTGTACAAGAGCGTCAACCGGCGCGTGCGCATCTCGTTCGGTAGTGGCATCACTGCCGTACGCAAGAACGCCACCACGGTAGCGTGGATGCTGGGTGCTGGCCGCGAGCCGCAGTCTGGCAAAGAGGTGATCACCTGGGACGGCAACCCCCGGAATTTAGCTGCAGAAAATATCGTCGAAGTATCAACGCCTGTCCGGTACATACTGGAGAACCCCGCAGCCGGATTGATTCAGCGTCAGGACGGCAAGTGGACGTGGGTTATCAACCACACGAACAACCGTCTGCGCGGCACCGGCGAGGGCTATGATGACAAGCAGGCCGCCCGGGCCGCGCGCGATGAGAAGCTGGCTGAGCTGGGACTGGGCGACATCACCAGGTTAAGCGATGTGATCAATGGCAAAGATTGAGATTTACAAACAGAAGCTGCTGGTGGTTAACGGTACGCCAGCAGAACTGGAGAAGATCAGGACACTGCCGAAATACTGGGACTTGCCAAGCGGCGACGCAGTTGCAGTCCCCTGGACATACGAGGACTCAGCGTGGTTGACGGCAATGGGATACCCGTCAATCAGCCCGATGCCTCTGCAGTACGACTTCCCATGCCCACCGAACTGGACGGCAATGCGTCACCAGATACGCATCGCTGACTTCCTCATCCGCAACCGTCGCGGCTACTGCCTGGCGGGTACCGGTACAGGCAAGACCGCGAGCGTACTGTGGGCAGTGGACTATCTGTGGCAGCTCGGGCACATCAAACGTGTGCTGGTCTGCTGCCCGTTATCGGTCATGCTGGATGCGTGGGGGCCAACGGTACCGAAGCTATTCTTCACCCGTCATGCGGTGGCTACCATCCGCGGCGCACCGGAGAAGAAGCGCAGGCTGGCGACGTCGGACACATTCATCCATGTCATCAACCCGGATGCCCTCGAGGGTGTGCACACGGAGCTGATGAACAATAACTATGATGCGATCGTCATTGACGAGAGCACGATGATTAAGAACAAACAAACGAATCGCTGGGCGCTGATGAAGCCGCTGGTGGACAGAGCCACCTGGTCGTGGCAGTTGACCGGGACACCATGCCCACAGGGGCCACTCGATGCGTATGGCCAGCTCGCCATGTTCAACCGCTTCGAGGTGGTGGACGGGCGGCACATGTCATTTAAATACTGGCAGATCGCCACGCAGATTCAGCTCAATAAATTTAAGTGGGTGAACAAACACGACTGGCAGCAGACCGTTGCCCGTTACATGTGGCCTGCTATTCGCATCAACACCAGGGATTGTATCGACCTGCCGCCGCGCACTGACAACCGCCGGTGGATCGCACTGACGAAGTATCAGGAAGCGGCCATCAAGGCGCTGATCAAAGACCAGAACATCCGGCTCGGCGGTAAGGAAGTCACTGCCCCGAACCGCGCTGTGCTGATGAACAAGCTGGCGCAGATATGCTGTGGCGCTGTGCTGGACAAGGACGGCGAGCCTGTAGAGCTGCAGCCCACCAGACGCCTGGAGGAATGCAACTACATCATGGGCCAGGCCGAGGGCAAGGTGCTCATCTTCGTACCGTTCCGCGCCGCGGTGCAGACGGTGGCTGAGTACCTGCGCAAGCAGGGGTGGAAGGTGGCTACGGTGGATGGCAGTACGCCAGTCGGCCAGCGCCAGGCGATCTTCGACAAACTGCAGGTGCCCGGGCGTGAGGATATTGACGGACTGGTGGCGGTACCGCAGTGCATGTCGCATGGCGTGACGCTCACCGAAGCCGACAATGTTATCTGGTACGCGCCGGCACCGAGCAATGAGGTGTACCTGCAGGCGAACGCCCGTATGGAACGTAACGGCCAGTGTCGCAGTATGACTGTCACAGAGTTATGGTCACACCCGCGCGAGAAGGAATTGTATGACGTCATCGCGGGGCGTGAGAAGGGGCAGTTGACACTACTCGACATTTGCAATAACCTTTTAAGAGGATGACAAGCGAGGTCAATATGAGCAACCCATTAGCAGATTTCACAACTGGCGATCTCGTCAGCTATTTCGCTGAGTATCGCCGCCAGATTGATGCCATCACGGCAGAGGCCGATGCGAAGCTGGCGAAGCCGAAGAAGATGCTGGCCGCCCTCGAGGGTGAACTGCTTCGCCGCGCGGCGGAAGAAGATGTCAAAGCCTTCCCATGCAACACCGGCACCTTCTCCCTGGTGGACACCCGCCGCTACAGCGTCAGTGACCCGGTAGCCTGGCAGGACTTCATCTTCAAAGAACAAGACCTGTCGTATCTCGGCAAGTCGTTAACCAAATCGGCAGTTGAAGAGTACGAGAAAACCCACGGCGAACTGCCGCCGGGTGTCGGTACCCACGTTCAACGTACGATTCGTTTCACTCCCAGCAAAAAGTAAAGGGGCATCTTGTGAGTAATGCACTGAGTGTTTTAAACAAAGGTAATGCAAACCTGCCGGCGCATCTGCGCCAGGCTATGGAAAACGATCACTCCTGGGATGGCGTGGGTGGTGTTGCCATCCCCCGCATCGAGGTGAGTGACCGCCGCATCAAAGCCATCCTGAATGGTACCGAAGTGGCCAGCTCGAAAGACCCTATCACCGTCGTGCTGGTTAAGCCGGGTGCCGTGGGCCGTACGTTCTACGCCAAAGAGTATCAGAAAGGCGAGAAGGCTAAGCCCGACTGCTACTCTATCGACGGTATCAAGCCGGCGGCAGATGCACAGAACCCGCAGTCAAACCGCTGCGACACCTGTGAGCAGAACATCAAAGGCTCCAGCAAGACGATGGCCAATGCGAAGGCCTGCCGCTACCGCCAGCCGGTGGCCGTGTGGATCCCCAGCGATAAGACCTGGGACACCCTGTTCCGTGTGAGCCTGCCGGCAACGGCAATCTTCCCGGACGAAGAGAACGCAGACGGCTTCCGTCCTCTGAACAAATATGTGAAGGAGCTGCGTGCGGCCGGCGCGAACCCGAACATGGTGTACACCGAGATGGCCATCGACGACTATCAGGATCAGCCACGTCTGCTGTTCAAACCGATTGGCTGGATCGAGAACGAAGAGGACTTCGCTCAGGTGCGTAGCCTGCTGGAGTCTGATGCCGTCGACGACATCCTGAACACTATGCCGCAGGATGATGACACGGCCACCAGCGGTGCCGGTGCTGCCCTGGGCCAGCGCCCGTCGCACATCGACAACGATGGTGTAGACACTCGCCGCAGCCGTCGCGCTGATGCCAACCAGGTACCGGAGCTGCCGACTGAATGGCCGCATGGTGTGGGCGATACCGAGTTCATCGACGACAACGACACATACTGGTTCCACCCGGAGAGCGACAGCTACTTCATGGTGAAAGCTGGTGAGAACCTGCCGCTCGATGGCTTGTGCGAAGAGCTGAGCTATGAGGCGTTCGTTTCCGACGTCGCACAGCAGAAGCGCGAGCAGGAAGAGATGCGTGCTGCTGAGGAAGAAGCCCGTCGCAAGGCCGAAGAAGAGGCGCGTCGTAAGGCGCAGGAAGAAGCTGAACGCGCTGCCGCCCTGGAGCGTGCGCAGTCGCCAACCCGTCGTCGTGCAGCGCCTGCAGCAGACGCTGGTGCGGGTACCACTACCCGTCGTCGCGCCGCGGCTCCGGCACCCGAAGCTGACGCTGCGCCAGCACCGACCTCTCGCCGTCGTGCTCCGGCACCGGCTGATGATGCGCCGCAGGATACCGCACCTGCGCCAACGTCTCGCCGCCGTACCGCTGCGCCGGTAACCGTGACGGAACAAGAAGGGGTTACTACCGTAGAGGAAGAACTGGAACTGGCACCAGCACCGACATCCCGTCGCCGTACGGCCGCAGCCGCCGATACTGACACGGCTGATGCTCCGCGCTCTCGTCGCCGCGCGCCAGTGCCAGCAGGTACCGGCGCTGCAGCACCGGAAGATGAAGGGGTAGCGCCACCAGCACGTCGCGCTGCTGCAGCCGCTGACCCGGAAGCACCGGCATCCCGCCAGCCGTCCAATAACCTGGCGGCGCTGGAAGATATTATCCTGGCCGAAAACAACGACGACTAACCACAGTGCCGGCTCTTCGGGGCCGGCTATTTAGTAAGGGAAGCAAATGGATCAAGCAACACAAGCGTACATCTTCTGTGACCTGGACGGGTGCCTGGCACTGAATGACCACCGCGGCCACCTGGTACCCACCGGCGAAGCGCGCAATGACAGCGAGGCCTGGCGTGAATACGTTATGGCTTGCCGCTTCGACGTACTGAACTACACCATCGACAGCCTCATCCGTGGGCTGGCCGGGGCAGGGTACTTCATCCAGATTGGTACCGGCCGCATGGAGTACGCGCGGGGCGTCACTGCTGAGTGGCTGCTGCGCCACCATGTTCCTTTTGGAAATGTGATGCACCGCGCAGATGATGACTATCGGCCGAATGCACTGGTCAAAGAAGCCATGCTGGATACCTGCATCGCACAGTTCGGCGCGCTGCCGAGCATGGCTATTGAGGATGACCCGGACACCATCGCCATGTACCACCGCCGTGGTGTCAACGTACTTTCTGTGGCTACTCGCAGTAGCTGCCTGACTATCTGAGAAGGACTTGAGCAATGCACAATGACCCGAACACCATCGAAGAATACGCAGAGAACATCGCCGAGCTGGCCGATGGCTTAGGTATTAATAACAAGACCTTAGCTATCGTTCTGCCGAACATGTCAACCTCGCGTATCAGTCGGTTAGTAAAAGAGCATAAGGCTGGCCCCGAGTTTGCTATGGACATTCAGTACGCCTATGATGTTCTGCTCGAAGCTCACATTCGCGGTGCCCTTCCTGTCAGCCCGAGAACCAGAACGCCTGCCGTACTAAAATTAATCGCCGACATGATCGTCGCTGAAACTAAGTTTGCGATCATGACCGAACAACACGGCAACCCTGGCTTTGACGACGCTGACGACCTCGCTACCTATCAGGCAATAGCAGAGAAGGCCGCGACATTTACTGACTGATAAGGACAAGGTTTGTGACTAACGCAGCGGAACTGAATCAGCAATTTCTGGAAGAGATTCTTCCAGCTACCGGCAACATCGTCGTGTGTCCGGGGAAGAAGAGTAAGGGTATCTGGACTGACTTCACTGACCCGGTATGGCGTGAGAAGTTCCTGCAGGCAAACCGGGACAAGGACGTCTACTACAGCCCTGCCTCTTACCAGGGCAAGGCTCGTAAGCAGGACGAGGCAGTCGCAAGCTGCGTCCTCTTCATGGATATTGATGCCGGCGAAGTCAAGCAGGCTAAGCATGGCAAGGAAAAAGTTTACGATAACTGGAAGCACGCGCTGAATGACATCCTCGAGTGGGTGGCATGGGCGAAGGTGCCGGCACCGTCCTGGATCATCCGCTCCGGGGAAGGCCTGCACCTGTACTGGGTATCGAAGGACGAGATGAACCGCGCAATGTGGGAGCCGCTGCAGCGCGGCCTCATGCGCAAAGCCGTGGACGGTGATGTCAAGGTTGATGGTGCCGTCGGTTCGATGAACGAGCTGCTTCGTTTGCCCGGTGGTATCCACCAGGCCAGCGGCCACACTGTGGAGATACTGGAGAACCAGAGCACCGGCGTCCAGTACGACTACCTGGATCTCTGCCGATACTTCCCGCCGGTGGATAGTGCGACGGCCTCGGCACCCGGTGCCCTGGGCGTTATGCCTGCGCACCTGCAGGGTGAGATGGACGATACATGGTTCATCGAACAGCCTCATGCACCGCGCAGTTTCCGTAAGCTGCTCGAGCGGTCATTAAACGGTGAGGGCTGTGCCTTCGTTGCAATGGGATACACCGACCAGGCGAAGCTGGCTGAGGAACCGTGGCGCGCGATGCTGTCACTGGCGATCAACTGTGACGATGGTGCTGAGATGATTCACGAGATCAGCAATAAGCACCCGGAATACAGTGCGTCAGAGACAGAGAAGAAGGCTGACTACGTGGTGGACAAACCGTACCGCTGCGTCTCGATCGAGAACCTGTGTCCGGGCATCTGTAATGGGTGCCCACACAAAGTGAAGTCGCCTATCACGCTGGCCAATACCATCGACACCTCTAACCTGGTGTCGCCGGCAGAGCACCGGCAGAAGATCCTGCGTGAGAAGAAAGCACTGCTGGCTCCGGCCACTGACAGTAAGAGCAGCGCACGCCGGGTGGTGGCTGAGAAGATTGCCGACCTAGATGCGATGGAGCCAGTGTTCCCGGACGGGTATGCCCTCACCCCATCTGGTAAGCTGCTCAAGCACCAGAAGGACGGTGAGCCGGTCATCATTTACGACCGTCCGTTCTACCTGGTCGAGCGCCTCAAGTCTGATGGCGACGGCGACATGCTGTTGATGCACTACGAATCGCCGCAGGATGGGATTCGTGAAGTGTCCATTCCGCAGACTGCACTATCGTCTAACGATGTGCTCCTGAAACTGCTGGCAAAAGTGGGCATCCTGTCCACCAGTAAATTCCAGGATACGGAGTTACCAATGTTTCTGAAAAAGAGTGCGCTGGAAATGCAGCAGCGCAAGGCGCGCGACCTGCGCCATAACTTCGGGTGGCAAGGCCATACGGACAGCTTCGTCCACGGCCGCCACGAGTTCACTTCCGACGGGGAGATCCACCTCACCAGTGTTGCCGGCGGCGATAGCTTAGTCGAAGCCATGCAGCCGATGGATGATGCTGACCCTGCAGAGTGGGGTCGCCTGGCGCAGCAGTTCATGATGAAAGGTTTCGAGCCTGGCATGTTCGCCATCGGCCTGAGCCTGGGCGCGCCACTGTTTAAGCTGGCCAACATGCAGGGTGGCCTGGTACATCTGTACTCCGCAGTGTCGGGCCGCGGTAAGACCACCGCGATGCGTACGGCGCTGTCGGTGTGGGGTCGCACCCAGGCGAGCAGTGCCGGCTCCGGCCTGATGTGTATCGCCAACGATACAGAGAACGCCATCTACGGCCGTCTGGCAGCGCTGGGCTCGATCCCTACCGGTATTGATGAGCTGACCGATAAGCGCGAGGACGAACTGCGCCGCCTGCTGTACAGCATCACCCAGGGTCGTCAGCGTGACCGCCTCGAGGGGCAGTCCAACACTCTGCGTACGAACACAGGCACATGGCAGATGGCGGTCATGTCCACAGGGAACACCTCGATCACCGAGCGCATGGGTACCGCGGGCGATATGCGCGACGCAGTGCTGGCGCGTATGCTCGAGCTGGACTGCGAACACATGCCGGTGCTGGACTTACCGCCGGGTAAACTCGACGAGTGGTTGAGCGAGGTGGAGCACCATCATGCCGGCATCGTAGGCCGCATGGTGTCGTACTTCATCACGAAGAACAAAGATGCACTGCGTAAGAACATCCAGCACGTGCAGGACGTCACCCTGGCTGACCTCAAGTTCTCACCGAAAGAACGCTTCTGGCGCGGCATGATGGTGTGTGCATTGTCTGGCCTGCAGCTCGGCAGCGCACTAGGACTGTTCCGCTTCGATGAGAAAATCATCATCGACTACTTCGCCAGCCTGCTGGGCAGCAGCCGCGCGGAACAACGTGAGGCACTGAACTCACCGAAGGATATGATTGCTGACTTCCTGTCCGACCATATCGCTGACCAGCTCGTGGTACCGACAGAAGCACACGTGCCGAACGAACTCGACATACCGAAGTCGCTGGTGTCGAAGTTCGTCCGGGAAACCGAAACCCTTTACATCTCGCAGCGTGCGTTCCTCGACTGGGCGACGCAGCAGAAGATGGGTACGAAGCAGGCCGAGAAATACCTGGTCAGCCTCGGGGCCACGACCGATCGAGTGGCGCTCATCCCTGGCGAATCTGGCCGCGAGTCCCGCATCAAGTGCTGGATTGTGCCGAACTATAAACTGGCTTCGCTGCCGCCGCGCGAACCAACATCCGAAGAACAGTCGTACATGGACATGATGGAGAGATCCCGATAATGACTACGAACAAGTTACCCCAGGTAGACGAGGCGGCACCGCGCCGCCGCAGCGTGGCCGCGAAACCAGCGGCCGAGAAGAAAGCGAAGCAGACTGCTGCCCGTAAGAAAGCAACGCCGGCGGCAGACAAACCGGCTGTGGCTGACCATGCCCCAACGCCTGAGCAGACCGACATCGTACTGCGCGACCAGGCAGAACGTGCGCGACTGGCACGTGAGGCGGCACTGCGCGACGCGAACCCTGCAGCTACGGTAGAAGTCCCAGAGCGTCCAACCGGCGCGCCGCCGGCACTGGCTGCAGAGTATGGAGAACAACCGCCAGTCGTGGTGAACAATGTTTATCAGACAGTGGCTGAGGCCGCAGCGCCGGCACCCACAGCGCTGGACTCCAGCCAGCTCATCGTTAACCAGGAGCTGGTGGATGTGCTGAAAGCTGTGAAGGGTACCAGCCTGGGCGACTTCGAGAAGTTCCTGCACGAGCTGTACCCCATGATGGAACTGTGGCGTCAGGCCACAACTGAGGGTGCTGCGCGCCGGCACGCACTGTCCATCATGCTGCTGATCAAGGAACGTTTCTGATGGGCGCGGGGTTTTCTAATAGCAAGACCCCGCCACACCTGCGGGGCAAGTGGCGTACCCCCGTCAAGCTGTACGCTTCGCAGGATAAGGAGTTCCAGTTCACTGGTGATGTGGCCGCCGAGCCACACACGGCTCTCCACCCGCGTTACATCACGAAGGAAGAAAACGCGCTGGTGCGATTCTGGGACGACTTCGGGGGCATAGTGTGGTGTAACCCTCCCTACGACGACATCATGCCGTGGGTGCAGGTAGCGGCCCACTGCTGCGACCGTGGGACTGGGTGTGTGATGCTGGTGCCGGCGAGTACATCCGTCGACTGGTGGGCTGAGGCGTTGGCCACTGTGTCGGAAGTACGATTTATCATTGGTGGTCGGGTTAAGTTTCTCGACCCCCAGACGGGCAAAGCGCGCAACGGGAACATGGGTGGGAGTGCATTCCTCATCTGGCGTCCCGGCGATTTCCCCAAAGAAGCGCGGGTCACATGGCACGACCGTGACACGCTGTACGCAACCGGCGAGAAGTACCTCGCTGATAACTTCCACCGCCTGCCGGTGGGTAAGGAAACGCAATGAGTGTTGTTGTGTTTGATGGCTTTGACATTGTTGGTGATCGATACCTGGGCCACGGCTCAATGATCTACGACATGCACAAAGTCGGTGAGACAGACCACTTCTTCTACGGCTTCGTCGGTGCGCCATCCGTGGCGCAGATGATGGTTGCGAAGCTGCAGGATGAGTGGGGTCAACCTGGGTACTACATGCGCTTGAACGAGTGGTCGCTAGGCATCTCTGACCGCACTGCGAAGGATGACGTCGCAGAGCTGTTGGTCATCCCGAAGCAAGGCGACTACATGCTGTACTGGTACATCGGCCTGCCCATAGACCGCATGACCAGACAACCTTACTACCTCGGGTACCGCGATGGATACGGACTGTTCAACTACTGTCGCGCGCTGCAGAATGGTAAACCATTCGCCCGAGATTGTGTAGGCATGTGCATTACGGCCAGCGCGGTAAGCAACGACCCCTATGCTGTCGGCCCCTTCGATGTGCTGACAGTTAACCCTGTTGAAGCATTACAAGGATAAGTTATGGAACAGAAATTTACTGACGTCAGTCTGGACATCGAGAGTGCCGGCACCGTAGCGGGTTACATGGTGCTGAACATCGGCGCGATCTTCTTTGACCGTAAGCGTGGCACCTTCGGTGAGCGCATTGACCTGAGCCTGGACGTGCAAGACCTTGAGGCGAAGGGGTACAAGAAGAGTAAGAGCACGATGGAGTTCTGGGACAAGCAGCCTGACGGCGTGCGTGAGCACTGCTGGGCGGGCATCCTGCCAGTCAATGATGCGCTTCGCCGCCTGGCGCGCTTCCTGGAACCAGCGCTGTTCAATAACAGCCACATCTGGGTGAAGGGCGAGCACATGGATATCGCCATGCTCGAGTTCATGTATGATGCCGAAGGCCTGCCGGTACCGTGGATGTATCGGGCACCGAAAGACCTGCGCACGTATGAGCTGGCGCTGGTTGATGCTGGCCTCGATACCGAGTTTATCATCCCGCACGAAGGCCCCGCACATACCGGGCTGTCCGATGCAATCTACCAGGCACGCTGGGTAATGGCCGCGTTCCGTCGACTTAATCAGTGAGGATTCTATGAGCGATTTCGATATTTGGATTGAAGGTCTACGCAAGGTGGTACTGACGGCCACCGGTTCCAGCGCTGTCGATGAAGAAGCGTGGGTGGAAAACTTCGAGCGTGGCCAGACGCCGTTAGAGGCCTGGCTGGAAGAATACCCGGAGGATGCTGAGCTGTTCGACGAGGACTGGGAAGATTGATTGGAAAGCCCCTCGGTTGAGGGGCTTATCATTTAGACTGCGGCTTCATCCGGGTCGCCTTCGGACAGGCTTACCAGCGACAGATAAAGAATCTGCACCTTCTTGCCTTCACGAGTGATCGTATCTTTGGCAAAGACGAACTCATAGCCGAAGGCTTTGGCCATAGCATTCATCTCTGCAATACGGTCATCCCAGTTACCGAAGACGTAGAGCATATCAACAGCACTCTGCTCCACAATGTAAGGACGATCCTCAATCAGCGCAGCGTGCAGTGCACCTACCACTAGTTTCTGAATATAGCCGTCCGGTACCGTCACGGAGGTATCCCCCTGTCGAACATATTCCATACCATAACTCCTATTTACGGATAGACTTTGCGGTCAAGCTCAATGTGCGGCCCATCTTTCAGGGTAGTCCAGTCACCGCCCCATACGATGGGGATGCCCAGCTTCTTCGCTTCGGCTTTGAAGGCATCCGCCACCGCCTGATAATACTTCCATTCCCAGGTGATGTCTTTGCCCAGGTAGACCACGAAGTCGATGGCGTGGCCAGTGAGATGGCGGGAGTTCATTGTCTGGCTCGCGCCGGCGGCAACGTTCTTCGCCTGCTGCTCTTTACTGCGCAGCCCCTCAGTGATACCGAAGTCATAAGGTGAATTTGCCAGCGTGGCACGCACTAGCTTAACGAGATCTGGGTGTACGCCTTGCAGATTAGTCTCAGAGCGCTTGCTGAATTTGAACATTATCATCTCCTTTGCACTGGGCGAGTTCACGCTCAGCACGAATCAGTTGATCCATAAGTTTCCGGCGTTCCTCGGACTGTTTGGCCACTGTCTCCTGCAGGGTCTGCACCTGCGCTGACAGCCTGGCCACTTCGTCCCGGAGCATGGCAATCACCTGGGCCTGTGAATTAAGGCTGGTGGTCATGGCATCCGTGGTCGCCGCGTCGGCTTTCAATGTCATGTAGCCTTTGCGAAGCAGGTAAAGAATCCCTACTATCGCGCCGGCTACGGTTCCCCCTCCAAATAGTGGACTGCTCAGTAACGCTTTAAGCAGGTCGGCCTCCATCGTCATCCCTCCTGAGATTGCGCGCGACGAGAACTACGCACGAGAAGATAACCATCGCGGAGCCGGCATAGTATTCCGGGAAGGCAGATGTCTTAACCCAGAGAACGTACGCCGGAGCCACGGTGGTATAGGTAACGAAGGTAGCGACCAGGACGGATGTGACGATACGGCTCCACCAGTAGCATATGAATAGCCGGCAACACACAACCTGATAGATGGCCAGCGGGATAAAGATCGCTGCTGAGATACCGTTCGGCATCCACCCCAGGGCGTGCCACACGTTAGCGTCAATGCCACTATCCACGCTAGGTTTCAGCACAGGGAGAAACCACACCAGCAGATACAAAAGCACACCGACTGCGGGAGTAAGTGTGTCTCCTTCGAAGAGCCAATGCAATACATGGAACGTACCTCGTTTCAGGTGTTGGGTCATGAGATAAGTTTCTCCAGCAGAAAGTATGTCAGCCAGCCGAAGCAGGCACCGTACAACCCGCCGCGCCAGAAACTGCAGCAGTAGCAGGTTCTGGCGCTCCCTACCAGGAAGTCCATGATGGCACCCAGCGGGCTGTAATACCCGCAGAATACCCGTTTTAAAAGGGGCAGGTTATGCCCCGTACTCTCATTATTGTTTTTCATCCAGTTTCCGTAGCTCCTGTATGCCCCAGCCGTAGGCCTGATTCTGGCGCTGGCGAAGCTGGTACAGTGCCACGGTTGCAGCCTGTGCGGCTTCATCGTCACCAGTCTGCTTCGCTTTGCTGAGCTGCTGCAGCCATTCGGACTGGTTCTTCCCATCGACGCGAACTGCGTTGGCGCGGTTGCGAACTTCTTTGGCAATATTGCCGGCGCGGTTCACAGATATGGTACCGCCAGTGGCCAGTAGGTCGCGACCAGAATCGCTGGCGGTCTGGCGACGATACTCGGCATCGTACTTCTGCTGCAGCTCTTTGTACTTCGCCTGCAGCTCGTAGTCGTTAGGCTGAGCATAGAAGTCTTTGGCCACCGCGGCCATGAGCTTGTTCCGACCCTCGGTGATGGTGGTCGCGCTCGGGTTCAGGATGTTGTTGATGACACCGTATGCGCCACCGGTAACCGCCTGCACGCCGGCGTCGATACGCCCCGGGTATGCGATGGCACCCAGGCCCACCGTGTCCAGTCCCTCGGCAATCTGCCGCGCCAGCCAGCTCGTGCCAGGCTTCGCAGTCTCGATCGGCGTCGGGTTGTAGACACGCTTACCATCCGGGCCAGTGACAAACTCGGCATCGGTGCTGGTGTTGAAAGCGGTCTTGCCCAGGAACAGCGGGAATGCAAGCTGCGCCGCCGTCGGCGTGACAGCGTAGACAGCCGAGAACCCGACGTCGCCGGAGTCGAGCGGGGTGATCGGAGAGAACATTTCCCACCCGGACACCAGCACGTCTTTCAGGAACTGGCCCGCCGACAGCTTACCGGACATGAACAGCGTCCCGGAGTTGGCCAGCACGTACGGCAGGCGGCCTTCGTAGATGATCGGCAGCGCATAGTCTCCGGCGATGAATGCGTTGGTGCGGTTGCGCATCGAGGCGTACTTGCTACCGCCGGCACCGTCGTCATCGTCCGGCTGGCTGATGCCGTCAAGCGCACTGACCATACCCATCGCCATCAAAGCCATCATGCCGTACTGCCCTTGCCGGCTGCTGGCGATCGAGGCGAACAGTCGACTACCCTGCATGGCCGCGTTCCAGAATGCGTACAGGTTGTGCAGCACACCACCGTTACCCTGGCGTTCGAAGTTACCGTTGATCTCCTTCGACCCGCGGATGCCCTGGTCAACCAGCTCCTGGTTCTGGCGAACGAACGCCGTCAGCTCTGCATCGGTCATGGTGGTGATGTCACGCCCGGTGTGGTGCTGCAGGTACTCGACAAAACCCGCATAGCGGATCGCATCGTCGGCACTGTGCAGCATGTGCAGGGCTGAGTCACGATACCCCCTGACGATCTGGGCGCTCCCTTTGAGTAGACCGTCAGCATCTAGCATACGTCGGTTGGTGGTCAGCCCGTCGAAGAGAACGGAGCGCTCGATGTTGCTCTGGTTGAGGAACGCGCCCGCCCCCATACCGCCACCCAGTTTCCCGAACAGGTTGTATGCTGGGCTGTCAGACTGGTACCGGTAGCGCGCCGCCGCCACTTCCGGCAGGAGTTTGCCGGCACGCAGCACGGACTGCAGCGCCAGCTTCGCGCCCTGGGCAGCAGTGATGTCACCACCGTACGCAGCCTGGTAGTTCAGCAGTGTGGTCGTGATGTCCCAGGCGATCGTCTTGAGCTGGAACGCCGGGTTGAGCACAGTGTTGAACATGGCCATATAACGGGTGATGCCGCCGATGCCGCGAAGCAGCGCGTTCTGGTTCATGTTGTTTGAACGCAGCGCTTTCAGCAGGTACTTGCCATCGGTAGTGCTGTCGTTGATGTGCATCACTTTCAGCGTGCCACCTTCGCGCCAGTACGCAGCGTTCTTATAGTTGCGCACGTGCTCCGGCAGACCTACCAGCTTGCCGTTCACATCCCAGCGCAGCTTGTACGTTTCGTACCGGCTAACCTCCGGGATCGGATTCTCTTTCAGCGTCTGCGCCAGTTCACGCATAGCGTCGTTTTTATAGACGGCGGCCATACGTTGCTGGAGCTGGATGACCAGCGCAGCGAACGGGTTCGCCGCCTCAGTCTGACGGCCAGAGATACCCTGCTCAGGCATGAGCCAACCGTTCAAGTCCTCTTCGTTGCGCAGTGGCACGTAGAACTCGTACGCATCTTTGGCGCGCTGGCCGTTCTCGTCGAGGCCACCGAGCTTACGATACTGCTCAGTGGACAGGATACCGGAACGCTCTTCCTCTTTGAGTACCTTCTGCCACTGCGACCAGACCTTATCCGCGGCTTCGCGGAACACCTGCTTATCACGGTCAGGCAGCGTATCGAGGTAGCGTTGCATTGCCTCGGTACCCACCAGCTCGTTGCCGGCAGCGTCGGTGAATTTGAACCCGGACGTCTCACCCTTCCAGCCATAGCGCGCGTTACGCTCCAGGCCGTGGAGTGCGTACATGTAGCGGCCCAGGTCATCGGCCGTACGGTTGATCGGACGCAGCTTGTCACCGATGGTGGTGAGCAGTGTCGCCAGGTCAGAACCGATACGGCCCTGGGCACGCTGCTGCCGGCGCGCATTCTCAAACGTCTGGTGCAGCGATGAGTCTACCCCTACTGCCGCCAGCGCGCGGTCTATGCGGTTCAGGATCTCATACCGGTCAGTCTGCATAATCATCCACTCGGCACCGGTAGCGATGGTCTGCACGATACGATGCACAAACTCCTGCGCGTTCGGCGGCAGGTACCGACCCAGCGCCTGCTCCACGGCCTGAGCCACTTTGCTGATGACCGGGTTCTTTGCATCGTAGCGGGACAGCAGCCCTTCACGAATCGCGTTATCAGTGCTGGACAGTTCGCGAATCTCGGCACCGTACTTCTCAGCCACGAAGTCAGCGGCGTCCTGGTAGGTGTCGAAGTCATTCGTGTTGCGGCCGTACACCGAATCGCTGTCTGTTTCGACACGATAGGTACCGTCCTCGAGGCGCTGCATGAGGCCAAAGTCCTGCCGGATAGCTTCGCCATCTTCGTTGATGTAGCGAGAGAGCAGACCAGACTGCAGGCCTTTGCTTTCCACTACACGTGCACGAGAGTTCGGACGTTCGCCGCCAGTTTGCAGGATGTTGGTCAGGCCGATGACGTCCTCGAGTGCGGAGAACGACTTCGGTGGCAGGCCAACCATCTGCCGTACCGCGCCGACGAAGCTGTTGTACATGTTGCGCAGACGCGGCAGCTTGCTGTACTGGGACTGGTACGACTTGAGGAAGTCCTGCATCTCCGGGTTCGACATGGCATCAGCCACGAACTCGTGCAGGTTCTCACGCCCGTTAAGGGGCATGTCTGATTTCTCTCGTGCTTCCAGCCACAGCGCGTACAGGCCGTCGTATGCCGACTTGCGCTGGCCAGTCAGCTTGTTGGCCAGGCCGTCGTCGATGTACGAATGCGTGGCCGCGTGCACCGCTTCGTGGGCAATGATGTCCGGGCGATCAGCGTAGCGAGTATCCACGACAATCTCGCCGGTGGCGCGGTCATAGTATGCCGGCACCTCCCGGCCATTGACGGTCAGGCGTTCTTCGCTGATGCGCGTACGAATCGGGTCAGTCACTCGATCCACGATGGCTTTCAGTGAACGCAGGATAACGCCGCGGGACGTAGGCAGGCCGGTGATGGCACGCGCCAGCGCCCCGGACACATCGCCTTCTGCTACTGCAGCGCGCATCTCCGGTACCGGTTCGTGGAGGGCATCACCGGCCCCCGGCTTTCCCGACGGCAGCAGGTCACCGTCATTCATCGTACGAAGCTGGCGAATATTCGGGATGTCAGCGTTAGCTGCGCGTGCCTCGATCGGCGTCTGATAGCTGGCCTCTGACTGATCAGCGATGAGCCAGTCGCGAAGCAGGCGCAGACGTGCGGCCGCATCACCCTCGTATTCCCCGGAGTTGATCTTGTCGTTAACGATTCGGTTCACGTACCGGCGCGTGTTCTTAATCTGGTCACGCTGCCCTTTGAAGTTACCGACTTCGCTCAGCTCAGGAATCATGCCGGCGTTGATACGACGAACATCTTCCATCGAGATAGGCCGCCACTCCCCGATAGCCTGGGTGATGGCATCCTGTTTGTCCTGCAGGTAGTTCAGGTACTGGGTGGTGTGCAGGCGCGTGCGGCCGCTGGCACCCGGGTCAGCCTCGTACCCCGCCAGGCTACGGATGACGGCCTCTTTGCCGTACGCCAGGGCGTTCTCGCTGCGCTGGAAGCGCACTGCAGCGTCCATTGATTCCGTCGGCGCACCAGTCAGCTCTGCGGCCGTACGCATAAACTGGGTGCTACCACGCTGCTCACCGAGCATATCTCGATCGAGACGCTGGCGCATCGCATCGGGCACCCCACGTTTCGCCAGTTCACTGGCCACTCGAGTAGCGGCACGTTCGGCTTTGAGTGCACTGACGCCGGCAATCTTCGCCTGGCGAATCGCCTTACCATCCTGCGCCTGCAGTACCGTCTCGGCTGCGATGTTCCGCACCTGCTCATCCGGCACTGCGTTGACGTCACGCTGCAACACTTCGCGGCGTGCGTTGTCAGCCTCAGTCCAGGCGCGATGTTCTTCGTTCAGCAGATTGGCCAGACGCACGCGGCGATCTGCCTCAGCCGATGCCCGGGTGTACAGCTCCTGAGCACGACCTCGGGCTACCGGGTCAGTAGCGTTCTGCGCATCGTATGCGAGCTGGTCGAAGGTACGGCCATCCTGCAGGTCATACGCCCGGGAAAACCACTGCTGATTCGCCTGGTTAACACGATCGACAAACGCTGCTTTGTTCTGGTTCGGTGTCTGCTGGTAGTCGCTCATCATGCGGCGTGCTTCGACAACGGTACGCGGGTCGACGCCCTGCAGACCATCAACGGCCAGCGCCGGAGCATTAGCCGACGTCGCTGCTGCGCGACGTGCCGCGCCGGTACCGCGAGGTACTTCACTCCACGGTGTCGCCGCCTGGGCAATACGCTCATCAATGATGCTCTGTGCGGCTTCGCCGGTAGGAGCACTGTCATCGTACGCCAGCGCGCTGTTCGTACGAAGCTGGTGGTGCTGCTGGATTTCATTGTACGCCTGGCGCAGACCGTCTAGCGCGGTCAGGCGAACCTGGTCAGCCTGGGCCTGTGCAGGGTTCGTTTCAACGTAGTCCTCGCGCATACGATCCAGTTCCCGCTGGCGAGCCGCCAGTGTCTCTGGGTCATTAGCATAGGACTCAACGCGCTGGCGCATAGTCTCGACAGCGAAGTCGCGTTGTTCTGCCGGCATACTGTCGTACGCCTGACGCGCGGTATCCACGAAGTCCTGGTAAGAACCTGGGGCACGACCAACCTGTGGGGCATTACCACTCTGCTCCGGCGCTTGCTCTGCCTGCGGTCGGGTGGTAAGTGGGTCGACAACCTCACCTTCCACCGGTGCCCGATACGGAGCCACCTCACCGCTGACCAGCGGGTCACGCATTGCCGCGGTCGCCGCCGTATCAGCCTGGCCCGCATCGCGCAAACCATCCAGATAATCCCGGAACGCCGGGTTCTGCATGAAGGCGTTCTGAGGGTTGTTGTCCGGGTTGAGCTGATCGATGTCAACGTGCCGGCTGTCATCCATAGCGCGTTGTTCAGCAGAGGTGATGTCTGCCGGCTGCGCTTCACTGGTCGGCCCGGTCGCTTCGGCATCAGCAGCTTCTGCAGCGGCCGCACGACGTGCTGCGGAGCGGTCACGTGCACCACCCACCAGACCTGCGCCACCACCCATCAATCCACCGAGCAAACCACCAATCTCAGTCGCCTGGCCGACATGGTTCCAGTCGACCTTGCTCATATCGAAGTTGCCGTCTTTATCGTAACCCGTCGTCAGGATAGCATCTGCCGCACTCTGTACTGCGTTGCTCGGTGCCTCGACGCCCATTGACCGCAGCGTCGTACGAAGCAGCGATGGCACCTCGTTACGTGCGATACGTACCGGCGTAGCGCCCAACAGTAATGACTCCGGTGTGTAGCCGTAACGCATGGCGATACCCGTTGCCAGACCTGCGATAAGCCCATCAAGACCCGCGCCGGCGGCCTGCTGACGAGTCAGCTCGAAGTCCCCGTTGCGCTCACCGATAGCCTGGGCACCCAGACCGCCACCGATACCGCCCTGACCGATGATGTTAGCCGCGCGGTTCAGACGCGCTGCGTTAGTTACTGGTGCGGCAATTCTCGCTGCCTCGGCAGCAGTGCGCCCTGCAGCCGCCTGGCCAGCAGCACCAGCACCCAGTTCACGAGCAGCACCGCTGGCTGCGGTGCGCGCCGCTGCAGCGCCAGCACCACGTTCTGCAGCACGCAGGCCGACTCGGGCCGCAGCACCAGCACCCCAGCCCATACCCACAATCTCAGCCAGATCGAGGGCACCGTAGCCCAGGTTACCCATATACAGATCAACCAGGTCACCGATGCCCTTCTTCTCATCGGCCATAATCTCATCACGCTGCTTCTCAAAGTCCTGGCGCGCTTCGGAGTTAATGCGGCCCGCCGCCTTGTTCAGCTCGCGGGCACCTTTAGCCAGCGCCGAAGTGACCGAGTTCTCCCCGACCACGGCTGACGTGCCTGCGTTAATCAGACCGGCACCAGCATCAACCAGACCTGTAACACCACCCGCCACGGTACCGGCCAGGTTACGAAGGACGCCACCCTCCGGGTCTTTCGTGATGAAGTTCTTGTCGTTAGTCGACAGGTTCTGCTGGAGCTGCTGGCGCAGGAGATCCTTCGTCAACGGCGAATTTGGGTTAGCCTGCTGCCACTGGTTGTACGTCTCGTTCACATAGTCGTCGAACAGCTTGCGCTGGGTGACGGAGCTTTTGTTGTAGACGTCGTTCGCTTTCTCCCAGGCACCAACGTCAATAGTGGGTGCCTGTTGTGCAGGAGCCTGCATACCGGGCTGCTGTTGCTGCAGCTGGGCAATGAGTGGGTCGGCCGCCGGCGCTACGCTGATAGGCATACCGGTAAGGCGGTCAACAAGCTGCCCGCTACCGGTGTATTGTGAGTTAGCCAGCGGGTCATAAACCCTGTCCGGGATGATTGGATTTGGCATTAGAAAAGTCGCTCCCCTAAACCTAAGTCAGTATGCAGGATACCGTCTAACTGGAGATCCGTCATCGGGATATTCTGCGCAGCAATGTCCACTGGCGCACGCTGTTGTGTCACTGGCTTCATCTCCTGTGACAACCCTGTCAGGCCTTCGGACAAATCAGCGAAGTTTGCCGACGCCATAGGGTCACGTGGCCCCGCATCATTAATGCCAAACTGCTGCATCGTTTTACTGACCGCTGGCGAACGCTGCGTGCTGGTGTAGTTGATGCCCAGGTTGTTCAGCAACTGCTTCGTACTGTTCGAGTTGACGAAGTTATTCACGGCGCGGTTGTACCTGGCCGCCATCGGTGTGATGGACTCCCAGGTACGTTTTCCCTGATCCACCTGTGCAGCACGACCCATCCCCGTATTCCAGCCAGTGGCCAGCGTGTCGAGATTAAGACCACGTTTCAGGCCGCGGTCGTAATACTGGCCGATGACGTCGAGCTGCGTATTCACATCATTGGTGTGAGGCGCATTGTAGTCTTTGGCCAGGATGGGGGTGATCTGCAGCAGGCCAACGTCGTTGGCATTGCCGGCACGTGAGTTTACATTCCAGCGCGATTCAATGCCCGCATTCGCCAGGATGTACGGGATAGCACTATCCGGTAATCCATAGCGCTGCTGCACCTGACGAATCTGGGGCAGCAGTTGCTGGATGCGCTGTTGGTACTGAGGGTTCGAAGCCCAGTCCCCCGCGAAGTCTGCCATCATTTACTCCCTGTATTGCTGTTAGTGATGACGGGTTGCGCTGGTGCTGACAGCCCAGTCAACTGGTTGAGCTGCGTCTGGACAGCAGAGATCTGCCCCAGGATGCTCTGCTCATAAGCCGGGTTGCCGCCGTTGCGCTGGTTGTTATTGAGCTGCGCATACAGATTCGTCAGCGTCGAGTTCAGGTTGCTGATGCGGGACTGCTGGTTCCGCTCATTACCCTGCAGGAGCTGCATACGCTGGTATGCGGTGAGCTGGTTCGGGTCGGCCTTAGCTGATGCAGAACGCCCGCCAGTCATACCGGTGAGGCCGTTAAGCAGCGAAGGCGAGTAACCCACCCCGGGCATCTGTGTCGTGCTGCCGTCGGGGGTCACCGTAACACTCTCACCGGTAGGACTCACTCCGCCGGCATAGGTTCCCCAAACAGGCAGGTTACTGCGGTAAACATCTTCACCCAGCTCCGGGTTAATCGCTGCCGCGGCATTAAGACGTGCCAGACCCTGATCAAAGCGCTGCTGAGTGTTAATGTCCTGGCCACTGTTGATGAAGTCGCCAGCATAGTTAGGCATCTGTTCCGCGAACAGCGCATCAGCCTGAGCACTGGCCACCAGCGGGTTACCCGTCTGACGCAGCATAGTCTGGTAGACGTTCTGGTACTCCGTGGAGTTACGTGCGGCCATAGTCCGGGCAGTCGCATTACGCTGTGCCATCTGCGCCGGGTTATCCTGGCCGAAGAAACGCGCCAGCCCCCAGTCAGCTAACTGTGACCGGTCACCGTAACCACCAGTAACCGTCGACGTGCCTCCGTTAGAGACGTAGCGGATAGGGCCAGACTGATCGCCGAACACGCTGTCATCAAACTGAGGTGTTGTCGCACGCTGCATCGGCTCACCATAGTTGATGGGCTGTACCGCAGGTGCTGACTTCGCCGCCGGCGCTGCTGCACCCGGGTTCGTGATCGCCTGGACATCACCCTGTAACTGGCTGGCCAGGTCGTTAATGCGTGTCGGTGCCGTCGCTGCCTGGACATCACCCTGCAGTTGGCTGACCATATCGTTCAGTCGCTGAGTACGCGCAGCATCGTCCCGCGCCGCCTGCAGTGGCAGGAACGACGTCGGTACCGGTGCGCCCGGGAGTGGCCCCATATAGAAATTACCTGGCATAGCCCCTCCTTAGTACCGGATGTAGTTCGGCGTACCCTGTGGGGTAGTCGTGTTAAGTGACGCACCAGGCTGGTAGTTCAGCGCGTTTCGCTGGTTTGTATCACCGGTCAACGCTGTCTGGAACTGGTCACTACCGTAGTAGTTCTGCGGGTACGGGTTGCCCAGTGACATATCGCCGCCGATAGCCATCATACCATTACGCCCCATGTCACCAGTGGCAGCACTGTAGAAGGTCTGAGCATTGTCCCCCACTGGCGATACGTTCGGCGCGGAAGGTAGCTGAGCCATACGCTGCAGACCTGCATTGGTGTACTGCCCCACCAGCGCATTGTTAGCACCCTGCAGGCGTGCGGCATCATAGCCGGCTTCCGCTGCGGGGATCTGATACTGGTCGAGCATGTTGCTGTTCTGGTATTCCCGGAACGCATTCGCCAGGCGAAGGCCTGCGTTGGCCGCATTACCCATCGCCATGCCGATGCCGGTGGAGAGGTAACCCCCACCGAAGTCGCCGACCTGCGACGGCGCGAAAGAATATCCTGCCATTTAATATACCTCCCCTTCTGGGTCAAGCGGCCCCTTCCAGGGGGACTCAGCTAACGTTGTCTCTTCGCCTTGACCCTGCATATCCTGCTTCATCTGCTCGATGGCCTGATTGAGCTGGCTCTGCGAATCCTGCCCCGCCGACTGCATGGCGCTGTACTCTGCTTCCATCTGGGTCTGCAGGCGCTGGTGGCTTTGCGATAACTCCCCGGACGCGAAGGTGCCGAAGGAGGGTTTATAAACGCTCTGCGGCTCATAGTTGAGACGGCCGCCGAGTCTGTTACCGAATGTATTGTCTGCCATGATCGCTCCTTACGAGTCGGTACCGGTCTGTTCTGAGCTGCAACCGTCACCGCAGTACGAATCGCTCGAGCAACCAAACCCGAACGCTATGGGTAATAGTACACCAAGCATCGCACCCAGCGCAGCCATATCACCGTTATCCGCTTTAGCCGTCGCGCGATAGGACTGGGCAAGGAACCCATAGTTCGTGCCGGCACCGGTGAGGTAGTCGGCTGACAGGCGAGTACGGTTGGTGAAGTCGGCTTCGAAAATCTGCGTCGTCTTAGCCAGCACCTCCCAGTTCAACTGCCAGGCCTTCTCGCGCTCTGCCTCGATGGCCAGCGTAGCCGCCTGTACTGTAGCCATAACACCAGACCTCAGCAGCCCAGAATACACGTCTCCGTTGAGGCCTACGTTGTAGCGGTTCGCCGTACGGCACGCTGTCCGGTAGGCTTTCGCCACCTGGAGCTGGGCCGCCTGCCGCGCGCGGCGCAGGATGCCTGAGTAGTCAGCGGTGTACCCGCACATCGCGAACTTACACAACGCCGCGTGCAGCTTGTCATCACAGTCTCGCAGGGTGTCAGCCCATGCCTCGATGTCTTTACCGCGGTCGTAGAAGTGGTCGGTTAACTCCTTCCACTTATCCTCAGCCTTTTTCGCTTTATCTACCAGGTCGCTCGAGTAGAGCATACCGAATAACGACCCCACCATAGAGCCGATTGCCAGCCACTTACCATCATCGCGGCGCGGCGGCTTAGGATACTGAACAATCGTGTTGTGGGCAGTGGCCGTGGCGTTGTTGCCCGGTGCCGACGGCGGCGCGACATACACATAGTTCTCGTAGCCTGGGTTAGTACCAGGATTTGTACCAGGATTTGTACCGCTCACTGGATACCTCCTTCTTGCACAAGATTGTTCATGCTCATGTCCACATGTACTTCATACACTGGCTCCGTCGTGCAGATCGAGAAACCCCACTCGACCATGCGCCGGTTGCGCGGTAGCCGGAAGGGGAACTCGTTCCATACTGGACGCTGGAACATGGGCTCTTTGTACGCCAGCAACGTGAACTTAGTGTAGCCACCTACCAGCTCGTTGATGTACTCCGCGGCTTCCGGGTGACACCGTACATAATCCTTCGCTTCGAGCGCTGTCGGCTTGCGGCCGAGCTGCTCCTGCAGCATCGCAACGTATGGCCAGGCCTCGGCCCGTACGCGGATTGTGTCGGTGAGAACCTTCGCCGCGGTGTAATGTGTGTTGCCGGCATGGGTGACGGTCTTGCACTCCCATACCGCCAGCATGTTTGTGTCGCCTTGCTCCCATAGCCAGGTGGTCGCAGACTCCCCGATACCCGTAAGAACCATTCGGCCAAACGTGTCTGTGTAAAGCGCGGTAGCCCGGTGAGAGATATAAACCACGTCCTGTCGTTCATAGGGGTTATCCTGTAACGGTGCCGGCATCATGAAGCTGCGCGCCTGGTCATCAATGGCGAACGCAAAGATGCGCTGGTCATAGTAGCCCAGGGTGTAGTGGTGCACGCCCATCTCATGCCAGGCCCGGGTATCAAACCACTGGCTGGTAATGATGTTCGCCGAGTTGCCGGCAATCATCACCATGCCTTCGGCACTCATGTAGTAGACCACATCACCCACAACAACCACCGCACGCTCATTAGCGCACGGCAGCATACGGTTAATCAGGCGCACCTGTGGCGGCTTATTGGCGTCATCCCTGCTGACAATATAGGGTTTCCCCTCGGTGAGCACCACGGCCGCCCAGACGCCAGCAGCGTTGAGGTATGAAACGATGCGCACGATCGGCCAGTCGACTTTCAGTTTGTCCTCATCCATGAAGGCGTGAGGCTGGCCCGGTACCGACGGATACATGTACTCCCCTGACCACACCAGAATACTGTTTACGCCCAGGTTCGCGACACCCGCGCCGCACTGCATCGGGTGCCAGCCCTCAGTCATCAGTGCCTCTTCGCCAGCGAACTCATCCGGGCAAAGCAGGAAGCTGGTCTGCGCCGGCAGTTCGCTCGCGCCAACGTATAGCATGAGCGCATTCTCTTTGTCAGCCACGGCCATGTACCAGCGAATCTCTACCGCATTGGGTGGTGCCGGCGTCGTCGCCGTCAGCAGTACGGATTCGCCCCGCCCCACCAGGATGGGATCCGAGTACGGAGATGGTGCAGACTCTTCGGCACAAGCCGTTACCCAGGTATGGCAGAACGCCAGCACCTGCGGCGGCAACTGGTTCTCACATTCTGCGTCCTCGCTATATGGCGGTGCCCAACAGTCATCGTCGAAACCAAACCCGGGGCAATCCTGTCCTTCAACTGCGGCAGTCGTCGGTGGATCACATGGTGAATTGATGCCAACCTGGACTGGCCCCTGTTTATCCATGATCCAGTGGGGGCTGGAACGCCATAGCTTCCCGCCATCCACGTACAGGAACGCATCGGTGTCACCAATGTGCAGGGGATCTTCCGCGATGGGCGTGAAAAATTCAAAGCCCAGGTCGAGGTCACCGACCCGGTATAATGACTGGGGAGCCTTCGACATCAGGTTCCCCATAACTGACACTGCCTGCCCCCGCGCACGCATCGTCTTGATCGGAACGATAGCGCCACTATGGAGCAGACAGTTTTCTGCGTAGGAAGCGAAGTTAGGGCCGAGCTTTTCCGTCCTAACTTTTGGCACTACTCCCTGAAACGTTGTCTGTCTCATTGGTGTCTCCACACGGATTTGCAATCATGTCATGCAGTTTACCGCAATCAATGCTGAGCGTGCGGGTTTCGCAGTCATAAACGAGCGGGTCAACTACGTTCAGTCCTACGCCTCGAGCGATCGCCTCAATGGCGGCCACGGAGCAAACGGTGTAACTGAGCCGACTATTCGTACTGAAACAATCGCAGTGCATCTCAGGACGCTCGATAGTCAGCACGTCACCTGCCTTCGCTACCACCTTCACCTGTTCACAGCATTCGTCACAACCGTCGGTCAGGTAAGCGTAGAAGTAGTCACCATCGCCCAGGTCTGGGAAGTGGGCACCGTGGCCCGTACGCAGGTACAGTGATGTCTGGTTCAGTATCAGCGTCTGCGCCGTATACCCCACACCAGTGTATGCACACGGCAGCGCCTTATAATGCTGGGGGCAATCAGGCATCTTTCACCTCCTGCTTAACCCACTCAGTGATGGCCACGCCGAACCACTCATGCGCCACGCAGGTACCGGGCGCGAAGTTCTTACGGCCGGTAGCCAGCACATCACGCACCACGGCAATCGTATCCGGCTTCATCCTGTCGGCGTAGTTCTCTGTATGGTTATAACGAACCACCTCGGAACGACCGGTACAACTAATGACAAGGTAGCAGTGATTACCGATACCGACAGCATCGAGCGCCTGCGCATGTCCACGACACAAAGTGATGGTGTCCTCACTGGCCTTCACCCCATTAGCAAGCGTGCTACTGAAAAACTCTGCTGGCTTTAGCATTTCTCCACCCCGTCAATTTTAGTGATGCGGCCGTACGCATCGACGTCGATGCAGGTGTTGCATTCCAGGCAGTACGTGCCCGGGGACATCACAGGGGACTCACCGTTCACGCAGGACTGGACAAACTCACAGAGCTGCGCCGGGTTCCACTCGACCATGAAACACGCGCCGGCGGGGAACTCCTGGATAAGCGTATGGTCTTCGCCCCGCCGCACTTCCAGCATATCGCCGCTGGCCCCGGTAACCAACACAATCTCACGCTTCACCCCACTGTACAGCGTGCCGTAGTAGTGGGTACCGTCAGCCGGTTTAAAGTACGCACCCATACCTGTGTTCAGGTACAGGAACAAATCTGTCGCGCCGACCTTGCGCGTCACTTTGGTCTGCAGGTTTAACTTAGTCGCATCGATCACTTTTGCATCCTCCACACTCTGGATCATATTCCCACGGCTCTTCGTCGACTTCCGGGCGGTCACAGCAGCATACTGACCACGGCTCGTGGCAGCGACCGCAGCGGTCATCCTCGGTAGGCTCAGTGCTATGGACGTTCACTTTCGCGAACGGCTTATAGAACGGGAGGTACTTAACGGGCTGGCCATCGACCACCAGGCGCACGTACCAGTATCCCGGCTCGGCACGCAGGAACTCCGTCGGCCAGCGGAAAACCACCTGACCATCCGTAGTCACACGCAGGGGCTTCACATCCCATTGCCAGTCACAGTCGCATGGCCGCTTAAACTCCATAACCATGCAACGCTGCAGGGCCATAAACGGGCGATCACCACAGACAGAACGAATATCAAAAGTACGCTCCACCTCAAACTCACGAATACGGATAGCATCGCGTGCATGAAACGGTGGGCATGGGTCTGGTTTACACTGGGTAGGGCAGCACACCGGGCCGTCCGACTCACAGCCCGGGTCATAAACCGGGAAGCATTTGTCGTTACGTTCACACGGTGTGACCTGCACGTCACCATCTTTAGGGTAGACTTTAATGGCCATTACCAAACACTCCTGTGGCCGCGCCGGCGGTGCATACGCGGTCGGCTATGAGAGAAGTTGAATACCTTTCGCCCCTTGACGTCAGCCAGGATGTCCTGATACTTCGCCTCAGCAATCGCCGCCCGACTCGCGCTGACTACCGCGGTACCGAACATGCTATGCAATGTAGCCAGCGCCGCCTGCTGAACCGCCGGCAGATAATCTTCATACAGCTTGTCGGGGATCTCACAGTCATCGCGGCCAATCTTCCAGGAATATTTCATCTCGAAACAGTCGCATGGCCCTGGCTGGTCAAACAGCTTGATAACATCCTCGTGGTCATCACGAGCCCAGTTATCGAATGGCGTACCATTGCGCGTCACGCCGATAATACCTACGAGACGTCGGCACTCTGGCAGATCGATAAAGTATTCGTCCACACACTCCTGGACTGGGATTGTCCAGTAAGCGGTGAAGACCTGGCTCTCCGTCATGAACCGTACGACCGCATGGCGAATCGCTTCCTGCAACTGCAGAGGTTCAGCATCCGGGGCCATCAGCTCAACGCTGGGCATGAAATCACTGACTTGCACGACGGGCACCTCCTGTCGGGTTGATCAGGAGCATCGCGTTATTCCAGTGCACTGCAGCTCGGTCACGAGAAGGCACCGCCTCTGTATCGTACATGTGCGCGTAGTGCATCATCAGCTCGAGCACCGCCGCGCGCAGGTGTACCGGAACATCAATGTCCTCATCCTCTGATTGCGCCTGCGGTGCCGAGGCGCACTGCCCCTCGACCTGCCAGCCGGCATCGTTCGAATCCAGCGGTGGGAACACCTCGAAAGATGACTCCCCCAGCTTGTTGAAGTAGTAAGGGCCGTTATCGTCTCCGCATAGCTTGCGCGTACGCAGTGACCCACGAACTGTACCCTGCACCAGATCCCGTACATACCGCCCGTTCTTATCCAGCAGAATATACGGGGGCAGGAACCGATCGCAATCCTCGAGCTTTAAGCTACTGCCAGTGGTCAAGGTAATCGCCATCGGCGTAGCAAACGTCTCCGGCTTGAGGTCGGCAATGATAGAAACCGCCCAGTTAAAAGCCGCCAGTAACTGTTCCTTCTTCCAGGTGGTGTACTGGAATCCGGGTTCCTGGTCGACCAGGCGGTCGGATGCTTCCTTGATTAAACTGGACGGTTTCATAATTACCCCTTAATCATGTCCGGGCTGAATGCTACAGCCAGGTTCTCGCGCAGCTCATTGGCATCGTCTTTGGTCGGCAGCGCCGGCGCTTCCATTGGAATGCCGTGGATCACGCGGTCAGCATTACCCTCTCGCAATGCCTTCTCGTTATGCGCGATGACCATCTTTGCGTCGTCGATGTCGTAGATGTACGTGACGTCGTAACCTAACAGCGCGATACGGTCACTCACTGCACCGCTGAACGGGTATACGGAGCCATCACGGCTGATGACCGCAATCGGGTTATCACCTGCGTTCTTCGGCCCTTTCAGTTTAACCTTGCGGCCGCTGGTGGTTGAGGACGCATTGCTTCGCGGGGCCAGGATAGTCGGCTCGCCAACGAACTGTGACGCATCCATAGTCCCCACTGGATGGATGACACTACCATGCTTACGCGGTGCCGGCGTCTCTTCGGCCTGCTGCGCCTGGGCGGCTAACAGCTCCTGCGTCTCGATGTCAATTTCAGGCGGCTGGTTAAGCGCCCCCTGAGCTTCCAGAATACTTTCAAGCTCTGTCGTGTCGACGGATGCCGCCGGCGCAGGCTCTACTTTACGACGGGTGGTAACAGCAGGCGTATTTTCAGCGGTAGCCTCTGCACCTTTCTTTGCCGCGCCAGTACCACGGCGACGGCGGGTAGTTGATTCTGCCATTATGTTGCTCTCCAGATATTGATAAGGGGGCATATAGCCCCCTTAAATATACCGCTTCCTTACTGGCGTAACAAATTAAGAGCCATTGGAACCGGACGGTTTTTTGTTCGGCGCACAGACGGCGTCAGGATACTCGGTTTCACACGGTGCCGGTGCACACTCGCATTCGTGCTCATCCCAGAAATCTTTGACCGCCATGTAGATGCCCATGCAGGTGTCGAACGCCATGTCTTTGTCGTCGCCATCCTTCTCGGCAGTAAACGCGAAACCGATGACACCGTTGTCGGTGGTCATGTAAGGCATCGGTTTACCGGAGCCCGCACCTTCGGCTGCCGCACCACGTGGCACGTTGACCTTAACAGTGCGTTGAGGAACCTCTACATCACCAGTCGCAGTACCTGCTGCTGCACCAGAGGCGTCTTTCACCTGGAAGGTTACGCCTTTGATTGTGACTGCAGGGACAGTTGCATCAACCGTGGTAGTGCCATCGCCGGCTGCGCCTGTTTCGCCTGCGGCTTTCGTACCACCGGTACCGCCGGCCGCACCTGACGCTTGCGCCGGCACAACACCGTAGTAGTGGCCAGTCTGGGACAGGTCGATTTTGAGATCAGAACCGTCAACCGCGACGACTGCCAGACGGGTGCCGTCATCCTGCTCAATGAACGGGGTGATGGTGCCTGAACCAGCACGCTTCACGTGGAAAACGATGTAGTCGATCAGCGTGCCGGTACCGAAGATGTGGGTGGCCAGCTCATCGCCGGTAGCCAGCACGATCGGTTTGTCATCTGCTTCACCGTTAATGGAGAAGTCAAACCCGTTCCACACGTAGCTCTGGGTATCGATGTGCTTCTCGATTTCCAGAGTACGACGTTTGTGGTGCTCCGCGTAATTAACGCGGTAGTTACCAACGCGGCCGGAAGTCTGTACCGACCACGGCAGTTGCAGCAAGTTGCCGCCGTCATGAATTAAATAACGCATATGTTATTACTCCGCATTTTCGTCAATGGTTGCGTACAGTACGACAAGAGCTTCCGGTCGGATGGTCTTGAAGCCATACACCTGCAGACCCTGCCAGTAGGTGGAGAACGAGCGCGGGTCGTTATCGACAACGCGGTTCTTATTCAACTGGGTTACGAATGCGATCGCATCTTTGCGGCCTGCGACCATCGCATAGGCGTACACTTCTGCAATCGGATCCCACAGGATTGGCAGCTCGAGGGTGACGATGAAGTCGAACCCTACCATGCTCGGCAGCATCTCACCGTTCAGGAGAACGATAGACTTCTGCAGACCGGACACGCACACGCTGTACAGCGGGGAGTTCACGTTATACAGCAGCAGAGAGAACTGTTGCGGAACAATCATGAACAGGTCAGCAGCCGGAACATCCTGCTCTGCCAGCACTGCACGCACCTGCGCCAGCACCATCGGGAAGTTCTTCGCGGTCAGCACAACCGGGGAACCCAGGGTACCCATGTTGTAACGGCCGGTCACGATGCCCGCGCAGCGACCTTTGTTGTACTTAGAGACTTCATGCGGAACCTGGATCAGAATCTCACGAGTGATCTGTCGGTCGAGCTTACGCGCTGCGTTTTTCTTAAACGCATTGACCCACATATTAACGTTAGCAATCTGAGCCTGGTCTACCTGGTCGAGCTTTAAGTTCCAGTATTTGGCGCGGTCGATCACCATGCGGATGATGTCCGTGTTCAAATCGGAATGGCTCAGGGTTTGGTTCTTCTGGTAGTCGAAGAGTTCCGCTTCCGGTTCACGACGTAAAATTACTTCGGAGCCGGTGCTCTTAATTTCTGACGGAACGATGTTGCTGGTGGTGAACTGAGCAGTCACACCATCATGCTGGAATCGTTCCACCAGATCGCGAGCAAAGATCGGGTTGTTCAGTCGGGAATAAATCGGATACCCCGACGCGCTCGGAACAATAGCTTGTGCCTTTGGCATAAATCACCTCTATGTTACATGGCCCCACAAGGGGGCCGGTTACACGCCGGAGCGTTATTTATCGTAGTCGACACGACCCTCGGCCGCGGCTTCCTCGAACTTGTTCACGATGACCTGCAGCTTATCACGAGACAGCAGCCCCTGATCAGCGCGCGCGTACGCCTCATTCAGCTCAGACATACGCAGCATCTTACGACCTGCAGGACGTGAACTCGGTGCGCTGGCCGACGGCATACCAGGTGCCGGCGTCTCAGTGCGTGTGGTCTTGCTACGGTTCTTGAACGTATTCAGGACGTTCACAACACCCTGAGCATTACCACTTTGATAATGGTTCTGGATGATCTGACCCGGCGTTACACCCAGGCTGGGGATCACTGTGTCGCGGAATGCCGCCCACTGCGGGTCGCTGAGCGTTGCATCCACGTCCGGCACCTGTGCACGCACCATCATGTCGAGCTGCGTACGTGGGTTCTGTCTGGTGCTCTGCTGCATCTCTTCGAGCTTATCTTCCAGCTCCATGTTACGAGAGAGTACATCGCGCATGGTGTCACGCAGGCTGCTCAGGGTAGAACGAGAGTGGTATTCAGCCATCCGCTCGATCATTGGCAGTGATTGCTGGAACTGTTGACGCTCTTCCGGTGTTAACTGTGGTGCTTCCGGCTTACTGAAAATAGTGTTCAGTCGGTCGTCCAGTTCTTTCTGGCGTTGAGCACGCTGCTCTTCACGCTGGCGCTGTGCTTCCGCTGCAGCATTACGACGCTGCTCTTCGGCGCGACGCTGTGCTTCTTCACGACGCTGACGAATATCTTCGTTCAGGTAGTTGGTCAGGTTTGGATCTAACGCCGGCTGCTGTTGCTGGCGGCCACCCTGTTTACCTGCTGTATCGTCATCATCGTTCAGATGCAGCTCAGGGTCATCGTCCAGAAGCGACTCGTACTCAGTCTCGCCTTCGCGGGGCGTCGTATCGAGCAGGCTATCCAGTTCGTCGTTTGAGAAAAAAGGTTGTGGCATGATCGCTCTCTCTTAGTTATTTAGTGGCCGTCGGGCGCAGAAGCTCGTCGACCAGCTCTTTCAGCGCAATAACTTGTCCTCGCAGAAACTCGCTGGCCGGCGCGGTATTCTCATACTCATCACGTTTAGCCTGCAGCTCTGCCTGCATTACTTCCACGAGTAGTCGGAAGTTCTGATTCTGACGCAACTGCGTCATGTTCACTTTCGTACGGTCGATGTTCATTTAACGTCACCAGATGTGAAACCCGCTACAGAATACGACGCTACAGTGATTGTACCACTGGATGGGCTATTCTCAATAAAACGGTAGGCCCCCGGCACATTCAGGATCAGCGGCGTATTCTTTGGAGTTAAAACTAAAGCCTGACCGTCAGCGTTCAGGTCAGCCCATAATTTATCTGGAGCATCTACCGTGTCCGATAGTGCATACTGGATCCGGTATTCAACATCGTCGACAGCTTCCGACAGGTGTGCAATACCGTACTGGCCATTCTTAACCAGGAGAGAGCGGGGTGGTGTCGTGCAGCGGCTGCTCATCAGTTAAGCTCCTTTATGTCTGTGGCAAACAGCACGTCGTGAGCTTTCTTGTACGCCTGCAGCAGCAAACGTTGCGTCTCACTCGCGGGGATATTCTCATAAACCTCACGTGCTTCCAATACCTTCGCGTCCAGAAAGCGACGCATCTGGCGTCCCGTATGCGATGTACGGAACCATTGTAGCGCCTGCCATTCTTCTTTAGTCACCTGGGCCTCCGTCGAAGATAGCACGAATGACACTAAGTGCCGCGGCGTCTGCCGGCGATATTGTGCCGACAGACTCCTGCTCGTGCGCATCGACGGACACCCCCATGTTACGCTCCAGTAAGGAACGTAACGCTTTGGCTTGTGGCTGAGCCCGTAGGCTCAGCAGTGCTTCGTCGATACGAGACATCATTTACACTCCAGTACAGTGCTCAACCCATAACCATTGTTTGCAGTCAAACGGTAGATGATATTACCATCCCCATCTTTTACGGAAGCCGAACACCATCCGGGAGTATTGTCTGGGATGTTCTTATTATATACAATGATTTGGTGCTCACCATTCGTGGTCAGCGTATGTGGGACGTCTAGCTTCCACCCACCAGAACCGGCAGCTTCGGTCACCCGAGCCCCATCAATATATATTCGTGCTACATCATCACCGTAGGTACTGATCAGGTAATTACCCGCAGGCGCTGAGAAAGTGTTTACTACATACATGGCGGTATTACCCGGTACATGTTTCGCATCAGCAAATGGTGAAACGAAATTATCCAGACCGGAAGTAGCTGGTGCCACACGATCTTTCCATGATGGCTGTTCTGACCACTCGTGAAGAACAGATTTAGCTGTCAAGTCACCTATATAACGTACAGTAATATCACCATTGTTTTCCCCAGTATAAATTTTACCGTTAATTTCTAGCTTAGACGGGGTTCCTTTCGTGGCAGTGTATGTGTTACCTATCACCCACCACGCTATTGCTAAACCATCCCCAATTTCAATAACATAGTAACCTGTTGCCGGTACCCGCACTTTTTCGCCTTCCAGTGCTGTAGTACTGGTGACGTGCGTCCAGCAAGGGTCAGTATTAATCAGGTCATAGAAGAAACCCGTCAACCAATCAGGATCAATACGTGCAGGATCCGTTTCCGTACCAGATCCTATGACTCCCTCAGAGGTACAGATTGGTACTTTACACGCGAGCGCTTGACCAAGCCCCTTAGCAGCGTCCTCATGGGAGGTGTAATAATTATTGATGGCGTCGACTAAATGACCTATCAAGTCGGTGTCATTAGCTACCAAACTGATCAGCCTACTAAGGTCGATGGACAGGCACTTTCCTTCCGCACCATTACCTGCGATGACGCCTTGTTCTGTGTCTACACAGACCTGAACCTTATTGTTCAGCACCGCCAGAATCTCGGACAGTGGCAGCACCACCGGGTCACACTGGTTGGCGATCTGAATGACCAGACCCTCATCCGTGAAGTGCATGGACTCGATGACCTGCCAGCACACACGTGAGAAGTCGATGTCCAGCGGGTTCTCTTCGGTACCATCCCCGATGATAGGGCCGTCGCGCTCCACATAGACTTTTTTTAGCGCGTCCATGTTCACCTTGACTGTATCCCCGTTGCCCAGGGACAGTACCAGGTCACCATCCTGATCCAGAATGCCAGACTTGATACTGGCATCTTTCACCAGGTCAGCCAGATACTCCTGCAGCGGGATCTTAAACGTCGTGCCGTCCTTCAACGTCAAGAGAATCTGCCCTTCGGACGTCAGCTTAAAGTCTTTCACTGTCCGATCCAGCAGACCATCCAAGTCCACATCCCAGGTCTTACCCGCCTGGTCAGTCAGCTTGAGGTGCGTGCCATCGAGTTTGAGTTCCTCAATACCCGGGATGTTAATCTCACCATCTTTGATGAGACCGTTAATCAGGTCTTTAAGCTGGCTGCACGTCACTACTCCGGTACCTTGCGGCAGGATGGTAGTGCTTTCACACGCATTGAGGCCGCCCTGTAGTTTCCCACACAGCAGTGCATTCGCAATGTAGCTGTCGAGGTACTGCAGCAACTCTTCGTACGTGATACTGCACCCGCAATTGTTTCCGCAATTCATAGATTCCTCCGTTAGCGGCAGCAAGCGCTGTTGTAGAGAACTGCGTCCACGATATCACGGCTCACAGGCTCGAACAGCAGTGTTAAATTATTGTCCGTGTCGACATCATCCTTACTGGCATTATGCGCGATCTGATCCTGTATGCTAAAGGTGTACTCGCCCGGTGGCAACATCATCCCCGTACAGGCCCAGTCTACCGGTACTGCATACCACCCTGGGTCACACCCGTTACCGCATTCTATGGCCCTCTCAATCTTAACTTTGATCGACCTCGCCGGAATACAGTCATGCTGCCATAGTACATGAACAAGGTGGGTGCTGCTCAACGTCAGACGTTGGGGGTCACCGAATATCCCCTTCTCTTCATCGTCATTCTCGCCCGTCGCGATAAGCCTGATGTTCCTCGGTGAGCAGATGACACACTCAGGACAGTCGCCTATCGCTGGTGCGCCCGCTGTGCACTCGTAGTTTTCCAGGTAGATGTGGACATTGAAGTCCATGAACAAACATTGTTTAGCCATCAGCTCAGCCCCGTCGGATTGTTCATGTTATTGATGGTGTCGACCGCGTTCTGGCTACGGCCATCCAGTGGCACCTGTGATACTGGCGACCCCGGTTGGTTTGGCACCTGACCAGCTTCGGCCCCTGGCTGCACACCTGCCATACCGAGGTCGCGCGCAATCGCATCCTGCGCGGCATAATTCGGCAAGCCTTTGGTGTCGATACCGTTCGCCTGCAGCAGTTTCTCGAGCAGGCGCATGAAGTATTCTGGCGGTACCTGTACGCCCTGGGCGAATGGTGCCAACGACTGCAGCGCCCACTCCAGTTTGCCTTCCTGCTGTTCCTGTTCCTGCAGCCCACGGATGCCGGTTGCACTGACGTTGACGTCACCCTTGATGGTGTCGTCGTCATTGTACATCAGCTCAAAGTCCACGAATCGCTGGATCATCGGCTCGATGACATTACCCTCAACACGACGCATCGCCTTCTTCACAGGCTTACTGGCCTGGTTCATAACCATACTGATGCCGCCGGAAGTACGCCCGAGAGTCGCTGCACCCTGCATGTTACCGAAAGCGATTTGCGGGATGCCCACGAGCTGGTATGCGATCTGCGTGAATTTGTCATAGACCGCCATCAGCTCCTGGGCGAGTGAGGGAACATTATGCCAGCGATATGCCGGGTTGCCGTTCGCACTGGACTTCACTGCCTTCATCATCAGCGGGTAAACTTCTGTCGGGTCATCATCTCCGAGAACACGTGATGTCTCCACTTCACCCATAGGGCCAGAAGAGAAGCCCATATTGCGCACCAGCGCGCGCCCAGCGGCCGTACACTGTAACTGCGCATCTTTGATTATCTCAACGACAGAACGCCCCCACAACTCGCCTGGGCGCAGATACATGCTGGCTGCATAATACGGCCGGCGCTCGAGTTCATCTGGGTTAAGCACTGCCTTAATGACAATATTGTCGACCACCCACAGTTCCGACTCGTACCACCGACGTTCATCCTCCACCTCGATGCCGTACTCCACCAGATCGGCACCACGAATCTTGCCGTTGAAAATCAGCACGTCATAGAAGCCACGGTCATCTTTAATGATGTCATCGGTTTCCGGGTCAGCATCTGGTCGGCTATCGTTGTCACCAACGGTGTACGGGATGATGAAGCTGGTGTGCTGTTCGAACACTTCTGCAATACCATCGGAGTCGAACCCCGGCATACCGATCATGTTCAGCAGGTCGTTACTGCTGTACCGGGCACGCTCGATAACATACTCACAGGTGTTCAGGTCACGAGCATGGGGTGACGGGAAGATGTCGAACGGGCTCACCGTATACACCTTACGTTGCATCTCATCAGTGACCTGCATGGTTGTGCCGTTCCAGCTCTTCACCTTCGCGAACATGGCTACCGGCCCTTTCATGAAGCCCGTCGGGTACACAATGAAGTTCTGCAGGAAATCATCGAACGCTGCTTCAAACCCGCTCTTCTTGAGTTTGTCATTGACGACGGTGGTAAGCGCTGCAGCGCGCTGTTTTGCTTCTTCCTGTTGGTACTCGAGTGTCGTCTGGTACATCTGGCCGATGATGTTACGCATGTCATCAGGACTACGGCCGTACTGCATCATGATCTGCTCGAGGTTCTGTTCGATTGCGTCCTGTAAGTCAGCCTCCACTTCCTCTGGGAGTTGAGCAATAGGGGCCGGCTCCAGGACAAATGGCTGTGCAGAAATCGGATCAAGGGTATCAACCATCATTGACTGCACCTGCTCTGACAACGGCAGGGTGATGTTCATAGCCACCTTGAACTCGTCGGTTTCGTCAAAGTCAGCATCCTGAGAGGTATCGATCTCCCCGTCCAATACGCGCAGGCAATCATGGCACCGCTGGTGTGGCTCTCGGTTTGCGTCCTGCGCTTCGCTGAACTTAGCCTTCACCATATCACCGAGGGCGGTACTGATTTCCTCTTTCTTCTTACTCCATGCCATAATGATTACGCCTTCGTTTTTTGACCAGAAGTACGGCATCCGGTACGTTTGCCGCCACAGCGTGATTGCTGAGTTTTCATGGTTACCTCCTTAGTTTGCCTAATCCAACCTGGTGCATGTGCTCCGGGTTGGCCGAATGAATCGCAATGTCGAGATACTTCATAAAGTTTTCGTTGCCGGCATCGAGATTTTTACTGATGTAACTTTTGTTGAATGCCGCACCACCTTTGAACAAATCTTTCCAGGCCTGCGCCAGTAGCTCATCATATTTTTTAAACTGGCTAAGGGCTATCATAGTGCTGAGGATCGGTACAAGCTCTTCGGCCAGGTATGGCTGATTGTCCGGGTAGTTGTTGATCTTGTCTACCTGGGTGCGCAACACCGTGGCGTACTTCTCTGGTGCTTCATCAGCTATCTTCATGACCGTTGTCAGGTTCATCGTGTCCTCCGCAGCAGTGACCGGCGACTTCTGGCGTGACTCTTTATACGCTCATCTTTCGTCTTAACAGCATAGGTCGAATCGAACCCCAGGCATAGATACTGCAGCGCATCCGCTAAGTCTGAAACCCAGTTAACGTGGCTCTTCGTCGGCTGTTCCTGGACGATCTCACTGTCGTGTGCCCCTTTAATTTCAGGGTAAATATAACCAGAAGCCAGTGCATCGAGTAGTAGTTTACACCGGGATGATATACGGAGCATAGGCTTACCGTCTCTTCCCAGTTTTGTCAGGCGCATACGCACTGCTTCGAGACGTGGGTGCATGTCATTTCGTGTCGCCCAGGTGACCTCAATCGGTACGTTGTGCGAACGCAGTACCTGGAAAGGTGAGATATCGATCGCCTGCGTTTCATCGTCCCCCGCGGGGTCGCCCCAGGCGTGCAGGATCTTCGACCGTGAATAACGCTGCTTAATCACTGGCTTAACCGAGCCCTTATACAGCGTGTCGATAGACATACTTTCGCCGACGATTTCATCGGTCACCACCAGGCCGCCGGCCTCAGTGCATATCGCCACCAGACAAACTGGTGTTCGCCCAAAGTCAAACGACATCATGATCGGCGCGCCGGCGGGGACTTCCACATCACGCTCATCGATCCTGTGGAGTCCGTAGTTAAATTCCGGGAACACGACCTTACCAGATTTGAGGTCAGCAAAATCACCTTCCACGTACGCGATGATGGAGTCGTTATCATCACCCAGCATCTTATAGTAATAGCCGTAGCCTTCTTTCAGGTTGTGGATGTTCTCTGCTTTTGGGTTAGGTAGCCAATCGTCTCCTGGCTTCGCTGGGCGTAGCAGCGCCGGCGGTTGCCGGAATAACTCGAAGTACGGCCGGTTCATCTCTTCTTCGTACTGCCGCCACTCCGGCTTCGGACGAGTGTACCAGTCATACAACCAGTGGTTCTTCTTCGGGCCGTTGGTCGTCAGTATCATGCCGCTCCAGGTCGCACCTGTAGGAACGTCAGCCATTGACGGGTAACGTCCGATACGCTTCTGTGCCGCCTCGATAACTTTCAGGCTGATCTCACTGGCCTCATCCACCAGTACGCCTGTCATCTCTGCACCCAGCATATCCGACACCGCCTTCGGATTATCCATCGCCACGAACACGAACTGCGCCTGCACCATCGTGCCGTCTGGTAACGGGAACACCAGCATGGCTTTCGGCGTCGGGTTCTCCCTGACATCGCGCTCATTGAACATCGGGCCGATAGCCGTCTTGTAAGAAGCGATGGTGTTATCACGCAACTGTCGGAACGTGTTACGAATGATAAACCACTTCGTCGGCCGCACCTTAGTTACGGGGTTTGGCTCCTGCAGGATCGACCGAATCACCAGCTCTTTGAAAGCGTATGTGGTTTTCGCCGAACCGGCGGGGCCAATCACACCGCGGATGTAGGCGGCACTTGCCGCGAAATTTAACAGTGTCGGGTACCGATCAAAACTTAGATCAAACATTCTCAGCTCCGTGTTCAATCACAATACCGCGTAACTCCTGACTCTTAGGGTGATTCTGCCCAAAATTAAACACAACGTTCACGGCTCCGCCGCCACCACTACCCGGCGACCCATCAGAGTTAAAGCCGCTTGCTCGCGGTACCGCATCAGCCATCGTGGCCAGAAATTGGATAGCCTTCATCCGGTCAGCATCTTTGGCTCCCGGGTTGTTGGCGATCTCGTAGGCGTTATCCAGCCCCGCCTCTAGGTACATTGCTGCCCTGGCGCGCACCAGTCCTTTCGTATCGTGGTTGATCTCCGTCCTGATCGCCTGGATGCGCTGGGCAAACTTCTCGTTCTCCAGCATCTCCAGAAGCTGCTCTGCTGTGATGTCGTGCGCCGCCAGGATCTCATCGCGGTGAGTATCTCCGAACACCGCCAGGTCACGAGCAAGCTGCTCTTCCTGCACCATCGCGCGCTGCAGGCCTGATTTGAGTCGGCGGTCTAGAATGTCGAGACTGTGCGCCTTCTTGAGCGCGGCGTTAACTTCACGTAGCGGCTCCGGCAAATTAGCCTCGGGTTTGTCCAGGCCGTGGAACGCTATATACTCATCCCATTCGGTACCCGGTTTTAAGAATCGAGGTTTCATTCCTAATAACATACGCTCTCCGGTGGTGCTATGGCTTCATATCCTGACGGGACTATCTTTGAATCAGCGCAGACATTCCCACCATATACCAATTTCGGTGCAGCGTGCGTCTTTCCTGATGGCTGTGTTTTCAAGAACCCATGCACCTTTGGGGACGCATGTGTGTTCGGCTCCGGGTGTCAGCTCATCGTCGACAACTGGAGAAACCCGCCGCACCGAACAGGTACCGCCTGCACGTTCGCCCCAGGTTGTGTCATCATCTACACCAAGATCGGTTCTGCTAATATTATACAAGACCCCGCCACTTATGAACCTGTATCGCAAGGGCCTGACACGCTGGTGGGTAACCAACACCATAAAGAGTGGCCAGGTGAAGCGACTGCTACCGTATGCGCACGCTGCGGCCAGGTCGTGTCAGGAGATAAGGTGAGCCATGACTGGTGTGGTGTAAGCACAATTACCGGCTTCGATGTGGGTGACGCTACAGTTAAGCATACTGACTACTGCATAGGTGAGTAATGGAAAAGCATCAGTGTAAACCGATAACGATCTACAGCCACCAGACCGCCACTAATAAAACGCTTACGGAAAAGGTGGGAGACTATACGGCCACCTATAAGGGCCGACCGTATAAGCTACCCCAGGAGTTCGATGATGACTCCGCCTGCGCGCCCGTCATGTATGGTGACGGGTGCTGCCCCACTACAGAATAACGTTACAGCCATCCGTGGCAAGGGGGTATTAATTAAGTGAATTAATATTCACTAACCCAGCTGCGGCCAGAACCTCGGCCAACATATTCACGCGGTTACGGATATCCTCCGTGGTGGAGTTTTTACCCAGCAGCAGGATATCTGGCGGGACAAAATCATTCGGCACCCATACAAACTTATGCCAGTTGATAGCAGCGTCCGGGGTCTCGCCTTCTGCATTAGTACCGTAGTTCTCATCGATATTAATATACAGATCGCCGTTAGCATCCATCGCCATGACGACCCCTGAAAAAGTACCAGTACGGCTTTTCCTAAATGCCCACGGCAACTGGAACACCACGCCGTCAAATGTCGATGGTAATGTCTTCGCCTCCGGCGTCGCCGCTGTGCCGTCACTGGCTCTGTAGCTATAGAATGTAGGCGTAGTGTATACCGGGATGAGGCTGAGACCACCCTGACTCACATTGGCCCAGTTGACCATGTTGGCTTTCACCCAGGCTTCTGTAGTCAGTGGCGACCACGAAGTCCATTTAGCGTTGATAAGCTCTCGGGCATACGGCCCAGGACGGTTCTCCAGCATCGACGCATAAAAATACTGTGTCACTACCGGATTGCTACCACTGCTGGAACTCTGGGATTTTACAACGTCCATGTATACTTCGGCGTTGCTGTACACTGGTACGGGGAATCCAAGCGACGCCCCGCCATTCGCCTCACCCTTGATGCGATAACGACCGGGTGTAGTGACCGTTGTCAGCACCGTACCCGCTGGCAGGTCAACAACGAAGGCTTCGCAGAAAAGACCAGGAGTAGCCGACTCTGCCTCGGTAATCAGGGAGAGTGCGTTCTTACCCTGTTCGGAAACCCTGACCGCCAGCGGACTGCCCTCAGTGCCATCACCAGTAATGCTGTCGTTGTGCATCACCTCAGATGGTGCGACGTACAGCCCAGATTCATCCTTAACCTGGTTATCGGGCTGCGGCGACAAATTGACTTTCAGCGGGTTCTCTACAGTGCCGTCGCCCATAAGCGCAGTCCCCTGGATGGACAGGCTACCGCCACCAGCTTCGGCAAACAGGCCACCGTTCTCTGCGTCGATGCTCAGCGCGTTACCCGACTTACTGGACAGCTTGACCTTGAACAGCCCCTCGGCGTTTGTGCCATCGCCTTCAACGGTCATACCATCGCCACGTCGGTACGTGTCCACCATCTCCATAATCTGGACTGACTCCGAGCCATCGTCGTTATACCAGGCATAGTTCACCTGCGGCTGTCTTACGCTCCCGGCGATAGCGCCACTGGCCAGGATGAATTTGCCACCGTCGGTCGGGACAATGCTGATAAACGCAGTATTCGGTGGTGCCGTCGGGTCGGCGGCATCCGTAACATTAAAGTAATGGATAACCTTCGGCTCAGTGAACTTCTGCTCCATCGCGTTGAAGAAACGCTCAACTACCGCCTGCACGTCGGTGTTAGCGTCTATCACCTCTGCTACCGGAGGCAGGATGCCGCCAGCACCTGCCGGGACCGTGAACGAGACAGCTTTAGTTGTCCCGTCGCTCATTTTAAAGTTGAGCGTTACTTTCTGGTCTTTCGCCATTATGCGTCACCCACTTAGTCGGTGATATCTTCCTGCGTAGCAGTGATATCAATGATGCCAACACCGTCAGTACCGTCTTTGCCGTTAGTACCGTCTTTGCCGTCTTTACCGTCTTTACCCGCCGGAACTGTGAACGCCACAGTCTTCCTGGTGTTGTCGGTCATGTCAAAGGTCAGTGTAACTTTCTGGTCTTTAGCCATAAGTCAGCTCCTATACATCTTCTTGTGTAGCAGTAATGGTTTTGATACCCACGCCTGGGTCTCCCTTGCGGCCACGAAGCCACGCCAGGAAGTCAGACTCGGTACCCGTGTGTCCGGCGTCCAGCCAGACCTGATAAGCAGAGCGACCATCATCGCCCTTGTCGCCCTTGACAGACTCGCCCGCCGGGCCGCGCAGGTACTCAAAGAAGTCGTCCACGGTCCCGGTATGCCCGGCCTCAAGCCACACCTCATAGGCAGACTTGCCATCGTGGTAGACGATTGTGGAGTTGGGTTTCCCCACCCCGCCGCAACATCCAGCCATAAAAAATCCTCCGATTGGTCGATTAACCGGAGGATATCATAGCCTGATTATTGTGCGTGAGCTACTTCGCCGCGTTGTCTACCATCGTGTGCAGGTTCGGACACTCCGCCGCCAGCAGCTCAAGCCCGCGCCGCATAAGGAATCCCGTCTGGTAAGCCATCGGCTCCTCGTGGCCATACTCCGGGTTCTCGCCGATGTTCTTCGACAGGGCCATAATAATATGGAATATCTCGTGAGCCAGTGTTCCCATCGCGTTGCGGAACATCATCTGGCCATCCTCGCCGCTATAGAACAGCGGGAGATTCACGCCCACAACAGCCGGGACGTCCAGGCTACCCACCCATGACATGCCGCGACAATTCCACTCAGTGTCGGCGATGTACGAACCCCACTCCTTCCACCGCTTGTCGTCACTGTTCGTGAAATACCGGGCCAGTGCCTGCTGCTCGTCGGGAGACCACACGAAGGTCACGTCCATCTCGTATGGCTCAATCGTGATAATGGTTGGTGTGTAACCCTCAAGCAGCTTTGCTGTGTCGGTCATGATGGTACCCCTCCCTGGGTGGCGAACGTCATGGAGATAGTTGACTGTCCCGGCTTGTGGGATTGCGTAATGAGCACCCAACCAGACTGGCGCAGGCGTAATGCCAGCGGCTGTGCGGCAGTATCTTCGGCTACTGAAAGCTGTAAGTTGATGGTATCGGGGAGTTCGCCATGTCTTGCGCGGTAGTCGAGTACCAGGTGACGCAGCGCGTCAACATGTTCCTCTACGATGGTCTCTACTGTGCGATGGGTGGTTTGCATATGCCCTCCTGTGTCGTGATGCGATTATGCAACATACAGGTCGGCCTTGCAAGTAGAGCTACCCACAGCTGCGGAGCACCGTCACACCAGGCGAGGTTAGTTGGCTTACCCGCGCAGCTATGGGTGCCAGGGGGATGTCTGATTCGACACGCCGGGCATGGACTATGGGAAACCAAACACCCCCTGACGACACAGACTATAAAACATGCTGAGCCGCGCTGCAAGCATTACTTGTCAATAAAATCGTCTTCCTCCAGCTCAGCGCCGGGGACATAGGTTTTTGCCAAAATTCCAGAAAAAAATTCTGACGCTCGCTTGATGGCGGCATCCTCCTGGGCGTTGTAGAACGTGGCCCATAGTGTGGCCGTGCCATCCCGGTCCGGTTTGACATCGAACGACCGCATATACTCAGCGTTATTGCGTATGTTCTCTACGATGCGCGACCGAAGGCACACGCTGCTCATAGCATCCTGGCACGCCACGAGCCGTGGGTCATCTGCGCGAGTCCTGACTGCAATGTACTTCATGTATACCTCCCGTGTTTAGTTTGCAATGCAGGCTATGCTGGCAGAAAAAATAAAAATCCTCAAGTGGCGAGGGTAATACTATGTAGTACTGGTGCGCGCCCCGCCCCCGGCGCGGTCCAAAGGGGGCCAGGGTGGCCCGACCAGCGGAGTAAGCTATTGATTCGTAAGGCCATTTGCTGCGCCGCCTGCCGTGCCAGCGGTGCCAGCGGTGCCCCCGTGTAGAATGTTCTGCTGCAAGTCGTTGATATCCTTACGCATTATACAAACAACACCGCCCCGCGCATTGCATAGCTGTGCAAGGCTAACCTTTGTAGCCTTTGTAACCTCGTTGATTTATAAGGAGTTTTCCGCGCTGCCTTGCACAGCCTTGCAATAGCAGAATGCCGCGCAGGCCGCGCCAGCCGTGGCCCACAGCCCGCCATGCACGTCCCGCCCTGCAATAGCAGGTAGTGAATTATGCTATTTGTAGCCAGCTTGTATCTATAGAAAATCCTGTTGCTAGTGTGAAATGGCGGCAAGTTGTTGTTTTATTTATATATTATATATATCAATCTATTATTATTTATAAACAATGTAGCCTTTGTAGCCTATTTTTTGCATGACGCCCCACGTGCGACCCATTGCCGCTTGTATTGCACGTTTGTGCATATACGTGACTCCCGTAATAAATCCGCATTTTTGGCATTTTTCAGGAAACAAGGATACAACGTTGATTTATAAAGAGTTTCGCAGGAAACAAGCAGGTTACAAGAGGAAACATCAGCTACATCAAAGACTTACGTTCGCCCCCTGTCTACGCTTGCAGTGCACCGCGCTTGCACTAGCAGGCCGCGCCCTTTCTATGCTTGCAGTGCAAGCGGCACGCGCACAGCCCACACTGCGCCGCCGCGCACAGGGTATGCAATAGCATTTACCTTGCATTGCAATCTATCACACGAAAACGATTGACATTGCAATACAACCCGTGTATTGTGTGTCCCATAGCAACACGGCAGGCAACATTAACCGGGTTGCTAGTACAAGCGGTAGTAGTTGAGCAGTACAAGGCAACAATAACCGATTGACAATCTGAGATGGCTGATATATGATAGCCACACATTGAGACGGTGAGGGGCAACACTGAAACGCCCTAGCAACCCGACGACAGGGTTAGCCAGATGGTTCATCTGAGCTTGTGCGAATGTTCTTTAACAATTTGGATATCTTACCGCCATCCGTTGCAGTTAGGTTGGTCCCTGAGAGGCTCAAGGGCTATAGATACCGGGGAAGTTTACCGGGTGCATACCGACCGAAGCGATGAGACCATAGAGAGGCGGACACACAAAGGCCATAGAGCCGATTAGCATTAGTGTCTACGGGTGGCAAGGGGGAGGCCGATAAAGCATAAGCATTGAGTGATAAGCTAATGCCGCTTTCATGTTAGTAACGAGTGGAGGCGGCATTGTCTGGATTACTGGTGAATATAACAGGAGCTGACAATGCAGGCAGTAACACAACAGCAGGTAGAAGCGATGCACGGGCGCATTATTGCGGCGACGGGTTGCTGCGTGACGAACGAGCGGGTGCGCCGGGCGGTGCAGGACTGCGGCGATAATTTTATGCGTGTGGTGAACCACGTCCGCAACGGGATACTGCGGGCGATGCAGGAGGAGACCGGGTTTACGCGGGAGAACTCCGCCCGTGTTGCTGAGTTCTTGGGGGCATACCTGACATCGAGGGGGTGGAATGGGTTGGCAGTGGCGGAGCGCCGCGAGCTGGTAGCGCATTACCGCCGCATGATGGAGGGGGCGAAGTGTAACGGGATGCCCGCCAGCGAGGCGTTCCGGGTATGTAGCGGACTGCTGCGCGGTGCGCTGATTGAGATAGCTGTTAAGGGGGCGATTGTATGAGCTTTACCTGTGGGGTGTGTGGGCGACAGTACGATGATATGGGGCCGTGTATGAGCGATGATTGCGCTAGTCACACGGGGCATAAGCGCGGCATGGTAACCAAAGAGCGTTACGGGATAGAGATTAGCGAGACTTACGAAGTGCGCCCACTGGAGGACGGGCGGGCGCGGCTGTACTACTGGTGCCACGAGTTTAAAGTGTGGCGTCACGCGTTTACTTTGCTGGATGAGGAAAGCGCCGTGCGTGTGGGTGAGCACATGATACGGAATCGCCTGGAGCAACGTTAACAGAATCGGCGGCATTCGTGGGAGTGCCGCCCGTTATGTTAATCAACTGGAGTTAAGACGATGGCGAAATATCAGGGGCACAAGAACTGGAATCATTGGAACGTTAGCCTGTGGATCAACAATGACGAGGGGCTGTACAAGCTGGCGCGTGAGTGCATACGCAACAGCGCTAACCGCGACGCCGCCGCCCGCCTGATGCTGGAAAGTATAGGAGAGATGGGCAAGGCGGAAACGCCGGACGGCGCACCGTATAGCGTGGCAACCATACGGGCGGCAATGGTGGGAATGTGATCTATATCATGCGAGTAGAGGCATACCCGCTAGATGATGAGTAGTAGATATAACAGGCGATACTTTGCGGAGTGTCGCCGATTATATCAACAGAAGGAGTAATATCATGGTTAAAGAATTTGCGGTTCGCTGGACCGTCTCACGCGGCCAGGACACCTACGGCTATAACATCTGCACTATAGTAGGCGAGGGGATCAAAGGGCGTTGCATGGGTGGCGGCTACGATATGCTGGGCTCCAGTCTGGCCCAAGTCACAATGGCACTATTCCCGGAGTGGTTCGACGGCACCCGTGAGGTTAGCGACGACACAATCCGGGACTACTACGGCCTGTGTCGCACCAGCAACGGGTTGTACCTTAACGGCGCGTGTGGGGTGGAGTGTGTCGAGCGTGTGCTGCGTGACCTGATAGGGGTGCGTGTCGAGTGGGAGTACAGCCGGGATCGCAAGGGACGTATCAAAGACAAAAGCGGCCTGACTATTTCGCGGGACTGACCATAACAGGGCGTCGCCGGGTGCGGCGTCCGATTATGTTTAGTAATGAGTGAGGGCAGCACTATGAAAATGATTGCGGCAGATTATGACTTGTTGAGAGCGCTGGTTATTCGGGTAGTGGACTACAACAAAGCGCCTGACGAAACGCCAGCGCAATTTGTCGAGCGCTATGCGGAGCATATGCAGGTGAAGCATCCTAACATTAAAGATAAATTCAAGGCTTGTCGCTGGCAGTTGTTCCATGTGGCGGTGCGCCAGCCTACTGAGTTCGACGGGCAGCGCTTCACCGGGAAAAGTTCCAGCATGTTAGGGTTCTACGGGAAGTTGTCTGCGTACCTGAACGACGACCATATAGACACGGCGCTTCGCCAGATAGTGAAGGAGATCGCCCGATGAGTAACGAGCTGTTAGAAGACTACTGACCATAACAGGGCGTCGCCGGGTGCGGCGTCCGATTATGTTTAGTTAACTGTGGGAGATACAGATATGTCAGACGTTATGGAGTCACTGGTACGGGACGTCAACGGGATAGAATTTCATATCAACGTTGTGCTGTTCGGTGGCGCGGAGGCTATGTTCCGCGAGCAGTGGGAGCACTGCGACGAGCACAAGGGGGGCGTGACCATCACTAACCCTGAGGCCGACCGCAACAGCTGGACGTATTACCGACCGTTGCAGGTGTCGCTGTCTGAGTTGACGGCGGACTACGCGAAGCAGGGCCGGGAGAATCCAAGCCGGGAAGCATACGACAGCTTGCAGCGCCAGCTACTGCGCGACCTGTACGCCGGGGATTATGGGTTCGTGTACTCCGCACGAGTCGGGGACGAGTGGGTTACAACGGGGGAGACCTGCGGGTTCGGGTTCGACTGGGCGGACGCCGACGGGATATCACTGGAGGAGATCGCCCGCGAGCTGTGGGAAGAACACTGCGAGGATGAGGCCGTCCAGAATGTTGCCGCCGTGTGTAAGCGACTGGTGGAGAAGGCCGACCAGCTGCGGGAAGTGGCGGCACTGCTGGAGGACAAAGCGTGACCTATTACGAGAGTGCGGAGGGCGTGGAGATATGCCGCGCCCGTGCGGTTAAAGAGCTGGTGCGCCACGGCATACCGGAGGATGAGCAGGCCGAATTTTTCAGGGACTGCGGGGACAAAGAGAACTACGCGGCACAAGTTGTGCTCGCCTGGCTGGGGTACTGAGATGATTGAACTACGTGCGGTTGAGGTGGATGTAGAGGGCAAGCGCGCACTTGATAGCGCCAACTATACACTGACGGAGCGGAGCGGGCTGACGCTGTTCCGTCTGGACTGGCGAGACCCGGAGCAGGGCGACGAGTGGTCGGATGAATTTAACCCGGCGGCTATTGACACGGAGTTCTGGGCTACGTCTGCGGATACTGCGATTGATGAGCTGAAACATAACGTGACGCTGTTCATCCTCTGCGGCTGCGATAAGTATTGCACTGACGTAGGCATGTTGCATGAGGGCGTTCGCCGCTGGGTTGAGCAGGTTCGCCCGGAGTTGCTGGCGCTGGACTTCTACGCCGGGGTGGCGGACGTCATACAGATGGAAGAACACGTCGCCTATGTGACACGCAAGATGGCGGAGCTGGTAGACCTGCTGGATGAGTCCGACTTGCTGGACGGGATAACAGACTTCTATCACCCATAACAATATGGCCTGTGAAATATGGAAGCCGCGAGGCCGTGAGTAGCAGGCCATATGATTATGAGTGGTTAGCAATAGCCGATTGACAATGTAAACGCCGGGTGTATATAGTACCCGGACACCGACACGAGGGCATGAATATGAGCTTTGTACTTTCCGACAACTTCAATGACAACACCATTGACGTGCGCGACATTATAGAACGCGTGGAAGACCTGCGCGGCGAGCGTGACAGCGCGGCGATGGAGCATGTGGACGCCTGCGAGGAGGCGGGTACCGAGGGTACGTGGGACGAGGGCGAGGCGAAGTGGGCAGAGGATAACCCGGACGACGCCCGCGAGCTGGCGATACTGGAGGACTTCTTGTCCGACCTGAAAGGCTACGGCGGCGACGAGCAGTGGGAGGGTGACTGGTACCCGGTGACGCTGGTCAACTCCGACTACTTCACTGAGTACGCGCAAGAGCTGGCCGAGGAAATAGCGGAGCCGGGGATGCGCGAGGCGGCGTGGCCGTATCGTCATATTGACTGGGAGGCTGCGGCTGATGAGTTGCAGCTGGACTACAGCTGCGTTGACCTGAAACCGCTGGAGGAAGGCGGCGAGGCGGCGACGTATTACTATCGGGGGTAACAGGTATGAACTGGCCGGAGGCGTTTGCGGCAGCGGTGACAGCGATATGTGTAGCAGCTGTCATCATCGCTATGACGAGGATGTAAGAATGATGACCGACGAGGACGCTATCTCCCGCGCCAGTAACGCCGGGTTCCGCATCTATGGGGAGCCGTGGCGCTGGTACTGGGCGTCGAAATTCTGGGTAGACAGAGGGGGCGCTTTCGACACTGCGGCGGAAGCGTGGGAAGACATCTGCCGGGCGTATCCGGCAGCGGAGGAAGACAGTGGCAGCGAAAGCTAAGAAGACAATCACGGGCTTGCAGGAAGCCTATCTGGACTACGTGAACAACTATATCAGCGTGCTCAAGTTCGCGGCGGACTACGGCATGACTGAGGCGATGGCGAAGGCGACCATTGAGAAGGGAGCCGTGGCGCATGAAGCCTTTGTCGCATGGTACAAAGAGGTGCGCGCACTATGATGGTTCCGGCTTTTATTCTGGCGGTGGCGCTGTGCCCTGACTGTGAGTTCAAGGCAGTGGGCACCGACCTTATGACAGAGCGCGAGTGTGCCGCCTTGCAGGTGGAGTATTCGCAGGCGTTCCCGCAACGTGAGTTTGACTGTGCCCCCGTTCCGGGGCGTTCGGTGGAGGTGATAGAGGGTGAAAGACCAGCAACGAATTAACCGCTATGAGCTATGGCTGGCGGCGGCACGTCGCAACGGTGAGCCGCGCGTCACCTACCCATGCCCGCACTGTGACCACCAGCTGGTGGCGTTGAAGCCAGCGGCGGGAATCACATGGGATAGTTTCAGTACGTGCCCCTACTGTGGGGGCAACTTCTATAAAGTGATCGGCACGAACCATAAAGGCGAGGCCGAGGTGACGACAACTAACTACGAGGTCTGAGATGGAAAAGCTGATTGGTCGTGAAGTAACGATGGTGATTGAGCCGGGCATGTTGGGCGTGGGCTGTGCGACTGGCGATATCATTTTCGCCGAGCCGTATGTGACACGGGGCGGGAATACTAACGCGCTGTTCTTGATGGAATCCACTGGCCGGAGTGGACACAAGCTGTACTCCTTATCGGCAGCGGAGCTTGAGCTGGTACGCGACGAGCCGGACGGGCGCTTTGAGAATGTGACGTGCATCGCCAGCAGTGAGCCGGGGCATTGTGCGGGGGTAGCGGCGGCGCTGCGTAAGCTGGCGGACAGGCTGGATAGTCTGGAGCTGGCGAACAACATGCCGACTACGCTGAACGCGTAATAGCTAAGGCATCCTGTGGGGTGCCTTGTCGATTACACGAGAGGATAGAGACGATGGAACTTACAGCGATGTTTATATATGGCGGCTACCGTGATGTGCTGGGCACTGAAGGGCAGGACAGCAACCTTATCAACGAAACATATTGCGGGGGCGGCGAAGTGGAAGCGGCGCGTGCCCTGAATTGTGTAGCGGATGACGTGGATAACGCGGTCACTCCACTGCTGGCAGAACAGGACGGACCCGGCGTGTGGTACTACGATGTAGCCGAACCGCTGGGGGCATGGATTGCAGAGACGGCGGCGGCTGGTGTACGGGTGGACGAGTCCGACATTGTAGCGAAGGCCGTCGAACTTACTAACGAATGGTTGAGCGAGGTTAACCAATAATATTATGGCTGGAATTAAACTTACCCTGCGTATCAAAGGACACGACAGCGAGCGCCGTACAGCAACGGCGCGAAACGCGGCGCACCTGAAAGATATCTGCCGCCGCTGGCTGGCTGGTTACAGTGACCGTGGTATCCGCGCGGAGTACATGGGGCACAACACTAACTCACCATATGGCGAGCCGCATGATGTGGTGGCGGACTACATCCAGATGTGGGCAACAAATCGCGGGTGGAAACAGGAAGACCCGAAGGCCGAACAGCGCGAGGAGCTGGTGCAGATTCTGAAAGTCCCGGCGGGGATGGATATTGAGAAGGTTATCCGCGACGCACTGGACAATGGACCCGCGCCGAAGTCTGCGCTGGAAGCAGGACAGCGTGTTCACGAAGCGATTGAGCGGGAAGTTATTCGCATGAACACGCCTGAGCCTGCGCCGCGCCCGCGTATGCGTGACGGGAACCTGCGCTTCAACATGCTGATGCAAAAAGCGTTCGGTGGTCCGGGCGGGGTGGATGTTGACGCACTAATCGAGGCGCTCAAGCTGCTGGAGGATAACGCAATGCCGCACCAGCCTGAGCGTGCGATGGACGCGCCTGGGTATGAGCATCTGGCGGCAGTACTGCAAGACGCCTACGCACAGGCCGCGTTCGGTAAAGGCAAAGAGCGCCACGCTAATGACCTGCCGTTCGACCACCAGCCGATGCAGGCTATCAGCCGACTGCTGGGCAACCCGACCGGGATGACCTATCAGGTGTGCAAGAAAGTGGTCGAGGCGATGAACATGAAAGACAGCGGTGCCCGCCGCCGCGAGCTGCTGGGCGCTATTGTGTATCTGGCTGGCGTGGTTGTGTATGAGGACAATAAGAATGCCGATGCCGAAAGCAAGTGAGCTGTACCCGGTTCATCCGTGGATGGAAAAGTATTTCCTGATGTTCAACAACACGGGCGGCAATGATGTGGTGGAGCTGCTGCATGATGACGACACGTCTGCGTTCGCTAACGTGGTGCGGTATCTCCTGATTTGTAGCGTGCGCTCACAGTACACGTTGCTCATGAAGCTGCACGAAGAAGGCTTGTTAGCCGACGCGGCGGAGGCGGGATGTCTGCCGATGCAATTGAGTTAGCTTTAGTACTCACAGTCGTTGTGATTGTGATCGGATTATTACTGGACTAGGGGGACGTATGTTCAAGATGGCGATGGTGGCTGTGCTCACCGTCGCCCTCACTGGTTGCGTGAGTTACACGAACAGTGCGGGCGAGAAATGCACGACGAGTCTGGACCCTACAGCATGGGTGATGACTGGCGTTAACGCCGTGGGCGCTGGGGTGGACACCTCCAGCATGGTACACAAGTGCGAACCAGCGGAGTAAATCATGGGGGCGACAACACTGGTATCACTCCTGGCTGCGTATGGGGCGGGGGCGAGACGACCACGCGGCACGGTACTTGAGCGCCTGAAATGGCTGAACTTCATGGCGTGGAAACGAGAGCGCTGTGTTGAGAATCTGGTACGGCGTTACCCGCAGTACATCGGAGCCAAGTGTCTGGAGAACCGGGAGCCGGGCAATACATTGTGCAGCGTCATGAAGCCGTGGGAACAGAGCGAGGACAACAGGCTGCTGGATGAAGTGTTGTCCCTCACTCCTGTCACGACGATAGCCACGAACCACGGGCGCACCAACGGGGCAATCGTGTCGCGGCTGGGGCACTCCTCACTGGTCTACTACGACCAGCAGGACGAAGTGTACCGCATCGTGCATTCCATATTCGCGTCGAGGGCACACACAAGCAGGCCATTCCGGCAGATGATAAACGCGTTGAAGTCACGCGGGTTCCGTCGCCGGGGTGACTATTACTACTTACCGCCTGAGCTGGCTGGGAGAATATTACCGTGGAGTAAATCATGACAATGAACCTGCGAAGGGCAAGGCAGATCACTAAACAGAATCACCTGTCAGCCACACTGGTACAGGAGATTCTGGAAGCTGGCCCCACCGATGACCGCTCACTGTTCGAGGTGATGCGCAAGCGTGGGTGGAAGGGGGCACAAGGTGCGCTGCGGGAACTCATTACTGCGCTGACAGTAACCGGGAAGGTCGCTACGCGCAAAGGCGTACACCGCCTGGCGACCGACGACGAGCCAGTGCCGCAGCGTCCGGTACGGAATACGCTGGCCGACGAGATGAAGCGAGCACAGGCTGCGTACAAGCTGCGGCCATTACGGGAGCAGGCGGCAAGAGAGTTGCCGCTGTCTGCGCTGGTGGCCGTGAACAATATTGCTAACGAAAACGAACGTACTGAGAAACCAAAGGAGAAAGAGATGGACTTAACTACGCTTACCCCAGACCAGATGATGGAGATGGCGGCACAGATGCAGAAGATGGCCGAGGCCAAGAAGCGTGAGCTGGACCCGGAGCTGCTGCGCCAGCTGCTTGAGTCTGGACAATCCGTACTCGACGCGGCTGACTTGCTGGCTGAGACAACGGAGCGTTTCCGCCGTGCGATGGACGCAGTACGTGAAGCGCGTGGCTTACCTACCACGAAGAAGGTATGACATGAAAGTTACTAAACGACGCAAGGCTATCCACCTGCATGATGCGTCGCCGGGAACACCACTCTGTAAGTCGGGGGATACAACTGGTCAGGTGTACATCGCTACGAACCATTATGTAAGCGGTGAGACGGGAGTGGTTAGTTTGCATGACGGCGCGTTGTCCCTCTGGCCGGACCTGACCCCTGTGGTGGTACTGAATGCCGAGACTATCGTACACGGAGATGTTTATGAACAAGACCAGGCGTAAAGCTATTCAGGATGTTATCGCCAGGCTGGAGACACTGCGTGACGAAGTGGAGTCATTGCTCAATGAGGAGCAGGACTACTACGACAACATGCCAGAGGCATTCCAGAACGGAGACAAGGGGTTAGCTGCTAGTGACGCCATCTCCTACATGGAGAGCGCCAGCGGCTACATTGACAACGCGATTGAAGAATTAGGGTGTGCAGAAGAATGATTGTAATGGATAGAGATGGGCCACGATTCGATGGCTACTATGTGCGTGTCGAGATTAACGCTAAGCGTGATGCACTGCTGGTCGGCACCACCCAGGGTGGCAAGCCAGCAATGCTATCTCGCTACGCTGTATGGGAAGTCCCGACAGAGTTGGTCAGGACACGCCGCGCGTTCGCCACCGTTGTTGACAGCTATGCACAGCAACAACATGTCCACAACCTTTGCGACCCAAGCGGTGGCATTCGTGCATTCTACAAACTGGAACCGGGAGAAGAAATTTATGGAGAAGAATCTGCCCCTGCGGGAAGCCGTACAGCAGCTGCTAAACAGGCGCGGCGAAACAAAGTACGGGCTGGCGAAAGCGATGGGCGTTAACCCGCAGTCGTTCGACACCACGCTGAAACGCAATGTGACCATCACCACGTTCGTCCGCATCGCTGAGGGTCTGGGCATCACGCCGGGGCAACTCATGGACGAAGTGATGAAGCTGCGGCCATAACATTGTGGGGGTCACACTGGCCCCCATAAGATTATGGTTACAGACACAAGAGGGCAATTGATTATGGTAAACACAGAGTGTATAGTCTACGAACACGGCAAGGGCATACCGGACCGGATTCACCAGAAGGCGAAGCAGACACTGGCTGCGTACCTGACAGGTGACTGCCGCCCTAAGCGGCACGGGTCGGGTCGTGGTGAGTCTCTCAATGTGGGGAAGCGCTATCGCCTGTTCCGTCGTACCGGAAGCGAGATGTTCACGCTGTTCTCGCATGAGGCTTACAACAAAGAATACAGGAAACACTGATGGATAAATCCACCGTCGTTACTGCTGGTATCTGGGCGTCAGGCCATATCGTTATTGGCGAGACACTGCCTGCTGACATACTTCCGCTCATGACCGGGCCACTCGGACAGATTGAGATGGTCCTCGAAGGTAACACTGACGAACAACTCACGACAGCCGATGGCCAGAAGGCATGGGCGCTGAACGTCGTTGTGAACTGCACCACCCCCGCCGAGCGGTACGTGCTGGTCATGGTATGGCTGGCGAAACTCGCCAAGCTCTACGCCGATACCAAGATTATCTACCACGTAAACAAGGCCGGGAACCGGGATGTTCGCCGTGCTACCGCGCGCGCTATTAATAACCAACTTCACTGAGGAGATTAGGATGGAACAGAACTATGAAGAACGCATAGCGGAACTGGAGGAGAAGGTCAAAACGCTTACCGACACCTTCGTTAAGTTCATGCAGGTGCCGTACAAACAGCAAAAAGAATTTCTGAACCGCGTTGTCCCGCTGGTGGATATGTTCGAGAAGAAAGAGGGGCCGTTCGTGGCTAAGAAAAAGACCACCCGCACCCCACTGAACAAGGCTGACTGGGCACGCGTACAGGCTTGCCTGAACGACGACGGCGGCGCAGCCAGCTGGGCAGAGGTATCCAAATCCTCTGGCGTGCCAGCATCCACCGCGCGGAAGTACGCGAAGATGACACCGGAAGAAGTAGCGGCCTTACCGGAAGGCATCAACTACGAAGAGACAACGAGCGACGACGGGGAATAACCTATGTCTATGGGAACCAAGTACGACAAGGGCGACCGCCAGGGCATGACCGCAGCGAAGACATTCTCTGCACCGCCGGGCAATATCATCATCGTCGCCGGGCACAACTATCGCAAGATTGATCAGGAACGCGTGAACATGTTCGCGCAGATGTATCTGGACAAGAAGGATGTCCCACCAATTCTGGTAGCACTGGGGGACAACGACGAGCTGGAGCTGGTCGATGGTGAGCACCGTGTCCGCGCGGCGCTACAGGCTGGCATCCCAAAGGTCGCCATGATGGAGTTCTCCGGTACGAAGGAGGAGCGGCTGGCCGCAGCGTGGCGATTCAACCAGGGCAGTAAGGGTACGCCGACGGAGAACGCCGTGGCGTTCCTGCGTATGCGTAACAACGGGTGGAGCAACGCCCGCATCGCTAAGGAGACAGGTACCTCCGAGGGTACCGTAGCAAACCACTTGCTGCTGGCTATGTGCGGGCAGGAAGTACTGGACATGGTGGATGCTGGAGACGTTGCCGCCACTCCTGTAGTTAATCTGGCGCGTAGCCTCGGACCCGATAAGGTACTGGCTACACTGCGTGAAGCGAAGAAAGAATCCGAGGCGGCAGCAGACAAGCCTGAGAGCGCCGCTGCGCCGACGAAGAAAGCAGACGGGGCTAAGTTCAAGTCACGCAAAGAACGCGTCACTGAGAAGCGCCTGCGCCGTGTGCAGGAGGAAGTCGCTGACGAGTCAGCCGAACGCCGTGCGCGTGTCTACCTGAAAACACTGATGGCACACCTGCCGGAAGTGATGGTGGTAGGCGACGTGGATGTGAATAAGGCACCAGCCTCGCAGTCTATTACGCTTACCTGCCCGGCGGGCAGCTGGCGTGAACTATCCGGGATGCGTGAAGTTATTCTGGATTATCTGAGCAAACAAACTAAAGGGGATAAATGATGGGAAATACTACCGCAACGGCTCCGCGTGAGCCAGCTTACATCGAGCGTGCTATCGTCGCACTGGCAGAGCGTGTGGAGCAGGTGGCTGGTCTGGTGGACAAACTGGAAGCTGGTATCTCTCCGGCGCTCCTGGACCCACTACCGCAGCCAGACCAGACTGGCGAGATCCGCCCGCCTGTTCCGGGGAGCCATCTGGCTGTGGTTATCTCCGGGCAGGTGGAACTGCTCGACCGTGTTATTGATCGCCTCGACAGTATCTGCAAACGCATCGACATCTAGGGGGAGCCATGAGCACAATACCACTTATGGCGATGCTGAACATCGCAGACCTTGTGGTCGGTACAGAGCTGGCAAGTTATGACGGGAACGACGAGGACGCGGCACGCCGCTTCCACGTTGTCCTGTACCATTCGCACTGCGCGGACGGGTTTGGCGCGGCCTGGGCTATCCACCGGGCTGCGTTGCAGGGGCTGCTGGGTCGCTCTGACGTGCTGTATGTTCCCATCTCCTACGGCAACCGCGACACGGTAGTCGGCGACCTGGCGCGTGAGCTGGATGGTCATAAGGTCGAGATCCATATCGTCGATTTCAGTGTCCCGGTAGAGCTGTTCCGCTCACTGGTGACGGTCGCGCAGGAAGTAACGTATCTCGACCACCACCAGGGCGCAGCCGATGAGCTGGAGAACGCACGGGGCGTGTGCCGTGAGAAGGCTATCCCGGCGTACATCAAGTTCGATAACGAGCACAGCGGCTGTGTCCTGGCGTGGGAGCACTACATCACAGAGGCCACCCGCGAACCAGTGCCGCCTGTGCTGGCGTGTGTTGAAGATCGTGACCTGTGGCGCTTCCGTATGCCAGAGACGAAGGCGGTGTGCGCCAACGTCTACAGCTACCCGATGACGATGAGTGCGTGGGACCAGATCGCTGCGCGCCCGTTCGAAGATGTAGCGGATGGCGGCATCGACATCCTGCGTGCCCACGACAAGAACGTGGAGCAGCTGACGAAGGACCACAACGTAAGCTACTACCGCTTCAACGGGCTTCGTGTGGCTGTAGTGAACTGCCCGTGGTTCGTGGTCAGCGACGTGTGTAACCTTCTGCTGACGAACCAGGCGGATATTGATATCGCCGCCGGGTTCCACGTCCCGCAGTATGGCCGGGCGAAGTGGTCGTTCCGGGCACGCAAGGGTGGCATCGACCTGCCGACCCTGCTGAAACAGTATGGCGGAGGTGGCCACCAGGCAGCGGCGGGCGTTGAGTTCAACGACCTCATGTCGGACGAAGCACAGGCTTTTTATGGGGCGATGCACCATGAACAGTAACAAATGTTTTGGTGAGGCGGTGGCCGCGCTCAAAGCCGGGCACCGTGTGTCGCGTAGTGGGTGGAATGGGAAGGGGCTGTGGCTGGAGTTGCAGGTGCCAGACGAGCACAGCAAGATGACACTCCCGTACATCTTCCTGAACTATCCTGACGACGCAGCCAACACTCCCGGTGCGAGAGTCCCGTGGGTGCCGAGCATGACTGATATTCTCGCCAACGATTGGCAGGTAGTATAACAACACATGGCAGGCTGCGGCCTGCCTTTCTTTCGAGGGCAATATGGACCTACCCACCACCCCTAATATCCCAGAGAACTTAGCCCGCATAGGCATATCCAGGGTCATTGCTGCTGACTTTGAAACCTACTACAACACCGCCGACGGATACAGCCTGGCGACGAAGGATATGACTACGGAGAAGTACGTCCGTGACCCGCGCTTTCAGACAATCTGTGTGACTGCAACGGTGGATGGGCTGACTATATACAAGGCATGGGGACACGACGCGTGTCGTCAGCTGTTGCTGGACCTGGGCGTCGAACGGAAAGACACCATGATGGTCGCACACAATGCCCGCTTCGATGGCTGTGTGGCAGAGATGACGATGGGCATACGCATCAACATGCTGGTGTGTACCATGCACATGATGCGCATCACCGGACTGTCCCGCCTGATTGGTGAGAGCCTCCGCGCCCTGGCTGATTTCCTCCGAAGCAAAGGATACCCGGTACCGGAGAAAGGGCACGAGGTAACGAATGCGAATGGCCTGCGGCTGGAAGATATGGGTCCGCAATTCCGCGAGCAGTACATGGGTTACTGTGAGAAGGACACCATAATATTATTCATTGCCGCCATGATACTTATCCCGCAGTGTCCAGCAGAGACGCTCAAAGCAAGTAACATGACACTCCAGATGTATACCCGCCCGGTGATTCGCCTGAACAGCGCCATGCTGAAAGAGTACCTGGCCTCGCAGATGAAGCGCCGTGAGGAGACGCTGGCGGCAATGGCCCGTGAGAACGGCTGCGCTGATGTGACTGAGTTCATGAAGCTGCTGCGGTCGAAGCAGAAGTTTGCTGACCTGCTGCGTAACATGGGCGTTAACCCACCGATGAAAGAGTCGGTGAAGGCGACCGAGAAGAAGCGTGCCAACCTGAGCGACCCGGCGTGGGTAGCGAAGACGAAGACACCGAAGTTTCTGGCGCAGCTGGAGAAGGAAGGAAAGACCTGGGACCAGTGGGCGGCAGAGCCTGTCATGGACTATGCCTTCGCCAAGAAGGACACCGAGTTCATGGAGTTGGCCGACAGCCTGGACCCGAAGATTGCAGCGCTGGTCAACGCCCGCCTGGAGAACAACAGTAGCCAGGCCGAGTCGCGGACACGTCGATTCATCGACTGCTCGGAGCGTGGCTTGTTCGTGTTTGCACTCCAGTATGCCAACGCCAGGACGCATCGCTACGGCGCTGACGATGGTCTGAACCAGCAGAACCTGCCGAAGCACTCCGGGGATAAGACCCTGCGGTATTCGATGGAAGCGCCGGAAGGGTATGAGATTGGCGGCGCTGACTCCAGCCAGGTAGAAGCACGTTGCCTGGCATACGCAGCACAGGAGACGAAGCTGCTCAACATCTTCGAGACAGGCGGCGACCCCTACTCATACATGGCTAACATTATCTATGGCGAACCCGCCGACGAGATTAAGAAGTGGGCCAAGATGGATAGCCACGGCCTGGAAGGCGAGGCCAAGAAGCGCCAGGCTGAGCTGTCCTTCATGCGCTTCATGGGTAAGAAGACAGTACTGGGCAGCGGCTACCAGATGTCCGGTAACAAGTTCGCCCTGACGCTGCGCCAGGAAGGTATCATGCTGAAACCATCCAGAGAGGATGTGATGGCGTGGCTTCGGATGCAGCCGCAGACGGTCGTGAACAACAAGCGTGTCCTGGAGCTGGAGTTCAACGAGTACAAGCTGAACTTCCACCTGCGGGAAGCGAAGCGTATCAACTGGGTATACCGCACCGAGCACCAGCGCATTAAAGGCTTCTGGGATATGTGTGACTGGGTGCTGTCTAAGATGTGCGCTGGCGAATCTGGTTACTTCGGTGGGCCAGATGGCTGCCTGTTCCACTTCGACGGGAACCACCAGCTGTTCGGTGAACGCGTACCCGGTATCCAGCTGCCGAACGGCGAGTGGCTGGTGTACCCATACCTGGAGTCATACAAAGAGGACGATACGGGCTTCGTTAAGTATCGGTTCCGCGAGCGCAAGGGCAAGTCGTGGATAGAGAAACATATCTACGGCGGATCGCTAACGGAAAACTTAATCCAGGCGCTGGCGTTTGTTATCCTCACCTGGCAGGCCGTGCGTATCCACGAAGTCGTCCCGGTCAAAGGCAACGTACACGATGAATGGTTTAGCGTATATCCGGCGCACCTGCGTGACCGCGTGAAGGCTGTCTATGAGATGGCGATGCGCGCTGTGCCGCCCTGGGTGCCCGGCCTGCCATTGAACTGTGAATTTTCTTCCGGGCCATCTTATGGCGACATGTAGACATTGTGTGTTAATATGTTTGCCTGACTAACGAGGAGGATTACCTGATGGCCACACCATTACCCATTACACCGTCGCTACTGAATGTGTTCCTGACATGCCCGCGCCAGTACGAAGCCAAGTACATCACGAAGGAGGTCGTGTTCCAGCAGAACGACGCGGCCCTGTTCGGTGATATGGTCCACAAGAGCGTGGAGGCTGCGCTGAAAGAAGGGGCGGCACTGGCTCCCGAAGCCGAGTTCATGCAGCCACTGGTAAACTGGTGTCGGATGATGGCAGCACAGCCAGGCATGACGATGTATGTCGAGCACCGTATGTGTATCCGCCGCGACTTCACGCCCACCACCTGGTTCGGTAAGGGCGAGAACAAACCGTGGATGCGGGGTATCGCTGACGTGTTCTTTAAAGATGATGTCCATAAGCTGAACATCAACGTGGACTGGAAGACAGGGAAACCGAAGCACGACAAAACGCAGTCTCGTATCCTGAGCCTGTGCGCCAAGCACAATACCGGGTACACTAAGACGCTCAACCTTTGGGCGCATGTGAAACATGGCGAGCTGATTATGGATAGCTTCGACCTGGTTGACCTCGCTCCGGTACAGGACATGCTGCTTGACGTAGCACGATACGAACGCGCGTGCGAGACAAACCAGTTCCCGGCTATCCGCAACGGCCTCTGTGGCCAGTGGTGCGACGTACTGAGCTGCGTACATAACGGTAAGAATGGACAAGCGTGATGGCCTGCGCTTGTTCCAGCATTGACTATTGCGATGAATGTCTGGCTGCGATGAGCGCGGCCATAACCACAAGGAGAAATACGATGCGATACATTCGACAGGGGGATACTTCCGTGACGGTACCGAAGGACTACATCACCAAGCTGGTGGTTTCAGCGCTGTCTGCACAGCTGCTGGAGAACCGCCCCTATGCTGTAGAGCAGTCAGCCTCGGACATGCTGTATGTGTTTGGTGACTGGGATGCGCGCCTGGCCGAGATGAATGCGATGGTGCTGCCGTTCGGCTACGAGTTCGCGTTCTCGGAAGACACCATCACCCGCGATGGTAAAGCAGTGCAGGTACTGTACCTGTCCCTGCTCAGCCTGGAAGAAGGCGACCCAGACGACGCTGTAGTATAGGGATAAATGATATGGCCGGGCATATGGACGAGGTAGTAAACCTCATTGAACGGGTACGTCGTGGCGCAGATCGCCACGGCTTTCTTTTGTCTGCGGCGCTGGTCCCTGACCCGGTGATGACTATGCTGAAAATGTATGTCACCACGTACCGCACAGATGGACGGGCGCTCACGCTGCATGAGATGCAGAAGCGTGTGGAAGGCACCTCCAATGCACTGCTGTTCGGCGTGCTGTGCATTCCGGTCCCGAACCTGGCGGACATCCACCTGATACTGAATGGTATGGTCATACCGGGCCGGGACTTCCTTGCGCAACTCGATGCGCTCGACAACCGTGGCAGGCTGGCAGACCCTAACAGGCACACACTGCCGCCCGGCACACTAACGCTGGAGCATGATGATGGCGACAACACCAGAAGGTTATGTGAAGGACGAAATCAAGAAGATTCTTGAGGCGGCAAAGATTGAATACTCTATGAAGACCACCCGTGGGTACGGCAAGTCCGGGTGGCCTGACTTTGATACGGTGTTCCGGGGCATCTACGTGACCATCGAAGCGAAGTATGATGCAGATGAGAAGGGGCCAACAGCACTACAGCGCGATGTGATGAAAAGCATCCGCGCGTCTGGCGGCATTACGCTGGTCCTCGACGCCAAAAACTACCACCTGCTGGCGAAGCTGATTGCCGATACGGATAAGATGCTCGCCGCGACGGGGTATGTTACACCGCTTATGGTTCGCGTAGCCGCAACTTCCCTGGGCATTTATTATACCGAGGATGTATATGGTAAATAATGACTGGTCGCGTCTGAAAGAGGGCGCGTACCTTTCACCTAACAAGCGGATGCTGGTCCTGAAAGTGCGCGAGGCGTTGCGGTTCAAGAACAGCTTCCCGCCATCGCATTTCTGCTCGGCACCCTTCCGGGATATGCACCTGGTCGGGATACCGTATGAGATGGAATCGCTACAACTACTGCGGAACCTGAACTGCAATACCCGTGGCATAGAGATACTGCGCCACGCATACAAGCTGCCCCTGGTTGAACAGCAGTTTCCACTCCTGCCACACCAGGTGAGTACGGCGGCGTTCCTGTCAGAGAATCGTCGGGCGTACTGTACCAGCACCATGCGTACTGGCAAGACGGCCAGCGCCATAGTGGCGGCGAAGTTCTTACAGGAACGCAGGATGGCCACCGGGTGCCTGTGCATAGCGACGAAGACTAACCTCCGTGGTGTATGGGAGAAAGAGATACGGGGCATGTACCCGGACGCGACCATCGTCGTGGTCCACCACAAAGACCCACGCAAGCGCAGGCAGCTACTGGAGCAGGATGCTCACTTCTACATCGTCAACTATGACGGCGTGAAGATTGTTAAAAACGAACTGATCGATGCTGTCGAGCGTGGCCGTATATCCATCGTTATTGGCGACGAACTCACGCACTACGCCAACTCGCGTAACCAACTGTGGGACGCCGCCGACCAGGTTATCAATGGCACACGATGGGAGGTCACGCCAGGCAGGACATTTGTGGATGGTTCAGGTAAGACAGTTAAGCTGAAAGACCGCCGCCGCAGGGCACCGCAGGGCAGGCCGATAGAGTATGCCTGGGGGCTGACAGGTACGCCAGGCGACCCGGAGATGGTGTACGGCCAGGTGAAGCTGATCACCCCGCAGAACATGAACATGTCGTTCACGGCATGGCGTGACCAGACTATGATTCAGTTCGGGTTCAAGTGGGTACCACGAGAAGGGTACAAAGACAAAATCTATCAGGTGATGCAGCCGTGCATCCGGTTTGACAAGAACGACATTATGGACCTGCCGCCCGTCACTAACCGTGGCGCAGATGCAGACCTGTCGGCAGAACAGATTAAGCTCTATAAGAAAATCCGCACCGACATGGTGGCGTTGGCCGCAAGCGGCGAGGAGATTAAGGCACCGACTAAGGCGGCACTGACCTTCAAACTGTTGCAGATTGCGCAGGGTGTCGTGAAGGCCGAAGGTGAGTCGGTCCTGGAACTGGATGTGAAGTCGCGTATAGACACACTGGTCGAGCTGATAGAGACAGCCTCTCAGAAGGTTGTTATCTTCTGTGCGTTTACGGCGGTCATTGACCTGGTGGAGCGACAGTTGAAGGAGCGGGGTTACACTGTCGGCGTTGTCGATGGGCGTGTCACCGGGACGAAGCGTGACGAGACCTTCCGCAAGTTCCAGGAGGAGAAAGACCCGCACGTAATATTATGCCACCCGAAAACAACAGCGTTCGGGGTGGAGCTGGCGGCAGCGGATACGATGATATTCTACGGCCCGCCATTGTCTGGCGAGTTCGTCTATCAGCAGGCAGTAGAGCGCATGAGTTCGCTGAAACAGAAGGCCAGCAGCATACAGATTATCCAGCTGTCAGCGTGCGCGGAGGAACGGAAACTGTTCCGCAGCATCAAGATGGGGGTCAGCATCAACGAGGCTATCAACGACATGTTTACGGTAGACCCGAACGATGTGTAGACAAACGGTGTATATAGGTGTAGAGTCTTCTTCGTGGACAGCATGAGGAGCTAACGATGGAACTACAAGAACTTGTCACCAAGTTCGCCGCACTACGGGCTAAGCGCCTGGAGCGGGAGGCGGTGATTAAGAAGATGAAAGAACTCGAAGAGCAGATGATGGGGATGATTATGAACCAGATGTCTGTCGCGGGTATGAAGACCATCAACTTTGATGGTGTTGGTCGGGTGGAGACGAGTACGCGTGACCACGTTGAAATCCGGGACAAAGAAAAACTGGCACGCTTCGTTGTCATGCAGGCAGCGGCAGCGATTAAGAATGGTTCTCCGGTTGCCGACGCCACCGCTGTGTTCCAGCAGCGTGCAGCGATAGGCAACATCGAGAGTCTTATTGAGCAAGGCTTCACCGCAGAACAGATGGGCGTCGAAGTCGTAGAAAAATCCACACTGAAATTCACCAAAGCGTAAGAGGAAAATACTTATGTCTCATAATGCACTTGCAGTCCTGCCGAGCTTCGCACAGAACATGATGCCCGCCCTCCCGGCAGAGATGCGTGATATCCTGCTGGCCAACTTCGCCCCGGCGATGGATACCTTCGGCGGTGGTTTTAACCGCGTCAGCCTGAAAGGTAGCCGCATCCGCCTGATTGCTGGTGGCCAGGAAGTTCGTCAGGAACCAGATGCGCTCGACTTCGTTATCGTCGGCATCTCTCCAGACCAGTACTGCGTATGGTACAAAAATAAATACAGCGGCGAAGAAGGTATCGAGCCGGATGCTGTATGGGCAATGAACGAAGAACCACCAGCAAACGTGCCGCCGTCTGCGCTGGTCAAAGATGCTGACGGTCGTAACCAGTACAGCGTTCGCCGCCGTATCATCATCGCCCCGGTATCTGTACCGACCAATGGCGGCGCGCCGTTCGTTGACCTGGAGAACCTGTTCGCGTTCGACATGGGCGGCATGTCCACCTTCGGCGATGATATCAACATCGGCAACTTCGCTTTCGGCAAAGCGTACAGCTTCTCTAACTACATCGGCCTGCTGAAACAGCATGGCATGATTCCGGCGGCGTGCATCACTAAGATGATCTTCGACCAGAGCCAGTCCGTTCCGGTCGTTCGCTTCTGCCCGATTGTCGGTGCTGACCAGAAAATCCAGATGCTGGATATGGGCACACTGGGTCGTGTGGTCGAGGTGATTCAGGATAGTAAGGTAGCTGAGATGCTCGACTGGCGTCGTGGCGCTCCGGCTGCGGCACCTGCACAGCCCGCTCAGCAGCCGCAGCAGGCCGTCCAGCAGCCAGCCCAGCAGGTTGTCCAGCAGCCGCAGCAGGCCGTTCAGCAGCCGCAGCAGGCCGTTCAGCAGCCGCAGCAGGCCGTTCAGCAGCCAGCCCAGCAGGCCGTCCAGCAGCCAGCCCAGCAGGCCGTTCAGCAGCCAGCCCAGCAGGTCGTTCAGCAGCCAGCCCAGCAGGTCGTCCAGCAGGCAGCTCCGGCAGGTAATACTGTTCAGGATGCCCTGGCGCAGCAGATGACCAGCGCGGTACAGAACGTACAGCAGTCGCAGCCAGAACCGCAGCAGCCTGTCCAGCAGGCCGCACCAGCACAGGCCGCACCAGCGCAGGATGTGGTTGGTGATGACGCACTGAAAGACGCTCTGGCAGGTCTCATGAGCGACGCAGCATTCGCATAACGGAGGTAATACATGCGAGCACAACTGATTTATGATACTGTTGTGCTCCCATTCATGGAGGCGACCAAGAAGGCTCGCCTCCCCGCCGCCTCGGTGGCGCGGTTAGTGGGAGTATCACGGGGGACGCCGTACTTCTGGGCTAAAAAACGATTCATGCCCGATGATGAAATGCAGGTAAAACTGACCTCGTTGACTAAGAAAATTAACGCGGCTCTGGAAGCTGAAACACTGCCGCTCGTCATTGATTTTGATAAAGAACTGCGGCGAGTATTGGATATGGCAGATGATGTAACCGGGGCCACTGAGTAACTTGAACCCCGAATGGGAGGGGGATAGACTTACCACCTCCGACACTAAAGGGCATGGACATGACACTGACTATTGAGCAATTCCTTTCTCAAATCCTCCCAGCTGGCGCGGTCTACGCCGCCACATCCATCGACCCGGCTACCCGTAAGCCGTCACAGCGGGCACTGAACTCTGTCCGCGACGTGGCTGTGTACTGTCTGCAAGCCGACGCCGATGGCCACGACGCATTCTATGCGATGGCTGGATTTGAAAAGGGATGGCACGACGACCCGATGGGACGCACCCGCCCGGACGGCTCGCCGAAGAAAGTTCTCCGTACCCAGGAGAACGCGAAGTCCATCAAGGCATTCTGGCTCGACCTGGACTGCGGCATCGGCAAAGACTACCCGGACCAGCGTACAGCCTGCCAGGCAATCGTACAGCTGACGAAGACTGTACAACTGCCGCCTCCGCTGGTCATCAATTCAGGTAACGGCATACACTGCTATTGGGTACTGGATAAGGCTATCCCCGCCGATATGTGGAAGAAGATAGCCTGCCTGTTCTCCGGCGTCGTTTCACATGTCGGCATCCAGACTGACTCGCAGTGTACCACCGACGAAGCGCGTGTCCTGCGTCCGGTCGGTACCCATAACCACAAACATGGCCAGCTGAAACCAGTAACGGCACTGACGCCGCTCAAGCCTGTCGATCCAATCGCATTTGTCACGGCCATCAAGAAGTACGCTGTGGCCAACGGCGTTAAGCCCGTTAATATTGTACGCCAGGAAAACCAGGCTCCTGCGAATATCGCCAATAACCCGGTGCTTGCGGCAATGTGGAACAACGGCAACTTCCAGGCTGTTATGGGCCACGCCATGATGACAGAGCGGAACAAGGACGCCGACCGCATACGCCGTAACTGCGAGCAGATAGCGACAGCTGGTTCACAGATGTACCCGAACTGGTTCAACATGATGACCGTGATGAACTGCTGTCCTACTGGTCGTGAGGTCGCGCGGGATATCTCCGCAGCAGACCCGCGCCACAACGACGCGCAGTTCTTCCAGAAGTATGACCACGACGTGGTTCACGGGAGCAACGGCCCGGCGTCCTGCCGCTCGTTCGATGTGAATAACCCAGGCGTGTGCGCCAACTGCCCGTACTTCGGGAAGATTGTGACACCTGCCGAACTCGGTCGCGTACCTACCAGTGAGCGTGCTCCACAGCAGGCGCAGCCGACTGGCGACCAACAGACCCAGCCATCTGGTGACAACACCGTCACCATACAGGTGCAGGAACCCATCGTAGCGCCACCAGCGAAGACGCTGGACATAAAAGGTTTTGTGGCATACCCACTGGATGACCCACGCTTCCTGATGCGCGAAGGCCAGGGTCTGGTCCATGTGTACGAGGAAGAGGTAGACGGTGGCGAGCCTATCCGCAAAGAGAAAGTTATCCTGGAGTCGTGCTTCTACCTGCTGTACGCCGTGCGCATGAACATGGGCAAAGCCGACCAGCAGATGACCTACATGTTCCAGATTACGAACCCGTTCGATACGCCACGCCAGGCGAGTATGACCGCGAAGGACTTCGCCAGCGATGTGTCTATCAGGAACTGGCTGTTCAACAACCAGATGCTGCCCACTCCAGGGAACGAGAAGAAAGTAGGAGATTGTATGCGCACATATCTGGCGAAGCTGCAACGCAAAATCCCGTGCGTAGATATGAAAGAACACTTCGGCTGGTCGCTGGCCACAAGCCGCGATGGCCACGAGCGCCGCACTTTCGTGCTGGGCGACCGTATGCTGTCTGCTAACCAGCCGACAACCGAGATTGCCCTGCCTAACAAGCTGTCTCGCTACGCCGAGAACCTGGGCAAGTCTGGTACACTCGAAGCCTGGAAGGCAGTGCCGCAATTCTACCGTAAGCATAATATTATTTGGGGACAGATGGGCGTCGCCCTGGCCTTTGCGGCACCCCTAATGAACTTTGCTCCGGGCATCGCCCGCAACGGTATCGTTAACTTCTGGTCGCGGGCTTCCGGTACTGGTAAGACTACGCTCCAGCATGTGATTAACAGCGTATGGGGGCACCCGGAGAAGCAGCTACTGAACGTCCAGTCCACGGCCAACAGCCGATTCAACATCATGGGTCTGCGTCACAACCTCCCGGTGTGTCTCAACGAGATTACGAACCTGGGTGATGTTGACCTGTCCGAGATGCTGTTCCAGATGTCAGAGGGACGTGAGAAAGATCGCCTGGCAGACGGCGGCAAAGACATTATGTCCTCCGGCAGCTGGTCTACCATCACTATCATGTCCGCGAACAACACCGTATTCGATAAGATGCAGGCGCTGAGCCGAGACCGCGACGGCGAGATTAAGCGTGTCCTGGAGCTGGAAGTTGATATGGCTGGGGTATCTCCGGCGCTGGCTAACGAGATGACAGCGGCAATGGATAAGAACTACGGACATGCTGGTGCGGCGTTCATCCAGAGCCTCCTCGACCACCCTGACCTGTTGAAGATGATTCCGACAGCTATGGCTAACTGGGTAGAGAAGCATATCGCCAGCCAGGATGAGCGTTACTGGATGAATACCATCGCTGCTGCGGTCATCGCGGCTAAGCTGACGAACACGCTCGGCCTGACTGACCTGGATGTAGATGCTATCACCGAATATGCAATGTCGATGGTAGCTCGGATGCGCCGCAGCATGGCCGATACCCGCAACGATATCGCCACCGCGCTGGGCGACTACATGTTCGCAAGCCTGCGCGATATGCTGGTGGTCTCCCAGGCCCGTAACCCGGCCTCCGCCGCTCAGGCTGGTATGCCAGATGTGATGGGTGGCTACGTGCAGCGACTGCCGAACGGTGAGCTGGGACTGCGGGTAGAGAAGCTCGAACGCCTCTGCTACATCCGCTGCACCCACCTCCGTGCCTGGTGCGCTAAGAACGGCCTGACACCGGAGCTGATTCTGGAAGGACACCTGACTACCAACAGACCTATCCAGAAACGCCTGGGTGCCGGGGTGGCGTCATTGGTTGACGGGAACGTGAAGTGCTGGACTATCAGGCTCCCGGAAGATATGGACCTCGACGCGCTTAGCGCTGAGCCTGAGCAAGTTGCTGACGGTCAAGCTGGGCCTGTGTAAGACAGAGATTATATAGGCGGGTCACTTCATTGGCTCGCCTAGCATCTTCTCTATTTCCGTCAAGCGCGATTCGAAGCGCGCTACGAAGTCTGTCTTCACGGGCTTTAGCGCGGCGGAGAGCGGCGGCAAGGTCAGCCTGGTCGGCTGTACTGTCACTGCCGCTTTCTGCGCGCATCCCGTCAGTAACGCGCAGGACGCGATACAGCAGCTTATCAGTCTCAGTGGTGTCATCGTATATCCCATCCATAAAAACACGCTCAGCGCCCCGGAGATTTGCGAGATTCTCGTCCTTCGCACCCGCTCGCTGAGTATCCTGCTTCTGTACTTCCGCTACTTCCGCCCCGGCGTTCTGTAGCTTGGCCGTTATGTACCCGCAGGAGAAGATAGCTACTGCGGCCACCAGCGACATAACTACGGCTGTGCGAGACATAGCGCCTTCTCCTTACCTCGACGGTCAACCAGGCCAGGCAGCTTAACCCCGCCACCATAAACATAGAGCGGTAGCCGGGCACATGCCGCCGAGTACTCCTGCTTGAGCAGCAGTGTGTATACCGGATAGCTTCTGAACTTCGCGCACCCCATGTTAAATACGAATGAGCCGAAGGCATCGAACACACCAGGCGGCAGCTGCTTGCCCAGCTTATCCTCAACGTACTTCTCCAGACACTCCTGCGCGCCAAACAAGTCTTCTGCATACCACTTGGTAATCTGCTCCAGTGAGTACACGTCTACCTCCGCACGCACATCCTTCCCTGCATGGCCGATGCCAGCGGTTAGCCTGTTGGCCGGGCACATGTATGGGTCACGTCGGCATCCCTCGGCATCGCCGATAATCTCCATAGCCCGCTTACTAAAGCGGAGGGGATTCCCCTCCGGCGCGAGCGTGGTTGGCGCAGAACGTCGTGGTGTATCCTGCGTGGTATAGGTACCAAAGACCGCCGCCACCACGACGGCGACGGCGCAGATGGACTTCTTAATGTTGCTCATCCAGCTCTCCTACCCCCATCTTAGACGCCTTGCTCACTGCCTGCTGAGCCATCACCGCCGAGGAGGTTGTTGCCTTCCCGTTCAGAGACTCCAGGTATGCCTGCATGGCCTCGGTTCTTTTACGTTCTTCCTGCTGATAGATTTCTATCCTGCGCTTCCGGTCTTGCCTACGAGCTATCCATGCAAGAATAGATATCGTGACGCTAACCAGAGCAGGGATAATCAGCACAAGGTCTTCTAAGCTCATTCCTGTGAACGCCACTGTTAACGCCATAGAGGCGTGGATTATCCTGTCGAGCTGGTCCTGGATACGCTCACGGAGCCAATCCGGTAGAAGTCGCAACATGTGCCCTCCCTATGCGGTCACATTCAGCGTACCCTGCTGAACGGCCACATGACCATCGCAGTTGGTTGCTGCCACCGAAATATTAAACGTACCAGCCCCAGTTGCGACGCCGCTAAAGTTCACGAAGTTAGCGCCGACTTCCACCTTAGCCCAGGACGGTGCGCCCTCGACCGCAATAGTCATCGGTGTATCCCCGGTGAACACAGCAGAGCCTTGCCAACTCTCGCCGACCTTAGCTGGTGATAGCGTAATGCCTGCGGCGGCTACAGCCTCACAAGGACAGTCTCCGTCACAGCAGTTGTAGTTACAGATAAGGTCTTTGACTATCGCGGGTACCATCTCGAAGCGCACACAACTTCCGCGAGGGAAGTTGCGGTCATCGGTTCCATCCTGTCCGCGCGTAACAAGCAGAGTGTTGCAGGTGTTCTCTACCTTAACGATCTCCGCGCCTGTAGGGTCACGGAGAACCAGGTAAGTATACTCCTCGTCGCCCACTGCCGCCATAAGTTTGGCCTCGTCTGACGCAGAGAGCGGCAGTTGCCTGGCTCCCTTATCCAGCCGCGCATTCAGTGTCGCGGCGAACTGCACTGGTGTCACTAACATTCGTTGTCTCCACAAGCAGGGACACTAACCACCACAGCTGCGTCAATGACGACTGGCCTGTTGCACAGGTCGATATCAAAGCACGTCTGCGAGCAGCTCCCACCTATCATTACCTGCCCCCGATAACGTCCTGGGGGCATGTTCCATAACTTACTGTCAAAGTAGAATACCACGTTACCGTCGTCATCAACCTCAAAAGCTGGGTATACCAGCGCCGGGATTGTTGGTCGGCGGCTCCGCCACTTCAATTCACAGTCTTCCCAGTACGGCTCCAGCAGGTCCGAGGCCGGACAACTGACGGGGGTGATCGCCAGGTCTACCCCCGTATCCATCAACTGCTTGCCTGAGCAGCCGGGCTGCACAATTCGCAGCCCCAGCTTAGGCGTGTCTTCACACAGCCTCACAATCATTCTAGCCCCCTTGCCTGTCTAATGAACTGGCGCATCATCTGCTCCTCCAGCATGGCGTGTTGCTCGTAACGAGGAGCCAGCATCTCCAGGTCGAGGTCAGCACTCTTGAACTTCTTAACAGATTCTTTGAGCGCTTTGTTCTCTTTCTCCCGCGCCTTGTCCGCCATGATAGCGTACTGTACCAGAAGTGCCTCCTGCGGCGAACCCCCGGCCACTAACACACGGCGGTACGCGGCGACCGCAGCCTCGCCAGGCTTGGTACCTTTCGCGGTGCGTAACTGACCATACTTGCGGAGGATGTCGTCAGCCTTGTCCTGGTACTGCCAGTACGTGCGGGATACGCCACGGCTACCATTGTCCCAGAACTGCGCGAGACCTACCGCATCCCATACCGGACCAATCTCCTGACGGGATGTCAGCTTACCGCCCGTTGTGTACAGAGACTGTTTCTCCATCGCGGTGCTCAGGCCACGCAGTGGGCCGACCAGCCACGCCTGCGCCAGATGCCGGATGTTCTCCGGGTACACATCGACGTAGCCGTTGGTGTTGTCCTTGAGCGCCTTAGCAATGTCTGTCCAAATCTGCGGGGTAGTGGAGCGTGCAGAGTCCGCAGCGAATCCTTCCCTCGGCGCTGTGCTGTGAATCATGCCGCCAAAGTGGTTTGTGTTCATCGCCACTTCCAGGAGCGGAGAAAGGATAGACGGTGCGGCACTGAGCACGAGACCAGCTGTCACGTTATCTGCCATGACATGAGTCTCCAGCTCCAGCGGCTGTAGCTCTTTGGCCAGGGCCAGCACGGTAGCACCCATAACTTTCCCTGGGGTATCCACGCCACGCGCAAAACGGTGCAGGCCAGCGCCGAGTATCCACGAGATGCGGGACATACCGAACGCTACAGGTATTTTCAGGATGTTATCTTTGTCAATAATCAGCGGAATGTTCATGCCCAGTTCGGACAGTGGCATATTGTCCAGCAGATTACCCATGTCATCATCGTCGCCAGCCATAGACTCTGCCAGGCCGTAGAGCATGGAATACAGCGCGATGCTGGTAAACACATTTGCAGCAAATAATCCCCACCCACGCTTACTAGAAAAGTTCCGTAACATGTTACGCCCGCCCTCGAACGTCGGAGCGATGAACGGGTAGAACAGGCTAAGCGTGCCATGCCACTCACCTTTGTTGCTGGCGTTCATCACGTCCAGGGTACGGAACGCCGCCTGCTCTGCTGGAACACCCAGCTTCCTGAGCGCCATGTACCCCGCTACCGCCGGGGCAGCAGACCACATCTCGTTCCAGTGGGTGAAGAACTTGTCCAGTGACTTCGCGTGTTTGCGCAGTCCGGTCATAGATTTTAGCGTCGAGCGCATGTCCGTTACCGACTTGGCCAGCGCGTGCTGGTACGTGGAGACCCCACCCATGCGTTGCAGCTCCTGGTACGCACGCACCGTAGGCGTGTCTGCGCGGCCCCCTGTCATGAGATATGCACCGAGGTTGGCCACATGCACCGGATTATAAAGCGAAGCCATCATAGCTGTGTACACCTTACGCATCGGAATAACATTGCCATCGGCGTCTGTAATCTTACGGATAGAGAGCGTGCGGCGGCGCTCTCCAGCGTCACGCCACCAGGTCTTGATAGGGAACAGCGGGTTATACTTCGTGAGCATTCGCCCGTATGTATTGGTCGCGGTGCCCAGCAGCTTCGCCACCTTCCAGTCCGGCTCTGCGTGGTTGTCGAAGATGCCCTGCGAGATGGCGTCGTCCTCGAAGTAATACTTGTACCGGGTGATGGTCGGATTGCCGTCCTCGTCTAAGCCACGGACGTTGTAGACGAACCCGCGTTTCTCGTAGACGGTCTTGTTGAACACATCGCTACGCGGGTTCATCTTGTTGTCAGCCAGGTTCACACGCTCCAGCCCTGCCGGGCGACTCTCCGAGTACATCCGATGGAGGTCTTCTTTGAATGGAACAGACTCAATCCCTGCCGCCGTCCGGTACAGCATCTGCTGCAACGTAATCATCGCATGGCTGGCTGGCGTTACAGAGCCGTGACGGGTGTAGTCACCAGCAGGGTTGAAGTTGCTGGTACCCAGATACACGTCGTTGCCTGCATCTGTGCGTTCGTGGTTCACGTACAGCGGCACGTAGTCAGTAAACCCATGCGCTGCCCATTGCGCAGCTTCTTCCTCCAGCAGAGTACCTGCGCGGACACGTTCGTCCACCAGCCCATCGACTGCCTGGCGCACCAGGGTTCGGAACTGTTGCAGGTCTTCCGGGCGATAGCCACGGCTCTCGACAATCTGGATGCCTGCACGCGCCTGCGCGTCCGTGAAACCACCCGCTAACCCGCCGACGCCCACGCGTTTCAGCTCTGCGATATCACGCTGGCCAGCCTGTACCTGGTCGAACGCTGTCAGCTTATCCTTAGCCGCCTGCACTTCGGCGTCTGTGCCAATGAGCATAATATTATTCAGCTCATCTTCCAGCGTCTGACGCAGGGCACGGTTCGCTTCCGGGACATGGCGGAAGGTCTGCCACGACCCCATGTCCAGCCCCACCGCATCCGGCGAGAGTCCCATGCGCTGTGCGACAGAGACAATGTGGTTGAAGATAGGCTGCATGTAGCGCCGGGTCAGCGCCTCGTTACGCTGGCGCATACGATTGGTCTGCGACTTGAGGTCGAAGATAGCCTTGTGGTTATCGAACTCTCCGTTCGGGTCTACCAGTCCGGTCGTGCCCATCCACGAGATAAACGCGTGGTGGGAGTCCGATAGTTTCTGCGCCAGCTTCCCGGTCAGGTCTGCCAGTGATGACTGGTAGTGCCCCGGTGTTCTGGCCACACGGTCTTTCTGGTTCCCCAGCACGGTGGCCGCAGAGTGGTAGTCCTGGTCGGACACACTACGTGGCGGCTCGTTAGGTGGAATGGTGCTGTCCGGCGAGTCACCCTTCTTACCCTTCTGGCTGCGGCGCTGGTTACGACCGAACGCGAGGAAAGGCAGTGCCGCCGCGAACACCAGGCCGGAGTCAGCCGGGTCATTAGCTTGTGCGGCAGTGAACGACATCGCTGTGGACAGGTCGCCATTCTGCGCTTCTGCTGTTACCGCTGCACCCGTATCCATCACCTGTGCTCCGGTGTCATGGAAGTCGGCAGGAGCCAGCGTCTCTGTGCTGGACTCGTACTGCGTGGCCGCAGGCGATGTGAAGTTCTCTGGCAGAGTCTCGCCTTGTTTCAGGTTCGCCTGCGCACGCTGCTGGTCAATCCCCTTAAACACGTCGCCCAGGCTGCGCTGGTCAGGCAGGACATAGAGCTTACCGTTGAAGTTACCGGACAAGTATTTGTTGTACAGGTCCGCCGGGATGTTGATGCACCCCAGGCTGACGCGGTTGTCGTCCGCAGTCTGGCTGGCCAGACGGCCCAGACGGTTCTGTTTGGGGTTGGTGGTCAGCACGCGGTGGATAGCATAGATGTCCCCGTTCGGCGCGGTGGCGAACTGCTGGAGGTCTCCGCCATAGGATGACGGCGCGGCCTCCTGGTGGACAGTGAAGATGCCCGCCGGGGTTTCGCCCAGGGTCATGCCATCGCCCAGCTTCTTGCCGTACAGCGCCGGAGCTGTAGCTTTCACGCGGCCATCTGCACCCACGATATGAATCTCGCCAGCCGCCTTGTCCGCGATGATGTACGGACGGCCAGCGTTGTCTTTGCTCTCCTGCACCCACGAGTTCACAGTGCTCGCTGCACGGCTCAGCCCCTGTACCTGCTGTACCTGCTGCACATAGCCCTGGCCGACAGCAGCGGTCGCGTCGTTGATGGGAGTCATCTGGTTGATGGTGATTGCCGCCACCACAATGGCCAGCGCCTTCGCCATCTTCTGGACGATGTTACGGGCGATCTGCCCCATCCGGTCGAGGACACCAGAGACAGGAGCCTGCCCGGCGTCGAGCAGTAACTGGTCCTGCACAGCGGCGTCGCGGAATGCGTTGAATGAATCAAGCTCTGGCGGCAGTGAGTCGCTCATCTCGCTGTACTCACGCTGCATGGCCATGCGCTCCGCAGGCTCCAGAGTGTTCAGGTACACATCGTTAACGGTTCGCGCGGCGCGCCCGGTGTTCTCCTGCGGCGGCGCGAACTGGCGCAAGCCCTGCTCATAGAGATACTGTGCCAGCTGGTCAGCCTTAGCATAGTCGCCGTTCTCCAGCGCCTGGCTCAGCTCTGCTGCGGTGAAGGCGTGGTCGGACTCGCTATCTGCTACACGGTCAGCCTTCGCTGCCAGCTTATCTACACTGTACCCTGACGGCGTGGTGATGCCCCGGCTCGCTGCCTCTGCGGCCACATCCGCTGGGCCAGGCTCGCTGGATACCCCTAACTGCTCCTGCTGGTGGTCCAGCGGCGCTGGCTCCGGTGTTACGGCAGTTTCCGGCGCGGCGGTCGCCGCTGGCGCAGATGGCGTAGCCTCCGCGATATTCGCCACAGGCAGATTACCGTAGGTGGTGCCGTTTGCGGACAGGTCGAAGCTGCCATCGCTACGGACAGCCGTAACAGTCCCGGTTATCGGCTTGCCACCACGGAACGGTGGCTGGTAAGTAACGGTATCGCCTACGCTAATGTCACGCCCCGGCGCGCTAACCGCACTGCTGTCTGCGCCCCCGTCATCTGCTGGGCGTTGTCCTGCCGGACCTGCGTCGCTTCGTTCGCCAGCACTGACCGTCTCACTTGTTCCGGGTACTGGTTGATTATCTGGTCGGCTGTCAGCGAGCTGCCCTTCTGGAGCAGCCCCCAGCTCAGCAGCTGCTTCCGCATTGCCGCCATTCTCTGGGTTGTTGTCGCTCCTGGCCCGGCCAGTCCCTGCGTCCTCAACGTATCCACCAGCTTGCTCAGCAGGTTGAGATACTGGGGCGGCAGTTGTGTCGCCTGCTGCGGGAGCGGCTTCCATTGCGCTATTGATTTCAGCGACTGTTGCAGGAGTGGTTGTAGCTGCTCCGGTGGCAGCGTCTGCACCTGCTGCGGTGTCGGCGTCTGCTGTGCCATCTGTGTCTCCCTCTGTGACTTGTGCCTGTTCTTGCGCTACCTGTTCGAACACATCGGAGAGCGAGCTGGCAGCTGCCTCAGTCTCCTGGGCGCGTGCGGCGCGACGCTGCTGTAACCCATCGAGAATGCTGCTGTAGCCCAGGCCCGGCGGTACCGCACGCTGGATGGTAGAGAGCGCCCCGTCGATCACGGTCGGCGACACGCCAGCTTCTTCTGCATCCAGGATGCGGTCGATGAACGCGTTTGCTTCGGTAGCTTCGAATGCAGTACCGTTGCGGCTGCGGATATCCTGGAACACAGAGCGCAGGTCTTCTATCGGGCTAGTTGCCGTACTGGTATCAGCGGCTCCACTCTGGGCTTCGGTGGATGGCTGCGCCTCGGCTGTCGGCTGTTCAGCGGCGGCTGCTTGCGCGGCGTCCGGGACGGTGATGGTTTCTGCATTATTGATATCTCCTGGGTTGCCCTGGGGAGGAACCCCTCCAGGCTGGCCAGCATTAGGCTCTCCACCAGCAGTAGCGTCTCCCCCGGTGTCAGTGCCCTCGGATGGTGCGTTGCGTGTTGCACGGCGGGTCTCCTGAATAGCAGTGACACCAGACAGCGGGCCGGAAGCGATGATACCCTGTGCGGCGGATTCGCCCACATCATTCATGAGGTCGATATTCGTGCTCGCCTGGCGGTTCTGTGCGACGTTAGTGACGAACTGAGTGCCGCCCTCCTCCACGCCTTCTACAGCCATCTCGCGGCCCATAGTCGGGAGCTGACGAGCAGCTGTTCTCAGCAGTGTGCTGGCAGCTTCTGGCCCGGCTTCGCGGGTAAGCACGGCGGCAAGTGACCGCCCCAGGCCGGACTCTGCACCCAGCCCGCCAGTGACAGTACCGACTGCTGCGCCAAGACCCAGAGCGTCGATACCTGCACGCAGCGCCAGCTCGTCTTTCGCACGAGCCGGGTCTACACCCTGCTGAATCAACTGCTGATACGGCTTGAGTTTCGCCAGCTCCTCGTCGCTTAGCTGCTGCACCTGCTGGATAGCGGACGACATAGCGTCCTGCGCAGACAGGATAGCACCGGAAACGCGCGCTGCTCCTACACCGCCCACAGGACCGCCGATGATAGTACCTGCGGTGGCGGCTGCGATTACCGGGAGGGCGTTGGGTAGCTGCTCAGTGGCGAGCTGTAGCCCGTTCGTCGGGTGTGCTGCGACATTGGCAAGCGTGCCGAGGAAGCCGCCACGGTTCTCGATGTCTTCGTGCAGCTCGCGGTCGCGGTCAATCTGGCCGATGGACTGCGAGGCGCGGATGGCGTCGATATCCTTCCGCGTCTCGCTGGCCTCTTTCAGCTGTGCATCGCGCGAGGCGGTGAGCCTTTCCAGCTCGGCCTGAATCTTCTTGCGGTCGTCATCGCTAAGCTGCTGGATAAGCGGAGAGCCGTCGAACTTAACCTGCGGTACGCCACCGACAACGACCTGCTGGCCATCGTTATCCAGCATATTGCGGAGCTGGGTAATCCGCCCCTGGTCAGCCACTGCGGGCAGGTAATCGCCGAATCCCTGTGCAGTCTGGAGCGTGGTAGCCTTAACACCCTTCCAGGTGTCGTCCAGACGACTCGCATTAGAGATAGACTTCTCCAGGTTCTTGATGTCGGCATTCAGCGTCTCTGCCGGGAGCACACTGAGTTCCATTTGAAGGTCCGGGTCTTCAATAGCTTTAAGCATTGGGTCCCAACGCTGTTCCTTCCACTTCGCGTACAGCTCTTTGCGGCGGTCCAGCGACGCCCCCGACCACTCAGGCGAAGCCTGCATAGCGAGCAGCTGTTGGCGGACACTATCAATCTGTGCCGCACGGTCAGCAGCCTCACGAGCTTTCAGCTGCGCCCTTGTCGGCGGCTTCATTGCCTGGGACACAACACGCTGTGAGTAGGATGAAGATGTGGAAAAGCCACCCGTGCTAGGGGTGGCCGTCTTGGGGGTGGCAAACAGGTCGTCAATCGGGGCGGCACCACCGCCCGTAAAATCTGCTGGCCCAAAGAGGTTTGGTGCTTTCGCCATAATGTTATGCCCTGTCAATCAGTTCCAGTAATTGCTCGTCCAGGTCGGATGGGTACGATTCGAACAGTGGCGCTCCAGATACCAGGGCGTTGCGCGCCTCGGTTACTCTGGCCAGCGCGCTGGTCAGGAGTGATTGCGTCTGCTGGTCATGCCCGGCCCGGTCGAACGCTATCATACTGTCGCGTTCGTTGCTCGTTTCTGGTACCGCCAGCATCTGCTGGCCATCCTTGTAGACAATTTGTGTTGGCATATTACCACCACCCAGCAGGTCATTCATAGTCCTTTTAGGCTGGGCGTATGGCGAACTTGGCAGGCTGGCCCACGTCCCTCCGAGTTTATTGATAGCCCCCTCGAAGTCCCCGGTCAGTACGTTGTCCAGTGCCCCGGCACGACGGATAAGCTCGATAGCAGCCTTGTCCTGGTTGGCTGGGCTGAAATCCTTCGCGCCCACCACAGGTGCCACATCGTCCCAGGTACTCCCCAGGAACTGGTAGCGCCCGGCGGCGGTTGTCTTATTCATCTTCCCGTCGGTCTGCCGGAACTCGCGGACAGTGCGTGGGTGGTCAGAATAGCTGGTAAACTCCGTGCCCCCGAACCCGATGTTGTACCCATTGTCCCCTTTGCCCGCCGTGCCTTCACCTTTGGCCAGCACGTCCAGGAACTGCTGAACCTGCTGGTTGGTACGGAGGGCATCGTAGTTAACCTTATCCGCCATTACTTGAGACCCCCAGAGCTGAACGTGTTAGTTGTGGTAGTGGTATTAGCTGGTGTTGCCGGAGCGCTGATATAACGCTTCTGGTTATTCTCTACCACATAGACGCCGTTGTTATCCCGGCCAGCGGTAACTGCTGCGCCGCCAACATTCAGCTGGACTTGTCGCCCAACGGGAATCTGCGACACCTGCGAGTAGATCGCCGTATCGCTGGTGGACGCTGTAGGCACTGCCCCAACACCCTGCTGCACCTGCGGAGCCTGCTGCGGAAACAACACCGTGGGGTTCTGTTGCAGGTGGTCGTTTACCGTCTGGCGAAGCTGGAGGTCTCCCTGCTGTACCGCTGTCTGCATCGGCAGTAGCTGCTGGTTATTCTGGATAACCTGACCCTGATAGTTGGCCGCAGCCACGTTATTGTCAGCAGTCTGCCGCCTGAACTGCGGCGCAGTAGCGATAGCGGCGCTACCCTGGGCGGCACGGTCAGCCGACTGCCCATAGGTGAACAGCGCGTTGTTGCTCGCCATAGGCGCGATATACGGTTGCGTTGCCTGGCGCAGCGCCTGTTGGTAATCCGAACCCATCTGCGCCTGCGCCAGTGCCCCAGGCTGGCCCGCCAGGGCAATCTGCGTATTCAGGTCAGAGCCTGTCGCACTGTTCTGGTCGATGCGCCCCTTAGCGTTGGATGACGCCAGGCGGTCGCCGTAGGTATCCTCTGCAAACCAGTTGTTGAGCTGGCGGGCATCGTTGTTCAGCCACCCCTGCTCGACCTGGTTGGACTGGTTAAGGTCATTCCAGTTGCGGTCGATAGCATATTCACGACCCTTGATGTATGGACTAAACAAGTCCACTGGCAAATAAATCATGTTAACCCCCTGACGATGACGGCTGTTGCGCGCCAGCCATACTGGTGATCGAATCGTTAGTAGTATACGGCGTGAACGGGTTGCCGTAATTATCAATCTGCGTGTTGATTTGCATCGGGTCGTTGAAGATGAATCCGTACTGCCCGTTCTCTGGCTGTGCCCCGATAAATGCGCCACCCATCATAGATGCTGACGGGCGCTGTAGCGGACTGCGCTGTGGGTACACGGTGTCATTGCGGTTGTTGAAGTAACCGATGGCTTCCATAGCACCCGACGCGGCCTGGCCAATCTTAGCCCCTACGTCGCCATACGCGTTAGCTGCTGCCTCTGCATACCGGGCGGCAGCGGATTGCAGGTCACGCCCACGGTTGAGTGCCTGCTGCCTGCGCGTCCAGCGGATATCGTCCTTAGCGTCCTTACGGTGTTCCTCATAGCGGTACGCGAAGTTGGCAGTATCGACCGCCGCCAGGCTCTCCATGAGCGCCATATCCTGCGCCAGCGATGGGTCGGGGCAGATGCAATACAGCGCGTTGAGTCGGTCTATCCCGGCCCGCGCGTTGCCAAAGTTGCGGGTCACTTCCTGCTTCCAGGTCGCGGACTTGCCGTCGTAGTCTTTCGTATACTCCGGCGTGTTGCACGCTTCGTTCATCTCCGTGCGCTCGCACGGCATGTACTTATCCTTGAAACGGTCCCACTTCTGCCTGGCCATTTTGTAATACGACCTGGCGATGTCGTATTGCTTATTAGCAATCTTAATCGCCGCGATGGTATTGATTGTGGCGACAGCAGTAGCCGCCAGGCTGGACCAGGTTGCGTTCCCCTTCACCCCGGTGTCCGTCACCTTCGGGTTAGGATAGAAGCCTGATCTGTCGTCGTCCGAATACTTAGACTTCATCCCCAGGAACGTCTTGACGTTCTCTGTGTTTACGGTATTGGTCGTCACCTTCCCGGTGGACCAGTTACCAGCAGCACATGCGCAAGCCATGATTACCCCCTAATGCGTCGCGTAGGCCGTGGAGTCGGAGTAGGCATTACCTCCAGCTCTGGTTGTGGTAGCGGGAAGGACTGGCCCAGCACCTGCTGCTGCGGGCGACTAATCGGCTGTCGCGTCGGGTAGACAGTCTCGTTCCTGGCGCTCGCATACCCCAGGTACCCGATAGCCCCTGCCGCCCCCTTAGCGGCCTGGTCCCCCAGCCTGCCAAACAGGCCGTAGGCGAACCCGGCGAAGTTAACTGCCTGTGCCATCATATCGCGGCCTCGCGCCAGAGCCTGCGCACGGCGTGCCCAGCGTAGGTCATCCTTAGCGTCAGCGTATTGTTCCTCGTAGCGACGCCCCAGGTTCCCGGCAGCAGACAGCGCCTGCGCTTCGGCCATCATGGTATCTTTGATGACGGCTGCGCGCTTGCCACTACAGTAGCGGCTAATACACTGTAGCTGCTTCTCCGGCTGGTTGGCGAACGCCTGCCGAACCGTAGTCTTATAGCGTCCCACCTGAATGTCCTGGTGCTGCTCGTAGGTGGCGGCACTGCACGCCTCCTCTAGCTCAGCATCTTCGCAGGGGACATATACGTCGTAGTAATACTGGTTCTGCTCCTGCGCTATTTTCAGGTAGTCCTTCGCCATCTTCTCCTGCTTCTCGGCCATCTCGATAGCCGCAGCTGTGTTAGTCACAGCCACGGCCACCGCAGCGAGGCGGGCGAGGTTAGCAGCAGAAATTACTCCGTCGTCGGTGATACCAAGAATGGCCATAATATTACACCTTCAATCTGCTCATCCGGTAATCGTCGCTCATGTCCAGCTCGATGTGGTCAGGGATATGCTGGCCGTCGTGCTGCGCCACATGAACCTGGTCAACGCCGAGTACCGGGACGACCGATACCAGATAGTCGAACATCGACTTCTCTACAGCCGGGGACTCTGCATACCAGCGCTCTACGGTCACTACCGTACCGAGCATGAACAGCGGACGGAAGATATACAGCGGCATGAAGCCCACTGCCTTGTCGCCGTCGTATGCCATGACCAGGGCGATGCCACGTTGTTCCCATGCTGCCATGAACGCCGGAACGTCCAGACTATGCTGGACGCCCGTGCGTGCTGTTTCTTTGTCCCAATGCTTGGCCAGGAGTGGTCCGAAGTCGTCGGTCAGGAATCTGGCCAGTTCGTTCGGGTCTTTCGGACACCACATCAATTTGCAAGCTGCCATCGTTATCTCCCGTTGCTTTCGTCTACCTCCGTCTCTCCCAGCCTGGTGAACACAACTTCGCCCGTGCCTTTGAACTGGAGGTAATGCTTTCTGTTGCGCCCCAGGCGAGGTAGCCGGAAGGCGCGGTTCGTTGCCACTGTGCGAGAAAAGATTGCCCCGTTCTCACCCTCAATAGTCAGTCTCGTTGACCCGTCAACTTCTACGCGACCCGCTGGCCACCAGTGGTGCGAGCCTGTAATAATCGGGCAACTCCATTCGTATGGACGGAGCGTAGTGCCCGCGTCCCACTGCGACACTATACCATCACTGCCTACCATAAGTAATGCCCCTGAATCGCTGAGCACCATATCGACTGGCGTGTCGGAGATGGTGGTCATGTCTGCCAGCTGCCCCTGTTCGCGGTAGGTGTTACGGTCGAGGAGGAACATGAACGATACCTCGTCAGTGATACAGAACAGCCACCCACGCCAGTACGCCAGTCGTGTGGTGTCCGGTCTCAGCAACGCCCAGTCCCGTGCCGCCAACACCGGATCGGTGATAAGCGTCGGTGCCTCGTGGCTGTTGAGCAGCGCCAGTCCCTCAGCCGTGGAGTACACCAGACCGAATGGAGTGACTACCCTGGAGTGGGGGTACCCGCATCCGATGTCTGCGAACGGATAGTCAGACTTAACGACAGGGCGGCATGGCCTGTCTCCACAATCTGCCACGCCATCCACGATATACGGTCGCCCGGTCGTGGTGATATACAGCTTCCCGTCGTCGGAGGCCAGGCCGACGATATTGTCGTCGAGCGTAATCTCCAGCTCCAGTGGCCAGTTCCACGGCTGGCCGTTCTTCGTGAAGTAGAGCTTATTCCCCACGAACCCTACCAGTGTGCTGACGCCATCTACCGCAGTGATGCCTTGCAGGTTGGCTGGTGGCTCGCGCACCTCGCGGGTGTGGAGCGCCCACTGGAGATCTAATTCCTTTTTGGTGTCCAGGTACTGGCCATCCGTCACAGGCACTTCGGCGACGAACAGGTACTCGGATACGAACTCCTGCTCCTTCTCTGCCCCGGTACGGAACCCGGTAGCCAGGCGGTAGATACGCACCTTCTCCACCCGGTACTCATCCGGTTGCGGTGCCCACCCGGATACCGTGACTGCCTGCCCGTCGTTGACTGCCAGCTCAGTACTCGGATACGACGGCGCGCCTTCTTCGCCCAGGTTGTTCACATAGGTGAAGACGTATGTCCGCAGTGCGGTCTCCACCGTCTTGTCGGTGACAGTGATGTAAGACACGAGCGGCAGTGTGGATGGCATCGGGACTCCCAGGCGCTGGTAGTCCAGAGAGCACTCACCAGCGTTCACCTGCGCTACCTCCGGGTACGCGCTGCGCCCGGTAATGTACAGACGCGGGCAGTCCGGTAGCCACCGGGCCACACTGACACACCCCTCCCACCCGAACGCGCAGCACCCGAACATCTCTAGTGTCATGGTCCCGGCAGGGAGCTGGCGGATGGCCAGCGGCTCCCGCCAGGGGTGGAGAGAGCCGTGGGACAGGTCAACGTTGTGCGCACGGGTGGCCATGCCACGCCCCAGCACATGCTCCGGGGTACGGGGCGATATGCCCCGGAAAGTATCAATCAGCATTATGCCCCCCTGCCCACAATCTGTGCTCGCATGAACCCGTCACGTTGCGTCACAACAGCCGTCGGCGTCGTCACCGTAACAGTATGCTGCCCGGCGGCGATGACATTCATACTGGTAGCGCGGATGGCCACGATGGCGTTGGCCCCGACCCCATCGGAACTAAACACGCCAGCCACCTCAATGAGCGGGTCTGCCAGGCTAATCCCGTCGATGGCAATACCGAATCCGGCGGGGAGCGTCATGGTCATCCCTGGGTCCAGCGCCGTGCGACCGAGGAGTCCGCGATACTCGACGTGGATAGGGCCATCAAGTTCCGTGGTGAAGGTCATCTCACGCTCGGTGTCGGTAGAGGATACGGCCCCACGGAAGCTGCCAACGAAGGTATCGGGGATGGCGGAGTTATCCGGTGCCACCTGTTCGATGGCGGTTACAGACCCGTACTCATTCAGCGTGACATCGAAGTTCCCCAGGCGGTATGTGTCCGGGTCGATGGTGATTTCCCGGCGCAGATTGGTCACGCGGCCCTTGTTGTCCACCGTGAGCATGTAGCCGCCAGTGGTGTACTGCCCGGCCACGTCGGGGACATCCACCAGGTCGGCCTGCAACATCCCGCCAGTCACTGACAGGTTCACACCGTCTCCGTTGTTTACCCCCTCAATCAAGCCGGTGCGGCTCTCGTCATACCCGATGATTCTGCCGTAGGCGTCAATCTCAAATGCGCCATACTGCCCGGCGGCGAGTTCCACGGTGGTCATGCCAATAGTGAACGGGGCAGCGATAGATCCGTCGCCCTCGACGGTTATCACCTGCGGAGAACCGGACTTCATGTTCACAGCGTCGCTATCCGACGAGAACGAGAATTGCAGCGGGGAGTTGCGTGTCCCGCATCCGGTGACGGTCACTCCGCTGCTGCCGCCAAAGTAGAGCTTGCTGAGGAGCATACCGCTCTGGTACTCCAGCAGGTTGCAGGCGTCTGGAGACAGGGTAACGCCAGCACTGCCTCCGCCTTCGCCACACTCGCCGGGGACCGGAGCACAGGGAGCCGGAGTGTAGGTGGGTATGCGGGCGGCACGAGCATCCACAATACAGCCGTTCTCTACCAGCACCTCGCCATACCACCCGTCTTCTATCGTCGGGGTGCCCTGTACCGTGAAGCAGTTACCGTTCCACGTCAGGTAGCGCCCGAACGCCAGGCACACATTGAACGGGGCGCACCCCTTCGCTGCTGGCTCCTGCACCACTGTCACACCGCACTGCGAGTTCTTACGCGTTGTCCGGCACTTACTCATCTCGACCTCCGATTAAACACTGTCCGCATGGTTGTGGTTCCCTGCTGTCCACCGAGCAGTCTGTCTACCCCCGCTGACGCGATGCGGCGGTCGAACTCTGCCCTGGCTGCGTCGGCCTGTGGCTGGCTACTCCACTCCCGTCGTGGGATAGCGTATAGAAACGAGCGGGTACCAGCAATGATGGCCTCACGGTATTTGTTAAACAGCACTGCGTCGAGTTCACATGCGTCCTGCTCCGGTGCCACGGCGACTCGTACCATAATATTATCCGGCTGTGATGGTGCCGGGTGCAGCCAGATGCTACCCTCATTCTGGTCCCACCAGGCGGCGCGGTTCAGGCACGGTACATGACATGGGCTGCTCGTCAGGCGCTGGTAGTCCCCACCACAAGAGCGGCAGATGCCTGTTACCGCAACAATGCGCATACAGTCTGGCGATTCCAGCAAATAGTTGGGCACGCACTCCTGTAGGCAGATTGTGACCACGCGCTGTAACACACGGCTCCGCTCGCAGAAGTCGATGGCCGCGCGGCGGACGTATGACATGAGCACATCGTCCGGCAGCTCTGGTATCTCCAGACGAAGCTCTGGCAGGAACTCGTCGATATCGACTTTCGGGTACGCGTCGTAGACTACGGTATCCATCATTTACCCTCCCGCTTATGGACAATCGTGGAAGTCTCTGCGGCGACGCCCAGCACGTCGAAGAAAGCCTGGTAATGGCGCTGCGCTGCGGCCATAGCTGACGCAGAGATTTCCATATCCATGCTCTTGGCACGCCATAGCGCCCACTGCTTCGCGGCCACGAGCGCCCCCTCTGGTATGGTATAGTCGTCGGACTCCAGTTCCTCCTGGGTAGGGCGGTGAGAACACTCTACCTCCACCCACACGTCAATACCTGGTGGCACTTCTGGCCACAGATACAGCGTGTCGGTCGTGTCGTCTATTGCGTAGCTCTCCAGGCGGAATGTGGCTTGCCCGGTGTTGCGTTTGGACCTACACGGCTTTCCTGTCCACTGAAAGGATATCTCCAGGCCGCGCTCACGCAGCGGAGCCAGGAGTCTGCCCTTCTCCGTCACCTGCCCGATGACACGGCGAATCTTGTCACACTCGCAGGTTTCCTGAATTATCGAACAAGTATCGACCTTAATGACTACTCGCTCCATAAACAAATCCGGGCGTTTGTCGTACACAAGGCTAATGCCTTCGCCGACCCACACCCGGATATCGTTTTCTGCCCACGTAGTATTTTCGTGGTCTGTCGCGTCGTCGTTCAGGTCGCTAGTGACTTGCTCTACCAGCGACTCTAATGACATGGCAACTCCTTATTTCATGGCTTCCTGGAACGCTTGGTTCAGGTCAGTTACTGAGCTATCCACGGTCTCACCCGCATCGCCCTGGGTGTCAGCAGGCGCTGGTGCGACCTCGGCCTTCGGTGCAGCTTCGGCTTTCGGAGCGTCAGCTACCTGAGACTTAGCCTTTTTGGATTGTGACTTCGGCTTCTGCGGTGCCGCAGGTTTAGCTTCTTCGGCGGCAGTGGCGTCACGCTTGGCAAGCTCGCGGGCCAGGCGTTCTTCGAACTCCGCCTCAGCTTTCGCACGTTCTTCGCGGCGCGCAGCGGAGATCGCCTCAGCCTGCGCAGCCTTTTGCTCAGCCACGGTACGCGGACCGACGGTGTTCACACGGCGCAGTCGCTCGCCCTGCATAGCCAGTGCCTGCGGGTCGTAGTACGGGTCAGCGTCGTTCGGGTCCATCGAGCCGTCCAGGTTGTAGCAGCCCACCACCAGGTCAGAACGCTCGGCCAGGGATTCCGTGAACGGATGGATAACGCCAGTGCGGATTTCCATCAGGTACGGGAACTGTCCGGTAATGCGCTTAGGCATCTTGGTTGCCATCGCATCCAGTTCCTCCTGGCGCTCGGCGAACACCGAGCTGTTGCTACGCTCAAATTCTTCGGCGCGTGATACGTGTTGAACCATCGTTGTCACCTCTTACTTAGGCGCGCGCAACCCGGTAATAGCTTTTGGGTTACGGCGTTGTGATTTGTGTCCCATGTTACCTGCTTTCAGGCTGGTAACTACTGTGCTCTTGGTGCCCAGAGAGTTGCTACCCATGCCACCAGCACGCAGTTTGGTGGACGGCTTAGCCTTCGGGGTCGTCGCTTGCGTCGCAGTCAGACCGATATTTTTCATAGCCTATTCCTCAATAAAAAGGGAGCCTGTGACAGCTCCCAATATATATCACTTCACACCTTGCGTCTACATCAGACGGTAGTCGGGATATCGAAGCCAGACACCTTCGCAACCAGAGAGGCAACAGCCTGAGTCAAGCTGAACTTCTGGGTGCTGTCGGTAGGCAGCGCCGTGACTTTGAAGCCCAGGACCAGTGCTTTACCAGTCGGTACGAAGTAGCCGCCATCAGTTTTGATGACCTGCTCAGGGGTGCGCCCAACAACAGTACCGTCTTCTGCTTTCACGTCCGCAGCCGGAACAGTGACAGAGGATGCTTTCAGCTGTGCGAACGCAACATGCTTCTCTGTCAGGGTCAGGTTATCGAACAGCGCATCCAGTACATCGGATTCTTCGTAAGTCTTGGTCGCGGCATCCCACAGCATAGCGGTAGGCTTGATGGTCGCGCCAGCAAAGCGGCTGTCTACAGCGTCGATACGGGCCAGGACGCTGGTCAGCAGGTGTTCCTGCGGAACAACGTACAGCAGGATGTGGTCGCCCACTTCCAACTCGGCATCTTCCAGCTCACGGCGCTGGTAAATAACCTCGGACGGGTTCAGCGGCCAGCCCAGGGTGAACTCGCCGTTAGCGTATTCGTATGCGATACGATGCGCGTGCGGTTCGCGGTACTGGTTGCGACCGTCCGGGTTAGGGAACAGCGGGTTAGGAGTCCCGCCAATGAAGAGTTTAACGTCGGACATAATATTATTCTCCGAAGGTCCAGTAGCCAATCGCCAGGGCATCGTCATAGATTGCCTTGCCGCCCCAAACTGCCAGCATCTGGTACTCAACACCGAAGGTACGAGACGGCTCTACCAGACGACCTTCAATGATGTCGGCGGCAAATGCAAACGCTTCGCGGTGGCCAGCGATGATGTAGTACGCCAGGTCTCCAGTCTGGTCAACAGCTGTCGGCGCATAGGTAGATTCGATGACGTTGAATCCCCACAGCTGCTTAGGCAGCAGGCCGTCGATGTTCATGGAGCACGATACGCAGTCGCCCATCCAATCCGCACGCGCATACGGAGACATGGACAGGACTTCTTTCAGCGCGGTCGGGATGATGACAAACATCTTGCCTTCTTCCCAGCGCTGGCGGTCACGCAGGATACGTTGCAGACGTGCGAACGCACGCTGTACGTTTTCCGGGGTGACAGTCAGTGGCGCGCCTGGCTGGCCAAGCATCACGTCGCCACGCAGGCCCGCGTTGTTACCCTTGTTCTCCGGGGCAGCTTCCAGCACCATCGCGGTCAGAACCCAGGTACGCCACATCTCGGTCAGAGACTGGTAGGTGGATTCCAGGAAGGAGGCTTCCCACGCAGCCCAGCGTTCGCAGGCGCGCTTGATATCCATCTTATCAATCTTGATATCCTGATAAGCGGCGTTGCAGATTTCCAGGGTAAAGCCATCCGGGGTCAGCTGGTTGGCGATCAGTTCCTGGTTCTTTTCGTACTTACGCCACTTGCCCACTTTCGGCTGGCGGATAAATTGTACGGTCTGGTTACACTCAGTCAGACGTTCGTCAATCTCAGTGTTCGTGATTTCGGGAAGGAAGTCACGCTCCCACGCCTGCGCGATAATCTGGTTGTAATAACCGATTTGCGCTAACGGGGTAGATTCCAGACCACCGTAACCCGATGCGGATTTGAACCCACTCATAGTATCTCCTGTTAAACTTATCTGGCGGGAGCGTGTGCTGCCCTGTACTTAGCCATATTTTCACGGAACTCCGCACGGGACATCTCGCCTGTGATGACCATCGTGTTCCACTTCTCGACGTCTGCTGGCGTCAGCTCTGGCTCATTGTTAGCCTGGCTCGCTGGTTCAGACCCGGTGCCCGCTGCCTGGACAGAGGCGATATCTTCCAGGCTCGGTCGGCCCTTCTTGAACTCATTAATCGCCTGAATAACAAAGTCGGCGTTGCCACTATGATATTCGTCTGCGATAAGTTTCTCCAGTTTTAATGAAGAACCTTTGATAGTTGAGTTCATGAACTGGCCAAACTCTTTGGAGCCGCGCAGCTGTTCGAAGTCTGGGTGGGCTTCGAAGATGCGGCGGTTCGTTGCTGCACGAAGTGCATTCTGCTCGCTCTCTGACATGCGGCTAACGATAGCCTCACGCTCGCGGCGGTCCTGCTCCATGCTACCCTGCAACTCTGCGAGGCGCTGTTCGAAGGCTTGCTGCTGACGCTCCAGGATAGGACGCACCAGCTTCTTACCAATCTCCTGTGCCGCTGCCGGGTCGATGCTATCCATCTCCAGACCCTCGAAGTTTAGCAGCCGATCAACTTCCTGCTGACGGCGCAGTTCTCTGAGTTCTTCCAGCTCACGCTGCTCGGCTTCACGCTGTTGAATAGCCTGCTGCTGTGCGGCAGTTAGCTCGCCGTTCTGTGCGCGGAGCTGTTCAATTTCTGCTTGCAGCTGCATCTCACGTTCGGACGGCTGCTGCGGGTCTGTGGCGGGCGCACTGGCCGGAGGCTCAATGCCCAGGTCGAAAATGCTGGGCTGCGGTGCTGCCGGAGAGGCTGGCTCTTGCGCCGGAGCAGCAGGTGCTGCATGGGAGGCTGGTGCTGCCGGAGCGGCTGGCTCCTGTGCCGGAGCGGCTGGCGCTGCTGGTTCTTGTGCGCCCGTCTCGCTGTATGCGGCGGTGTGCTCCTGACGGAACTCTTTTGCTGCCTCTACGCCGAAGTGGTGGCGCGGTGCTGGTTTAACTTCTGCTGCCATCGTCTCCCCCTATTGTGAGGTTTTTCAGTAAGTCTAAAACATCGTTCATCGCTTTCACCTGCCCGGACAGTGCAAGCGCGGAGGTTCGTACACTCTCGTCGAACACGTTCTTTTGTGCGGCCAGGTTAAAATCCTGCACACACTGGTCCCGGTGTTTGGTGATAGCGCTGACGAGCGCGTGGAATCCTGCTTCGTTTCGCGGCAGGGTAAGCATGAGTCTTGCTTCGCGTTCGTCAGGCTTAATCATTTTGCGTTCCAACGAAGGCCAGTCACGCGTGAGCGGCCACGGTCATTGCTATTACCGTTACCGCTGCTGCGGGACGGCTGGGTCTGGTTAACGGGCTGACCCACATTACTGCGCATGGGACGGCGCGCTTTGTTACCACATGCTGAACATGCCATAATATTATCCCCGGTTAAATTTCATGTTAGCCAGTGTCTGGAACCCTGGACGTGTGTTGATTTTGTGGCAACGGTCGAACTGCTTACGTTCCTCACGAATCACATCACGTTCCCCCAACGACTGTCTGCGGTCGCAGGTCGGTTCTGGCCAGGGCATCGCTACAGGGCGTCGAGCCATATACACCTCCAGTTATGGCCCCCTACACAGGGGGCGCATATATACTAACAGGATTTTATCAGCCCTTCCAAGCCGGAAGAATGTGCTCGCCTACGCGGATGAAATAATCCGGCTTGCCCAGCAGCTGTGTACGGTCCCCGATGATGGTCGTGGGAAGCTCGTCCGCAGTGGTCGGCTGAGGGAGCAGGCGGCTATCCACGTCGGTGTCGAACAGCACACTGAGCGGCTTATCTTCGGTGCCGTTCCCGGTGATGGTCTTGCCGTCGGTGTACACCCGGCCCAGGTCGTTCATCAGTTCCTTGAACCGCGCGTCAATGCACGGAGTCAGGGAACGGCACAGGTCTGCGATAGCGGACTCGCCGAGAATCAACTCCCCGGTGACGGTCGTGGTACCAGCCAGGGTAGTATCCGTCCAGGTGTTGTTGCTACCTTCGCTGTTGTCGATGGTAGCCCCTTTGAGGTGCAGGCAGCACAGTGTGCCGTCGGTGAGCGCAGCATCCACCAGCTCCTTGACCTTGCCCTGAATAGCTTCCGCAATCGCCGTGCCTGCATCTTCGTCAAGCTCCACAGCACCAGAAATCTTCGGAGCGTCAATGGTCAGCCCGGTCAGGACATTGGCCTTGAGCGCGTCGGTGATGCACTTATCCATTTCTGGGCACAGCGCTTCCACCAGAGACTTAGCCGCCGTGGCATCCAGAGTAACACCACCAGTCAGCGCCAGGCCTGCAATGGACGCGTTCGCCAGCTTGATGGAGTCGAGCACACCGCCGAGAACCACGCTGCGGATATGTTCGTCCAGGTGCGACGCGATAGCATCAGCGATGTTGACCGCAGCCGTTTCGTCGAGCGTTACCGCGCCAGTCAGGTCGAGACCGTTGATAGCGGCACTGGCCAGCTTCTGCTTGGTGAGCGTGGTGCCTTCGATGACTTCGACGATATGGTCGTCGAGATACTGCGCCGCCGCATCTGCTACGGCTTTGGCAGAGTCTGCGTCCAGAGTGATGCCACCCGTCACACCCAGCTTATCCACTGACAAGTTGGTGAGGCGCACAGCGTCGATAACGTTATCTTTGATGATGCCGATAACGCAGTCGGTCATGTGCTGGCAGATCGCATTGACGACATCGACTGCGGACTCTGTGTCAAAGCTCATGCTGCCACGGAAGGTGGTATTCTCCAGCGTGAGGTCTTTGAAGCTCTGTCCGTCGATAGCTTGCAGGATGCACTCTTGCAGCTTAGGACACAGCTGAGAAGCCAGGTCAATAGCGGTAAGCTCGTCCAGCTTCACGCCATCTTGTAGCGCAACGCCTTTCAGGATTCCGCCGATAACTTCCGGGTTCAGAATCTGCGGCTCGTTGATCGTGCCGCCATCCTGGTATGCGTTATCACAGCAGTTGTTCATAGGTTACTCCCCAAAAATAATCTTGCGCGGCACGGAGCCTGCTTCGTCCTGGCGGTAGCGCGTCAAACTCAGGAACACGTACCCCAGTCCACCCTCGTCATTTAGCCGCACGCGGTAGGTACCGGGCAACATGATAGCACCAAGATTCTGACATGCGTTAAGATTCCACACGCCACACTGCGTTACGTCCTCGACATAGGTATAGTTGGGATCGAACCCCAGCTCTAAATCCTCGTCGTCACAGCAGCACTGGTCCCCGGACGAGAAGATGCCACCGCCATCGAATGTCATCTTCTGGATGATAAACTGCTGCGGCGTGTTCTTCGGCTCGTTCGGCTCGCGGTGAATCTTGTTCCCCAGGCCGAATGCTGTGAGCACTGCGATGCTGTTAGGGAACACGGTGAAGGCTTTGCTGTACACATCCTTCGAGAACTCATCAAACAGTTTAATTGTACGCATGACCGCCCCCCTATGTCGCCGCTACCATATAATTAAGCCCGGCCATATACCCTGCCGGGATAGGTGCCTGCACTTCGCCAAGCTCTACAAGCTCAACATGGATGCTGCCCAGATACTCATCGCTGTTCAGAGACAGGATATACGACCCAGGCAGTGTCAGTACGAGGTGCCTGTTAAGCTCGTTAATTTTCCACACGCTACCGCCGAGAGTCATCGGCTCGCGGAACAGGATGTCAGCCGCAGCGCGTGACAGCAGTGACGGCCCGCACGGAGAGCAGCAACCGCCACCGTGCTGGACAGCACGGCTACCCAGGCTTACTCCCTCGACCACAAACTCTGCACCCTCTGGAACCATGTACCCCACAAGCATCAGCGGCCTGTTCGGGCGAACGACAATCGGGCCAGATTGCAGGAAGGTACTGGATGGATCAAACAGTACGTGATGCTCATTCTGGACCGGGCGGTTGTCCTCACACGCCGGGCCTGCGCTCGTGTGGAAACCTCCAGTATCAATATTCATAAAATCCCCCACACACCAATTACTACAGCCATAAACAGTACCCCGTAAATAAACCCGCGAATACCTGAGCAGCACCAGCAGTCAGGGAACAGGAAACACATGATTCGCCATGCCAGAGATTCTTCCGAGCTGTGGCACGGGTTATGTCGGCGGACAAAATCAGAAAGCCACTGGAACCAGCGGCTATTCAGAATCTTCTCCATCGGGAGTACTTTGTTGAGCACCATAACGATGCCGATGAGCAGGCCATCCCACTCAACCTCATCCAGTTTTATCGGTTTGCGGCCAGCCATCACGCCCCCTTGATGCGTCTAATCATCGCATACATCTGACGGGCAACGTTGACGAACGTCTGCCAGGTAGTGTCGTCTGCCATCGGCTCTACCACTACCGGGTTCTCCCAGTAGACACGTCGGATATTGCCGACAAAGCCTCCGGCGGAGAAACGCTGCCGACGGTTCCCCCCGAAATCCACTACAAACGCCATGTCAGGCTCGACAGAGATAATCTTGCCGTAGCCCAGGTTCATGTCGTAGACCTGCTTACCCACTACGGGCACGCTCCCGTTAATCATTGTTGTACCTCCATACCCTGTTCAGGAGCAGCTGGTAGCTGCGTTTGTTGTTGCTGTGGCGCACCAGCTTGCGCCGGAGTTCCGCCTTCCAATACTTCTGCCGGGACACCAGACGCACGCAGAGCGGTGTCTACCGCCCACTGTACAGCGCGTGGGTTGACCATGCCCTGTGCGGCACTGCCCGCCGTTGCGACAAGCTGGAGTGTATCCAGCGCGGTCTGCTTCGCTACTTCCTTCTGGATGAGGCCAGTAGAACCCTGTGCCAGAATCTTCGCGTCGCCTTTCACGGACTCATCTGGCCAGTAACGCATGTTGTAGTTGTACATCAGGTTCCCAAGCGGGCCGAACACCCCATCGTCGAGGTTAGCAATCCCGGACTGGATAGGCTTGATGGCGTTACCGTACAGCATGGCCATCCCACGGAATGTACGGTTTGCACCCGTACCCACTGGCTCACCGTGAATAGATGCCGGAATCTGCGTAACCCGGTCTGCCAAGTCCATGAAGAACTGGCCGACGGCCATGAACGACTGGACGTTGGACGGGATACTGTGCAGGTTGTATGCCGGGCGCGAGCCTGCGCTCATATCGGAATCAACAGGATACATCGTCAATGCCGACAGCCTGCCGACATCTTCTGGTGTCATGTACCGCTGGATACGGCTATAGTCCACCTCACCGATAGGGCCAGCAGCGAATCCCATGTTGACCATCATGAACCGCAGTGTGGCCAGATAAGCGCGCTCAATGTCGCGTACCTTCTGGCAGATGCTGATACCCGGAATACGGTCGCCTGACTGTTCGAAGCTCGCCAGGAATACCGGGCGGATATTCACCGCAGGGTTCGGGTTAATGAACACCTGGATGGTATACGGGCCAATCATGGATACGGTTGACTCGTAGTAGTCGTTCGCCTCCAGACCAGTGATACCGTACTTCATCAGCTCACGCCCGGACAGCAGGCCGTAGTGTCGCAGGACTTCCACCGTCTCTCCGTTACCCCATCCCCATGAGAAGGTATCTGGCTGCTCGCGGTTGCGGCTCATCCACATGCTGTCGAGCCTGCCGGACACACAATCCTCCAGGACACGGAGCACGTTAGCCTTGATGTACGACTTCATCTTGAGGCACTTGTATAGCTCCTGCTTCGTGATGCGCTCACGCACCATCACCGCAGTGCCACTCTGCGCATCCCGGCTGTCCGGTGTCCAGAATACGTCGAACACAGACAGCGGCCTGAACTGGAACTCGATAGAGTTACGCGGTACCAGGTTCGACCCTGACCACTCCATCTTAGTCACCATCGTCGGGATGGGGCCGTGCATAGCCGCGAACGGATACACAGCGAAATCGTTAATCATCTTCAACAGTGCGCGGCGGAACCCACCTTCCAGACACTGGTCTTTAATCAGCTGATACATCCTGTCAGCAGCTGTAGTGGCGGCATTCATCTCCGCCTCGCGCTGCGCAAACTTTAGCTGCTTAACGAGTGACAGCAGATCGCCATCATACCCCTGACCGAACAGCTGGCGCTTAACCTGGTTGAGTACCGCTAACCTGGCAGTGTCCGAGAGTTCCGGTACCGGGGTGGGGGAGATGGTGAATGGTAGCTCACTGGTGTTAATCAGCAGGTCACGCATCCACGCGACCAGAGCCGACGTTTTGAGGCCGGAGATGTTGACGTACAGGTCAACGCCCAGCTCCTCTACGATATCCATGTCACAGGCCGACAGGATGCCCTCTCGCTGGTCAAAGCACTCGTCAATGACCGTTCGCAAGGACTTACCGCCTACGCGCTCCTGAGAGCGCCAGAAGACGGCCTGGTTGTACCGCTGCGTCACAATGGCCGCTATCGGGTCTTGCGCGCTATTGGGTACCTCAATCTGAATGGCTGGTTCTTTCATCACATCACCCGTCGTTTAACCTTAACTTGCTTCTGCATCTGGCGGCGGACTTCATCGCTACTATCGTCCAGCGCGCTCGCGCGCAAGATGTGTAAGCTCAGGTACTCATACGCATCTGCCGGGTGAGAGTGGTTATTTTTCTCTGGCGTGGACGAGTATGTCTGGTCAATAGTACCAGCAATTGTAGTCTTTTTGAATCTATACCCACCAGCCAGGGCCGCGATAAGAAGCTCACATGCTGGGCTTATTATTATGCCCCCAACGTTGCGAGACAACATCTGGTTCCCTGCTTCGATACGCGCTTTGATGTCGTTCGTCGGCGCGACAATAGCCGGGATACGGGCCTCGATCAAGTTCGCAACAGGCGTAGTAGCGTTGTAGCCGTTCCTGGCGTTTGCCGGGTCACACACGGCAAGAACCTTGCACCCGCGATACCGCTGCGTCAGGACTGGCAGAAGCGCACCATAAATAAAATCTTCGAAGCCTGTACCGTCACCGTACAGCTCGTCGATTATACCCCACTGACGGCCCATGAACTGAGCGATGATCGCCGCTGGGTGGATACCAGAAGTATCAATAGCGATGACCGCATCCTGTCCCTGGATAGGCTGTAGCACAGATTTAGCAACATGAGCCTCACGGCTAAAGTTCGTGAACACTGGCTTGCCTGCCTTCGCGTCAACATCCATCATGCACAGCAGCTGGTCTATCTCGTCGAGCGCCCCGACGAGTCGCTTCGCCGCCACCTGGTCCGGGTAATAATCCGGGCCGAGAACCTTGAGGTTATCCGCCTCCGGGTTATAGGTGTACGTTACGATACCGTCCTCGGAGGTATGTTTGAACACAGCTGGTGGCTGTTCGAAGTAGCCATAGTTGGCTGGGGTATCCACGGACTCAAACAACAGTCGCAACCAGTGTCCGCGTGGCGGTTTGTTGTAGTCGAGAAGAACGCCCTTGTAAGTGCATGTGCCGAAGCGGTCTGACGGGAAACGGCCTACACGCTCCGTGGCGGCAGTGAGCACCTCCTGCGCAACCTCCGTGGCCTCGTTAATCCAGATGGCCGTGAAGTCAGTGGAGCGCAGCTTCTTAACGTCCTCTGCTGTCTCTACCGCGATAAGCAGCAGCTCCATCACTACTACGGTATCGTCCGGTAGCGGTATGCGATACTTGCCTTCCATCGGAGCAGTCTCTTTGATAGAGCCGCACTCGGACGGGTACCACATCTCCATCGTCTTCTTGGTCGTGGTGCGCAGGTTCGGATATGACGCGCGGACGATGCCGAACCGGACGTAACGGTTCCCGTCAGCTGCTGGAGCTTGTCGCATGGCGATATACATCAGCTCCTGCACGCAGGTCACTGACTTGCCGGAGCCGAACGGGCCACAGATAGCGCGAACGAACATGGAGGTCGCGCAGTGGAATGCCATCGGCGTCGGGTATGGAATGTAATTAAGATGCTTCGTTGCCATTGGCGACCTCCGCTTCTATCGGCGCACGGCGCTGCACATGCTCCATACCTGGGATACCCGCCGGGACGTTGATAATAACCTGGCCAATAGCTGCTGCGTTGCCACCGCCACTATCCCCGGACTTCTGTTTGTTCTGTCCGTTGGTAGCCGGGTCCAGGCCACCGTACTGGAACAAGCGCTCCATGACCTTAATCTGGTCCTTCACATCAGCACCCTGCTTCATGACGTTAAGATAAACCTCCTCCATCATGGAAGATGCCAGCATCTGTGCCCGTAATGTTATGGACGCATTGTCCCCCATAGCATCGACACGCTTACGGTAATCCTTAACCATCCGCTTGAACTCAGGGAGGGTCAGTAGCCGCAGGCATTCCTGCTGGGTGATGTTGTAGTTGTCGCAGATTTCCTGCGGAGTAATGAGCGGCCCCGTCCCCTCTGCGTTAGGCACGGAGGTCATCACGATATCTTGTGCGATGTTGGACCACAGCGGACGGAGACGCATCAGGTCGTCTCTGTCCTTCGGCTGAACAGTAAGTTCGTTGTCCATCTGTTGCTCCCCCTTTAAAAACACTTTACTATCTAACTGCGCCCCACCTGCTATCCTCGCCCGGCTGTCCCACCGGGAATCCATCGGGCAGGCTGGGGCGCACCTACCTTATCTGGCTGCGAAGATATCCCAGTTAGCATTCCAACCAAACAGCGTTTTAGTCTTAGCGTCAAACGACGCCAATGCCATAGCGTTCGACGGTGTTACCACATCGCGCATGTTGTACGGGCGTCCAATAACATCCGGGCCTTCGCCATACGGGTCTTTGTTGGTTGCACCTTCCGGTACCCACATAATATCCATCCAGCCAGGAGCGTAGTCCGAGATGAAGAACTGGACATTGCCCGTGATCGAGACATTACACTGACGCGTAATAATCGACCTAGCAGAACCAATACCTTCATGGTCACTTACTAACTTGATATCACAACCAGAGAATTGCAGCTCGCTGACATACCAGCACCAGCCACCACCAGTAATTGCGCCTGCGCCACTCTGAGAGAAGTCAACAATTACACCCTCGAACGTGATAGTACCGTCCGCAGGAATATATGCCCCAGTCCAGTCTACGATGTTATGCGCCTTATCCCGAACATACGTATTAATCTTGAGAGTCGGACGCTGGAGCCGCGCATCTGCGTTAGGATAATACCCGGAACGCGCCAGGATATCGCCGAACAACGGGTCGTCATAATACGAGAATCGGAGTGCCCAGGTTCCGGCCCCAAGCCACACTCGCCGTGTCGGCTCGAAGGTCTCGCCCGCGCGGAGGCGGATAGCGTAAGAGCCTGGTGCATTACGCTCGGCTATAATATCCAGCGCAGCTTCCACTGTCTTGAGTGGGGCGGCACGGGTGCCTGGGTTAGTGTCGCTGCCCAGGCTGGTGGAGATATACAGCGAGCTGATATCTGCCGGAGCGGTGGTACCGTAGTAAATACCATCGTCGCGTACCTGAATCATGTTACCGCTATCTTTACTGATAGGGATTGCGCTGGTATTCAGGGTATCACCCTCTGCCAGCGGCTGGTGCTGTCTCTTGTCGTCACTAAGAACAACAGGGATTCTTTGCTTCATACATTACTCCACACATGACAAATCAGTTGTAACAGAATACTGGAAATCGCTCTTAGTAAACGCGTGGACTAGCGCTCCAGTAGAGTCCAGGATGCTGAGTGCGAACCATGATGGTGTGTTATCCGGTATATTCTTATCGAACACAATAACTTGCTGTACCCCACCAGTGGTTACAGTAAACGACTGCTTCTTCCAACCTCCACTACCTTTGGCTTCACCGACATAGTTTCCACCGATATACACCCTGGCCACATCATCCCCATAGAAAGTGGCCTCATACGTTCCCGGTTCCAGGGAATAAGAGCCGACACAATACATGGCTGTGTTGCCTGGGGTCTTTGTCATATCAGCAAATGGAGACAGGAAATACTGCAAATGATAATCTTCTGGAGCTATGGCAGTACCCCACGAAGGTTGAGAATTAGATTGGTATACCTGCCCGATGTTCGTAGAACTCCCAACCCAATTGACTTTAACGGCGGCATTGGCGTCTCCGGTGAGGGACACGTTTCCGAATTTAAACGTGCTTCCTGAACTGAGTACGCTCGCTGTGTAAGTTGCGCACTGGTCCATGTCCACAATCCCAAAGCCGTTTCCGATGGTAACAATAAACTTACCTTCCCGGAATGGAGATACTTCTTCGGTGCCGCTTTCAGTGATGTGTTCCCAACACCCATCACAGAACATTTTTTTGATGAACGTAGCCAGCCAGTTCTCGCTGACACGCAGCGGGTCTGCCGTAGTGCCACTCCCCGTCAATGATTCATCGTGAATAACCGTTACGATGCCAGGCGGTAGGGTATCACCCTCTGCCAGCGGCTGGTGCTGTCTCTTGTCGTCACTAAGGACGACCGGAAGTTTCTGGGCCATACCTTTCTCCTAATAAAAAACCCCTGCGACCGAGGCCAACAGGGGTTTATCCGGGGCGTCAGTCGCTCGTTATTGCGCCGACAGTTTAAGCCGCAGCTCGTAGCCAAGTAAAGCCCACACCTCGTCCTCTGCCTTCTTGTACGCCAGCTTCTCGCCAATCTCGCGGTTGAATTTCTCAGCCACTACACAGGCGCTGGAGCCGATAACAGAATGGCCGTTGTCCAGGGTGATGTAGCATACCGTGGTAGTGCCTGCCTGACCGGAAGAATTGGTCAATACAGTGTACGACACATCTGCGATAGCTCGCTCCACATCCCCTAATGTTACGGTCGGGAGACCGTCTGCCATCGGTGTATCCTCAAACTCAAAACGTCTCATGTCCCATCCTCTGTCTGTTGACTCTACACTGAGTGTATAGGTATTCGCCATCCGTGGCAAGGGGGTATTAATTAAGTGAATTAATATTCACTAACCCAGCTGCGGCCAGAACCTCGGCCAACATATTCACGCGGTTACGGATATCCTCCGTGGTGGAGTTTTTACCCAGCAGCAGGATATCTGGCGGGACAAAATCATTCGGCACCCATACAAACTTATGCCAGTTGATAGCAGCGTCCGGGGTCTCGCCTTCTGCATTAGTACCGTAGTTCTCATCGATATTAATATACAGATCGCCGTTAGCATCCATCGCCATGACGACCCCTGAAAAAGTACCAGTACGGCTTTTCCTAAATGCCCACGGCAACTGGAACACCACGCCGTCAAATGTCGATGGTAATGTCTTCGCCTCCGGCGTCGCCGCTGTGCCGTCACTGGCT